TCCAGTGAAGTGTGAGATACCCTTGCTCGAGATCTCGACGTCGTAGTCTCCGGGAAGCACCTTGATGTTCTCAGACTTGAACACCATGCGGAAGGTCTTGTCAGTCTTACCCACGTTGACGGAGTACACGTCAGAGAATGGGTTCTTAGAGTCGATGGCTTGGAGGTTGATGTCCGTACCGTCACCGACTACCGCGATCTCGGGGAGGCGAAGCACCCCGAGACCCTTCATTACGTCAACCAATGCATCGTTGGTCAGCCTGAAAGACACGTCGACTTCCGGAAGCTTAATGCCCTTCTCAGGAGGTACGATGATCAACTTCTCGTCTGCGTACCCATAGCGCATCGACTTACCAGTACCCGCGATCGTCAAGTACTTCTCGCCGATCTCAAGTGTAGGGTCGGTGAAGAGTGACAGGGTGCTGAGAAAGCGAGACAGGTCATAGATCGCAAACTGCTTCTCAAAGGTCTGCTCGATGGTTGCCTTGGCCATCACGGTCTTCGTCGTCGAGAACGTCGCGAGGACGTTTCCTGGCTTGAAGAGCAGCGATCCGTTGATCGTCGAGAAGTTCTTGAGAACGTTGATGGTCTTTGGTTCAAGCTTGATCTTTTGCATAATATAGTCTTCCTTTCAATTATTTCTTGCTTAGGGCAGCTGGGTCGGCAGTAGCTGCCGCGCCGATCATTGCGAGATCTGCAAGAGATCCACCGAAGATGTAGGTGCCGACGTGCTGCATCTTCATCCATGGGCAGAACCAAGTCTTCATGCCGAGCTCTTGGATCTTCTGGCAGAACCAGTAGTCTTCCGAGAGGTAGCGCTTAGACTTCTTGCTGTTGATCTCGTTGGCTGCGGCGATTACCTTATCGACCTCAGCCTTGACCTTATCTGGATCGTTCAGACGAAGCTCGCTGATGCGCTTCATCTGGTTCTCATAATATACCCCAAAGTCTAATTTGTCAACCTCGGCCTGGAAGTACATCATGATCTCGCGCGAGCCGTCGAACTGAGCGGTGCGGACGTGGTCAGGACGATAGTTGTACTGTGGGAAGGCGTCGGCAAAGCGCTGCATGGTCTCTTTCTTGACCATCATGAAGCCCGTACCGATCTCAAGGACCTCGACCGGTTCCGAGATAGAGATGGACTGCTGGTTACCCTTCGGGTTGAAGACGTAGTCGCCGACGAAGTTCTCGAGGACGTTCGGGTCTTGGTCCGCGATGCCCTTGTCGACTGCGAGCTTGATCTTCTCCCAGCTGATGCACTTCTTAGGGTAGGGACCGCCGATGACGTCATACTCATTACCTTCCATGACAGACATTGCCAAGAGGGCGATGACGTCGTGTGGGTTGAACCCGATGTCCGAGTCGATGAACATCAAGTGAGTAGCGTCCGAGCGCATGAACTCGTCACAGCAGTAGTTGCGTGCGCGGGTAATCAGCGACTCGTTGAACAGAAAGTAGAACTGAAGCGGGATGCCGTAGTGTGTGCAGAGTGCCGATAGGTCGGCGATTGAGCGGGAAAACATACCCGCGCACTGGCCGCCATACATCGGCGTAGCGATGAAGAGCTTGTACTTGCGAAGCTCCTCGACTGGAACGTTGATCTCCATGATTATTTCTTCTCCTTGTCAATAACATCGTGAACGTATAACTGCATCATCGCGTAGTGGATGACCTTCATGAGGTCCTTGCGCCAGTCTTCGCGCGATCCCTTGCGGCCGTATCGCTGGGCGTACTTCATTACGTTGCCCATGCAGAATCCCGTGCCGTGGCCTGAGTCCATGATGAACTCGGTGGCCTGAAACTTATTTCGTGAGTAGTGCTCACCGTACGTGTCGTTGACGTACTCGGTGATCTCTTTTATATATCGTCCCTCGTCGTACTTGTACCTGATAGCAGTACCCGTGCTGACGTTGGCAGGACCAGCTGGTCCGTTTGCGCCTTCGATGCTCTTGAGGTAAGCAGAATAGTCAGTGACCGGACCGACTGCGCCGGTTACAGGCCAGCTGTCTCTGTCGTGTATCATTTCCCATCTATTATTCACATTACCCATTGCGAAATGTCTCCTCCACTCTTTGCTTCAATCTCATATGTCCTTGACAGGTTGTTCTGATATAGGTAGTCGGTATCTACCTCCTCGAGCTCCCCATGGAGCCACTTCTTGATCTCACCGGCCATGTCTGCAGCCGTCTGTACTGGAACGTTCTGACAGATATGGTTTGCGCTCTTGGTGGGGTCGAGAAGCTCGAAGTTGTCTGGCAAGCCCATGATCGTCATGGCCTCACGATAGTTTATATAGCGATCCTCGTAGGGATGTGTCAGGTTAGTCGGATAGTGGCCTACGAAGGCGCCGATGTAGTCCTTAGGTATGATCGTCCCACGACGCATGATCGACCCTCCAGCGGCGAGCTTGTCGTGCTTGTACTTGCACTTCTCAGCCTCTTTAGGAAAGCCGTTGGCTAACATCCACTCAGCTACCTGCATGTAGGTATCGCCGTGGCGCTCGATGTACGCCTGAGTGTCGTTCTCACGCACCTTCATAGAGTCCATGGTGTCGAAGAACTGACGGTGGCTGATGCCCCCGTGGATCTTCTCGAGTACGTAGCGATAGTATGGGTCGTCGGTAGGCGTCTTCTTGTTGATGACGTCGCGCTGCGTGTTGCCCTTGGCGCCGAGGATGACGTCCTCGATCTTTGAGTGTGGGCGGTTGAAGTACGAGAACATCGGGGTCTTGTCACTCTTCCAGAAGAAGTAGAACGAGCGGTTACGTACCTGAGGTCCTCCATGGAGCAGAGTCTTGGTACGATAGACCGACATCGTGTAGCCGTTGTCCTTACCGATCTGACGAAGCTGGTTGCGGATGTTGTCACCGATCTTACCAGCAAATCCAGGAGCGTTCTCTCCCCACAGTACCTTAGGCTGAAGGTCTTCGAGGACGTATCGAGTAGTGTCGATCATCCACTTGTTATTCTGATTGTGGTCGCCGTACCCATGAGACAGCTGAGACAGGCCGGCGCATGGACAGACAGAGCCGACCACATCTACATTATAACTCGGTTTCATATTCTTGTCAAGCACTAAATACGGAACCTCGTTGTCGTAGTGGTTCACGATGTGCTTGTCGTTGGCCCAGAAGGCCTCGTAGGACATGAGGTAGTCTGGTCGACTACCAAAGGCCTGCTCTTGACCTAGTGTCTCGCCGCCGATGAGCGGCACAATGGTCGCGTGCTTAATATCCATTCACTTATAATCCATTGCAATTCGGAGTGCTGAGTTGACCGCTTGATCCATATTTATGTAGACGTACATGCCACAGCGGCCGATGAAGGTGATCTTCGGGTTCAATGAGCTCATCTTCTTGTATGACTCATATCGTTCTTTATTTATGTCATCGTTTACTGGATAGTAGCGCTCGAACTTATTATGTTTGTAGTCGCAGGGCTCTTCTGCAGTCAAGACTGTAGCGTATGGGTTGTCGCCGTGTCCAGGAAGGTTCTTCCACTCGGTGATCCTAGTATATGGTCCGTCGTGTGTGAAGTTAACAGTGGTCACTGGAAACGCTCGAGGTACCTCGACTACTTTGGTGTGGAACTTGATAGAACGGTAGTCGAGGTGACCGAGCATGAAGTCAAAGTACTCGTCGATCGGCTGACTGTTGAATACGTGGTCGTAGTCTTCCTGCATTCTCTTCAAGAAGTGAGTACGAAGACGGAGACGTATATTGGGATGATCGAGCATGTTATTGGCCATCTGGGTATAGCCGTCTTTAGGCAAGAACTGATACTTATCATTAGGAAAGTACCTGTCCTCGTCGTCATCGCGTCCTGGAACTCGATTGAGGATCTCGGGGTTCAGCTCCTCGATCGTCTTGCCCCACATCTTCTTCGTATAGGGACGATAGAAGGTGTCGATGACGTTCTCAGGTCCGACGATCTCCTTGGTGAGTCTATTGGGAGGGAAGTCGACGAACTCACCGCTCTTGAGCAGGGCCTTGACCTTGTGCTCGTATGGCAGCCACTCGGTGAAGCGACTCAGGTAGTTGAACACGGTCTCGTTGTTGGTATGGAAGAGGTGAGGGCCGTACTCGTGGACGCGAATCCCGTGCTGACCGGTGTAGTCGTACGCGTTGCCGGCTACGTGGTGGCGCTTGTCGATCACCGTGATGTCGTGACCAGCCTCTGCTAGCTCACGGGCGATGGTGAGTCCCGAGAGTCCTGCTCCTACTACTAGGTACTTCACTTAGACGCCTCCAAGATCGCGCTGAGCTCTGCCCGCTCGACTGCCTTGTCGAGTGGGTGGTTATCATACAGACACTCTTTCTGGAGTCGTGCAGTCTTGATGAGCTCATCAAGCGACATCTGCTCGACGTCCTTGGTCCTAAGTCCGACATAGGCTTCGCCGTAGACAGCACCTTCCTTGTCGTCGCAGATCAAGATCGAGCCCGCGTCTGCTACCTGAAGCGGGCGAGCGCGCCACCAGCCAGAACCGGAGTGGAAGTATCCAGGCATCAGGCAACCCCACTGTGAGTTGTAGATGCGGCACATGTCGGGCTCAGTGAGACGAGTCTGCTTGACTTCTTCTCCTCGACGAGCTCCGTAGAAGTTGATCTCCCAGCTCCAGCTCCCGTCGTTCTGCTGAGTAAGCCACTTGCGAGTCTTCTTCTGTACCAGCGAGGCGAAGTTCCATGCTCGGATCTTGCTCGCGGGATTCACGTCGTTGTCGGCGAAGCTCATGATGGAAGCATGCTCACCGTAGTTGTTTTCGGGTGTGCGGTTGAGGTGGTATGGGTTGGGGTTGAAGCGGAACACTCGACTCTTGTCCCAGCCGAGGTCGAGTCGGTCTAGGTCGCCTCGGTCGAACGCCGAGACGAGCAGACGGTTGTTTTTTGACAAGACAGTATGAACCGCGTCGATGTACTCGCTGGCATAAGAGGAGATGGTCTCCTTGTCTTCTGCACCCTGATACAACTCAAGCAGGTACTCACGAAAGGCCTTGCCGTTGTCGACGTTCTCGAGGTCCTTGAGGTACTGACCAAAGCTCGAGTAGATCTGGTCTACTTGCCAGTCGTCGAACGCGATGATGCAGTTGGGACGCTGTGAGATGGCATAGAGACCACCGTACAGACGTTGACAGAACGACTGAATACTGTGGATGTAGACGATGACGTCGTCGTAGTGGTCGAGGTTCTCACCGAGGTCCACGGCCCTCTGCTCTACCTCGTATCCCATGTCTTCGAGACAGCGGATGAGTGAGTAGTGTGATGGGACTACCTGAAGTTCTTGTACCAAGAAGTAGTCTTTCTTGCACTGAGCTGCGTTCATTCCCGTGATTAGAATCTTCTTCATTTTAGCTCCATATTATAAGCGCTGAGACACATGTCCTCAAGTGTCCTCTTGCAATCTATATAGCCTGACTTCTTCTGTCCAACAGGGATCGAGATGATCGCTGGATCACCAGCACGTCTAGGCGCGTCGTTCACTATAAAGTCTCTACCGCTGACACGCTTCATGGTGTCTATGACCTCTCGACAGCTGTAGCCGGAGCCGCTGCCGATGCACTCATACGGAGTATTCTTAGGATTATATACCGATTTCACAATTGCGTCAACTAGATCCATCACATGGATATAGTCCCGTACGCAGGTTCCGTCTGGAGTATCCCAGTCGGTGCCGTACAGGTTCATGAACGGTCTCTTGCCGGCCGCTGTCTCGGCTGCTATGCGGATGAGGTGTGTCGCGTTGCCGGTCTGTCTGAACTCGCCGTCGTTTCCGGCCACATTGAAGAACCGCAAGATAGTGTAGTTCTTTGCCATGTTCTTCACTAGGCTCTCGGCCATGAGCTTGGACTGAGCATAGGGAGACACTGGGTCGAAGGCAGCGGCTGTAGAAGCGAAGACGAAGTTCTCACAGCCGTTCGTGCCGTTGAAGTGCAGCTGCCACTGAGTACCTATAGTGTTGTTATAGAAGTAGTCGAGTGGCTTGTTGACCGACTCCTCTACCGAGATGAAGGCTGCCAGGTGTACTACCGCGTCGTATCTGTATGCCCACGTGAAGTCGTAGACGTCACCGAACATGAGCTTGTCGACGTACTTGCGGACGTTGTTTGGTGACCTACGGTCTAAGTCGATCCCGTGGACCTCAAAGCCCTCTCGCTTCAGAGCCTTCACGGTATGGGAACCGATGTAGCCTGTACATCCAGTTACGAGAACTCTACCCTTGGAAAACATAGTCACTGCACTCCTTCAAGACACTCAGTTCATACTCTCTATCGTTCAGCTTCCTATTTAGACCTGAAGGATGGGGTAAAGTGAAGTGCTCGATGCCGAGCTTCTTGAGAGCCTTGGATGGAAAGCCACCGAGGGCGAGTACCCGATCGTAGCCAGCTGCACACTCACTGAGCATGTCGAACTCGACGTCTTTGAACGAGTAGCTGCCCGGACGACCGATGCAGTTGACGAACGAGAAGTGCTTAAGACCGAGATAGTCTGCCCAGCCGTAGAGTCGCTTGAGAGTGATGCAGGGCTTTACTTTAGTGGAGCTGGAAGGGTTGATACCTACGATGAGTACCTTACCACGCTTCTGGCTTACTGACGACATCGATGATCTCTCCGGTGTGAAAGTCGTGTCTGACCGCTGATACGCCAGCTTCCTTGAACATCTGCTTGGTGAACTTATATGCGTCCTGCCAGATGGGTGCGATGTCCGCTGGATGACAGATAAAGACGTTCTTGATACCTACTTGGATGATCCCCTTAGCGCATTCAGAGCATACAGGAAGACCATGAACGTAAAGATCTGCGCCGTTGAGACTAGTTCCATTGAGTGTGGCATTGTAGATACAGTTCTGTTCAGCGTGGACTACAAACTTATACTTGACTTCTCTGTCGCTGAGTCGACGCTCGCTGTCGTCGACTCCACGAGGGAACCCGTTGTACCCCTGTGCTAGGATCTGACCTTGACCGCCGACGGCGACTGCGCCGATCTTGGTGCTCGGGTCCTTTGACCAAGTCGAGATGTGTTGGGCTAGCTTGAGGTAGTTCTGCGTCCATCGCCATGACTTACTTGACAAGGTCAAAGTGCCTCTCGTAGACGTGGAGTGATCCGACCTGCCAGAAGATGTCACCGAGTCCGACGTCTAGGTCGGTCGCCAACATGTTCTGCACGTAGCGCTGCCATGCCCAGTCGTTGCGGTAGCCGTAGACTACGTCGTTGGACCGCATCTGGACTACCACCTGTAACTTATCATCGCGGATCATGTACTGCACGGCGTTGGTGCAGATGAAGTCAGACATGCCATCGGTGTTGTAGTCCCTGTGCATGGTGGGACGAGTGTAGATCATGACGGCTCGACGAGAGTTAGGGTTCTTCATCAGCTCAGTCAAGACGCTCTCGTACTGCATCTCGTTCTCATACGACCAGATGAGGTAGCCGTAGTTCGAGTTGATCATACCGTCGGGAGTCGCCACCTGTTTCCAGATAGCTGGAGGGCCGCCAGGAATGCTGTTGACGTTGAGAGACATCGAGCGATACCACTGAAGCTCGCGCTCGATGTAGTCTTGGTTAGGCTCGCCAAAGATAGCTGGCTCGTTTGCATTGAACTGAGCACCGACCATCTCGAGCATCTTTACGCCGGTCTTATCGGTGACGAAGTCCTCGCGAGCGAGCATGTCCTTGAACACGCGACGAATCGTATTGACTGTGAATGCGTAGTTCTGAGCCATCAGAGGTTTCCCGGAGTCTTGATGTAGTTAACGCCGAAGCCTGGAGCGCCGGTCGGGCCACCGGCTTCAAGTTTCTTGCGGTTCAAGAAGTCACGCGACGGGTCTTGGCCGTCGACCTTGCTGCGAGAGTACGCGACGAAGAACGAGGCATAGTTTGCCAAGTCTTTAGCTGAGTCTTCGAGCGACTCAAAGTTAGGGCTGTAGTTGGGGTCGTGCTGCATGGCCTCGATGACCGAGCGCATGCGAAGCACCTTGGCCTGCATGACGTCGAGGATGGTAGCGCAGCCGGATGGGTAGTAGTCGGCCTGCTTGATAGTCGAGTGTGGGTTCTGGTAGTCGTTGGACTTACGACGCTGCAGGTCGATGCATTCCTGCAGTACCTTGATCGATTCGCGTTCTGTCATACTTAAATCCCTTGTACTTTGAGGGTGAGAGGTCACACATCTGCTTAGATAATTCGTTATTGTTTATAGTACCATAGATCTTCATATTTGTCAACGGATACATTCTGCACCAGTCGCCGTTGTACTGCATCGAGCGGAAGCTTCGTGGGTTCTCGGACTCATAGACCACGATCGGGTCGGTCTCACTCTCGGGTACTCGAACGAAGAAAAGACGGTCAACCTCGTCGCACTTCTTCCACTGCTTCTTGCCTAGACAGAAGGACTCGAACTTCTTGATCAGGACGAGAGTCTTTACCTCTACGGTCTTGTCATCGGCCTTCATGTCCTTGACGGCGTCGTACTTATAGTCGCTCATCTCGACGACGTGCTTCTCGACCAAGAGACGTCTTACGACCTCCTCGCCGAGCGCGCCGAGCTGTTCGATCTGCTCGCTCCTAGTCATACTTCACCCGTGCAAAGAGACCATGGTTACCCTCGTGGGACGGGGCAGTCCAGCCTTCTGGCTTGATGAGGTCGGGAAGGCCGAGAGGGTTAGGGCGAGACGCCTTGACTCCTGTCTCTTTCTTCATGTTGGCATCGAGTACCTCGTCCCAAGCCCTGTGCGAGTCGACGCCGAAGCCGTCGAGTGTACCGATGGCCACGACGCAGAGGTCGATGAGGGCGTCTACTACGTCCTCGGCCCCTTCAGCTCTACGGAGCTCGTCGAGTTCTTCTTGAAGAAAATTGATGCGAAACTCGAGAAACTTTGCAAGGGTCTCATCATCCATCTTATCGATAACGGGATGTACTCCATAGTGCTTATGCATCCTCCATATATCTTTTGCCCAGTCACGACTCATAATATTTTCTCCATTCTTTTTTGGAATAACTAGAATTTTCAGTGCACCATCTATCAATAGTTTTTCTAGATTTTCCGGAATACTCGATAGCTTGATCTATATTTCCAATTATAACACCATTGTGTTCATATGTCAATCTTTTTGTGTAAGATCCAACTTGAGATTCTCTTCGTTTATCTGTCCAAGACTTATCTTTCAATGCTTTACTTTGATTTTGTTTCCATTCTAATGGTAAAGATTTTCCTTTTCTTGATTCTATACTTTTTTGAATAGCACACTTTGAAAAACCACCTGCAGCTTTTTTCTTTAGATTATAGTATTTCTTTCCAAGCTCATCATCTTTTATAAAGTTAAGCCATTTTTGTTCTTCTTGTAAAAGATCTTCTTTATTAGTCATAATAATTGATAAGAGCTTTCTTCTAAAGTCTAATGGTCGTCTCTTATAAGCATTTTTCATCCAAGTTGAACTTGAGATATATCCATCATCTAAATGACCTTTATGAGAACCAATATAATATCTTGTATGTTTTTTATCATACCATATGTAAACAAATCCAAACACATGAATACCTCCTGATAGAAGTATTTATATAAAGTGTTCTTTATTGTACCCAATCTTTAGACATGTATCCACTCCGGTGCTTGACGTTTCTTCCAGCTATGCATTCTAGACTTACCCATCTTATAATAGTTACGATAATTTGTCAACGGGTCATCGCTGATCTTGTACTCGTCGGCCATCGCGGACGGCATAGGAGTTAGGCCGAGCTTGCGAAGGTTCATGGGCGGTGACTGTAAGTAGTAGCCCATGGCTTGACACTTGTGCTGCTTGCCGTAGCGATACGTGTACTCTTCGCAGAGCGCGAAGAAGTGCTCAACTAGCCAGAGATAATTCTCTACTGACGTTCGACACCATACTGCGGATGGGTGATTGACGTGTGTGGCATTATACATCTTTACTTGACGCTCGTCTGGTAATACCCAGTACTTAGCATTTCTGCCAGTCTTTGTCTTGCTAGCGATGACATTGCCGTCGAGTACGCGATGCGCGGTAGAGAGTAGCTGAGCCGACTCAAGGATCATCTTGACGACGTGCTTGTCGACCATCATCTGAGCAGCCTTGATTGGGTCCTCGTCGATGTAGAAGATGTTCATCGTTTCCACTTTCTAAAAGCTTGCTCGCGGTGGTAGAGGTTGGCGCGGTTGTAGAACAAGACACCGTCGAGGTGGTCGAGCTCGTGCTGGAAGATGCGAGCGGTCATACCCGTGTAGGTCTCGGTACGGGTGTCGCCGTTCGGCTGAGTGAACCGTACTCGGATGTGCTGCGGTCGCTTGACCTTGACGATCAGTCCAGGATAGGATAGGCAGCTCTCTTCAAGGAGTACCTCCTCCACGCTGTGGTGGACGATCTTAGGGTTGAAGCACACCAAGTTCTGCGGCTGAGCCCTCATAGCGAAGACGCGGTAGCCGGTACCTACTTGGTTGGCTGCCAGACCGACTCCGTTGCTGTCGATCATGGTCTTTACCAGCTCGACTGAGAACTCAATCGGATCAAACGGAGGGTTGCTGAAGTCAAACGGGATACACGGCTTAGTCAGTATTGGGTTGCTACTCGAGATTAGTTCCATCACGCCACCATCTTGCTAAAGTTCTTGTGCTTCTCGAACCTAATAACGTTGTCGAACTTGTCAACGATCTGGTCCGTCTTATGGCTTATTATATACACGTTTGCGTCGTTTGTCAACTGGTTTAATATCTTCATGAACTCCTCGGTACCGCTGGCATCAAGTGAGCTGTCGAAGACCTCGTCCATGATAAGGATGTTGGTGTTGACCGAGTTGCGAAGCTTGGCTACTGCTCGCCACGTGAACAGTACTGCCAAGTTGATCCTCATCTTCTCACCCTCCGAGAACGAAGCATAGCTGAACTCGTCCCTGTAGCGGGACTTGATCGTCTCGTTGAAGTTCTCGTCGAGCTCGAACTGGACGAAGAAGTCCATGGCGCTCAGGTACTTGCTGATGAGCTTGTTGATGATAGGGATGTACTGCTTGATGATGCGCGACTTGATGCCGCCGTCTTTCAACAGCACGCCAGCAGCTTGATAGAGTACTTGATCTTCCGATAGTCTGACGATGAGCTGCTTGCTGTTCTCAAGATCCAATACCAGCTCGTCGAGCTTGCTGGTGTCCTTGTCTTTCTCGGTCACCTTGATCGAGTCGATCTCTTCTTGGATCTGAGCCTTATACTCCTCGAGGCTGCTGATCTTCGTGAGTACTCGATGCAGCTCCATCCTCTTGGCGTTGATGTCTGAATGGATCTCCATGATCTCAGAGATACGAGAGTTGACCTTATCGTACTCGGCAGTCAACTGAGACAGTCCAGCGCTGACCTCAGCGATGTTCTCGTTCTTCTTGTCGATAGACTCGGCCTTGAAGCCCTCATCGATGTTGCGCTGACAGGTAGGGCAGTTCTCGTGGTTGTTTAAGAACTCGATGTCGTTGTTTAAGTTGGCGATCTTTGCCTCGAGCTGGTGCTTGAGCTTTGAGACCTTGTTTACTCTCTTACTCATGGCGTCTTCGTCAAGGATCTTCTCACTCAGCTTCTCGATGTCGCGGTCGATCTCAAACTTCTTCTCGATGAACTTAGAGATCTCGAAGTCGGTAGACTTGAGACGCTCTTTCTTTTCCTTGATGAGCTTCTCACTGTTCTTCTGGATCTCGGCCATGTGCTCCCTGACGAGCTTGATCTTCTCCTCGACGAGGTCCTTGTCCTTCTCTGCTTTCCAGATGTCGTTGACGTTCTCGGCTGCCTTCTGCTTGAGGATCATGTTCATGGTCGTGAAGATCTGCAGGTCGAGAAGGTCCTCGATGATCTCACGGCGCTGGCCGGTAGGCAGCTGCATGAATGGGACGAACGAGGCAGAGCCCAGCACGACCACCTGACAGAACGACTTGTGGTTGATCTTGAGGATCTGCTTCTCGAGGATCTCTTGGTAGTCGCGGACATCGGAAGACTGGTTGAGCAGCTTACCGTTCATGTAGACCTCGAACAGGTTAGGCTTCACGCCGCGGATGACGTGGTACCTGTTCTGTCCGATGGTGAACTCTACCTCTACCTGCAGGTCCTTGCGAGTGATAGAGTTGATGAGCTGTCCCTTATTCACTTTCCTGAACGGCTTGTTGAACAGCACGAACGACAGCGCGTCGAGGATCGTGCTCTTGCCTGCACCGTTCTCACCGATGATGAGCGTGGTGCTGGACTTGTCGAGCTCGAGCTCAGTAAACGCGTTGCCGGTGGAAAGGAAGTTCTTATAGCGTATATGATGAAAAACTATAGCCACTTGTCTATCTCTTTCTCAAGTTTTCTTTCCATGGTAAAAGCTGTAAATTATCAACACTTGCAGCTTGTTCTATGGATATATTTTCATCAAAGCAATGTCTTAGAGATTTTATATGGTCTAATTGATAACCGCCTTCAACTCCGCATATAGTTCTAGGATAGTTATTTGGATTTATTTTATCTGCGTTCATTGCGTAATTTTTCTCACTCAACCTTCTCACTTTTCCCGAATATTTCTTAAACTCAGGAAGATCATCTTTTTTAAGCCATTGTGACCAGTCATCATTCTTTTGATACGATCTATCCATATTCTTAAGAATTTCAGAATCACATACAGGCTTACCTTTTCTAGATTTCCAATAACATTCTTTGCAGCAAAACTTAGAATCATTTTTTGTACTATATTCTTTATCACATACACTACATAATTTTATCTGAAGCACTTTGGTTTCCGGCCTGCCGATTTTTATTCCTTTTTCTTCAATAGTCTTTTTTCTCTTCAAGTTAATTTCAGAGAAGTTATATTCTTTGATCTTCTCTTTCATTTTTTTACTTTGTCTCTGCTTTATTTCTTCTGTTCTCTCATAGACTCCTGCTGGCATATTATCCTCCACAATAAAATTTGATTATATTTATTAAAATACAATCTTTATATCATGGAAGGTAATCATTCTACGCTTAGAGCCTCATTATAAAGATTCTGGATCACCATCTCAAGTCTAGGCTTGTCGACCTTGGTGGTGTTGATCTGCTCAATGTACTTCTTGAAGATCGTCATGGTATCCTCGGCTTCCTTGACGATGTCGCCCTCGTCCTCAATGTTCAGGTTGAGGTGGTCTTCGACGATCTGAAGCTGACTTGGACCAGCTTTCTCGATGTTGTCGATGAACATGTCGAAGAGGTAGGGGTTGGACTTGTTCTGGACTATGACCTTGACGATCTTCTTGGTAAACGACGCGTAGTCGTAGTTAGTGATGAAGTCGATGGAGAACTTAGTGTCCTCGTCGTTGTACCAGATCTTCTTGAAGACGGTGTACGGGTTGCGGACGAAGCCTAGGCTTCTCGTCTTGGTATCTAAGATATGAAACCCGCGATCGTCGTCGAAGTCTGACCATGTGAACTCGCTGTGGCTTCCTAGGTAGTTGATGTTGCCGGTAGTAGACTTGTGATGGAAGTGACCGGAGCATACCATGTCGAACTTGTCGAACATCGACGCGTCCTCGCCGTGCGTGCTGATGCTGCCCCTGAACATCTCAAAGCCATTGAGCTCGAGATGTCCTAGGGCGATCGGGGCGCTTGACTTCTTGATCATGTCGATTGAGTGCTCGCGGTTGTCCGCTGTGATCCATGGGATGAACAGCATCTTGGAGTCGCCGATGGTGACCTCTTCGGCGCGCTCGTAACGCTTGACCTCGCCGTACAGCTCGGCGATGGCGTTGACGTCGTTGGTGTTCTTGTAGTAGACGTCGTGGTTGCCGAGGATCAGGTGGAAGTCGATGCCGCGGTCCTTGATCGGCTGCATGAAGTCTTCCCTGAGACGCTTAGCCGTCAAGAAGTTTATGTACTTTCTGCGGTCGACTAGGTCGCCTAGGTGGATGACGGTGTCGATCCCCTCTGCATCGATGAGTGGAAAGAATACCTTGTCGAGGAACTGCTTGGTGTAGTCGTAGAAGATCGCGTTGTCGTTGCGGACTCCCCAGTGAGTATCTGTGATCAAAGCTATACGCATGAATAATCCTTACAGTTGTCAAATATCAGCGCTATCTTCATTTACGAGCTCTTCAGTTGGTTCCAGGAACTTCTCAATACCGGTCTTAGTACGCTTCTTACTCTTAGTCAGCTTTGACTCAAAGTTTCGAATGATGTCGTCCGAGTAGTGGTTGTGCTTAGACTGGATCGAGTGAGACCCGCCGTCTACGCCCGAGTCCCACAGCTCGTCCATGATGCCGGAGTTCTCGAAGTTCTTGTGCTTGATATAGGACTGCTTCTTCTCCTTGGTGATCCTTCGAATGAAGGCGTTCCAAGCGATCTGAGTAAAGTACGCGAACGGGTTGGTGGACCTGTCGGGGTTGAAGTTGTCGACCGACGCCAGACAGTTCTCGATGCCGTCGGCGATCATCTCGTCGCGGTACGAGTAGCTCATGAAGTTCGGCTTCGTAGACAGCTTCTCACAGATCATCATGAGACACTCTCCGACGTACCTCGGCACCTGCGGCTTACCCTTGCCCGCCTCGTCTGCTACCTTGCAGTCGGCCTTGTACTTGACCATGGCCTCGAAGAAGTCTCGATTGTTGACGTAGTGCCTCTTGGCCCTAGGCTTCGATATCATGCTTTAATTCCCACGCTATACACCTTGTAGTTAAACTTCTCTTCATTGTAGATCTTTACGCGCTCGACGAAGTGGAGCAGTGTGAAGTTCTTGCGACTCTTCCACGTCAGGTCGTCGGCGATGTCGTACAGTGTGACAGACGACTTGGTCTCAGACTTACGAAGCCCGCGGCCGATGGACTGGAGGTTTCTCACCCTTGACTTCGAAGGACTAGCGAATACAACGTTATGCAGATTACGAATATTAACTCCGGTACTAAAAGTACCGTAGCTAGCAACCACAATCGCGGACTTCTCAGACTCAACGATTCTACGAATTTCCTCACGCGCCTCAGCATCTACTGCTCCCGAAACGAAGAAGACCGGTCTATCACCAGCTTCATTCTTGATGTCATTATACAATACTTTTCCGTGTTTGTCAACAAGCTGGAATAAGAGGAGAGTGTTACCCTCCAGCGATAAGACCAGATTCCTGATGAACTTGTTTCTCGCTCGACAGTTGACTAGGTAGTCCATCTCGTTCTTGTAGTCGGCCTTGGTCATCAGCTTCCTGATGTCGTCGGGGTACTTCAGGACTATCGCCTTGATAGTAAGCTCGGCGATGGTTCCCTTCTCGATAAGCTCGGCGGTGGTGGTGACCTTCCTGACCGGACCGAACAGACCCTCCAGGACGAGCTTGTGGGTCTGGGTGCCGTCGAGCGTGCCCGTGAATCCGAACCTGAAGGCGCAGCCTGTGAGCTTCGACATGATCGACTGCATCGACTTGGCCTTGAACAGGTGGGCCTCGTCTCCGATCACGACGTCGAACTGGTCGAAGTAGCTCTTAGGAAGCTTGTATATGCTCTGCCAAGTCGAGATGGTGACCGGCCTGTCTGTCTGCTTATCCTGTCCACCGAAGATGCGATGGACGTTAGCGTCGGAGTCGAAGCCGTAGTCGGCGAAGTCGCTGGCGAGCTGGCTGACGAGAGAGGTAGTCGGCACGATGATGAGGGTCTTTGCGCTGTAGTACCTCATGATCAGGTAGATGATGAACGACTTGCCGGAGGCGGTGGGTGAGAGCAGCAGCGCTCTCTTGCTCCTGACCGCGTGGACGAACGCGTCCATCTGGTAGTCCCTCGGCTTCATCTTGGGGCCGAGCTTCTCTATGAAGTCGTTTGCCTCCTTGAGGGAGAACTCCTCGGGCTCGTACTGAGGAGCGTCGAGCTCGAACTCGTAGTCCCTGTCGCTGCAGAACTTCTCTACGTAGCCGATCAGTCCCACGTAGAGCAGGCAGGACATGACGTTGAACAGGCGGATCTTGCCGTCCCACATCTTGTTCCTGTAGGCCGGCATGAACTTGGCGCCGGGGACGTCGAAGGTGAAGTAGTCGTTGAGCTCATAGGCCACTCCCGGATCGCACACTACCTTCATGTGCGTCTCGTCGTGGTACTCGATCCTGACTACTTCACTCATCTATGCCCCATTAGTAAACCTATGCCAGTCGATGGCGTTCTTGATAGCGTACCCTCTATTTAGCAGGGACTTGATGGCGCTCTCCAGGTAGTCGACCTTCTCCTGCTGGTAGCCGATCTTCAGGCTGAGCTCGACGATGTGCGGGTCTGCCTCCATGTACATGGGTACGTCAGCCTTGAGGATGAGACCTCGAGCAGGCATCTCCCACCCGCGGTCCTTGGTCTCCTGACTGGGTCCCTGAGTATAGAACTCGTGCTTCTCGAGCTTGAGCACCTTGAACTCTGACTCAAGCTTCTTGAGCCTAAGTCGCTCCTGCGAGTACATCTTGTAGTACTTACTGTGAAGCTGAGGGATCCTAAGACTCTCCTCAGCCAGCTCAGTCCTGTCGATGTCGCAGTCCTTGGACCACATCTCCATGATCTCATCAAGCGTCATACTGACTCCATGCTACTGTTGATTTGGTATAGACTTATTATACACCAGTAGGAGATTTTGTCAATACAATTTGTTGATCTTATATGAGGTATATTTGAAAGTAACGGTAGTGGATATGTAGTCCACGTCGGTCCTGGTGGTGTCGAAGCTCAAGCCGTCGATAGAGATAGGGAACGCGTCCACGTAGGTTATCGAGTAGTTTGGATTCTTTGATGATGACAAAATTACCAGATCAAGGTCTGACTTGATACCACCACCGAGCATGGAGGGCTGGGCTTCAAGATCAGCGTACTGCTGTAGGCTCTCGGGAGTACCGAGACCGACGAGCCAGTTGTAGATCTCAAGGTAGTTCTGAAGGTCCTCGTCGACCTTGTACGAGATCACTAGGGGATCGTAGTCGATGTGATCTCCTGAGTAGGGAACTCGGATAAGTGGATTTGCGATCATAGTAGGCTGGATAGCGATGCCCGGAATCTTTGCTTCTTGGATAAAGAAGTTCAGGTGAGGTGCTCGCCTGACCTTGAACGTAAAGTTAAGAGGCGATAGGAAATTCGGGTTGCTCGGTAGGTCTTTTATAGCTGACATATTATACCTCCACTGACACTATTTATCCAAATAAAAAAGGGGAGCCGAAGCTCCCAGTCTGGCAGATTATTCCTGCTCTTACTGTTATTTATTCAGAGTCATCCCTCTGCTGATATTAGCCCTGTGCTCTTCCGTAAAGGTCTTACCTGCCCATGCACCGACCCTACCCATACCTGACTGTCCAATCTTTCTCTTGTGCTCTTCTGATAGTGTTCTTCCGAGCTTAGCTTCCCTGAGCTTCTGTCGGTGCTCCTCGGTGAACTTTCTACCACGATTGGCATTCCCTATCTTAGCCTTGGTCTCCTCCGAGCAGGGACCGGTAGACTTGCCTTTCTTAGAAGCTGAGATCTTCTGACCTACTGTCTTCTTTAGTTCGCTATCTGCATGCCAAGATTCCCATGCGCTTAAGTTAATGTTATAGTAGCGAACATTTTCTTCTCTATCGCGAAGACGTTTATTATTGTTGAGTGTTTTAGATGGATCTATCATCTTTAACCATCTATCTTCTTCTTTAAGAAGTTCAGGACGATTGTCAAAACCTCTCTTAATTATTCGTCTCTTAAAGTCTTGTGGTCTACGTGCATAAGCTCTCAGCATCTTTGGAGATGAGCAAATATACTCATCATCTTCGGTTCCCCAGTGAGAACCAATATAGAACATCTTATTTCTCTTATCATACCAGATATAGACGAAACCATACTTTTCTTGCTTCATAAAAAAATACTCCCGAAGTTGCCCTCGGGAGTATTTATATCTAACAAGCTTACCTTGTGACTTAATGTAGAACTTTGTCACGAACTGTGACAAAGATGTCACTACATCAAGTTATTTACAATCACCTTGCGGTAGTAGTAGTTGCTGTTGACGTTCAGCGTACCGTTACCCTTTGTGAGGCCCTGTGCGAATGGGTTCGCGACGACGCCGTAACGTGTCTTGAAGCCAATCTTAGGCTGGAAAGAGCTCTGGTCGACTGCACGAACCATCTGGAGTGGAACGTATGGGCAGTAGAAGAGACCTGCGTCGAATGCGCTCGAACCCTTGTAGCCGACGGTGAGGTAGTTACCACCGGTTGCATATGGGTCGATGTAGACGCGGAGGCGGCCGTTTAGAATGCCGGCGAAGGTATTGCCGGTATCATCAACCTGTAGGTTGTTGCTGTTGAGAGCAGGTGCGTAGTCGAGAACACCGGCCATCTGAAGAGCAGACGCGACGTCTGAAGAGCAGATGACGATGTTACCCTTGCCGCGACGTGTCGTCTTAGCAATCTGGTTGGCTTCGCGCTCGAGCTGGAACATGAGGCCCTTGAACTTCTCAACCGACCAACGACCGTTTGAGTCGGTGTCGAGGTCGAACACGCCAGCAGTCGTGGTATTGTCCTGTGCACCAACAACACCCGAGATGTTGATTGAGCGGATGATTTCGCGGTTGATTTCTGCAAGGATTTCAGCCGAGAGGATGTTCGAGAGCTCGGTCTCAGCGTCAAGGCCGTGAATTGCCTTGAGGTCCTGAGCGAGTTCCATTGTGTACTCTGCCTTGAGGGCGCGAGTCTGAGCGGTGACGGTGACCTTCTCGATCGAGAATGCCATCTGAGCGAACGCTGCGTTTGAGTCGGCGCCGAGGGCTTCACCCTGTGCAGTCGACATGCCGAACGCGTCGTTGTAGAAGCCAGAACCACCGATTGCGTTACCGACGTTGGTCATCGCAGTGGTGTTGCTGTTTCCTGGGATCGAGCCAGAAGGACCGTTGCCGGCTGCCTGACCGAAGGTGCTGTTACCAGCAGTGACTGACGAGAAGGCGGTGTTGACTTCGTTGTAGAAGGTTTCTGCGCCGGTCTGTGAGTTGGTGCTGTTTGCGTAACGTGAACGCATCGCGAAGATGAGTCCGGTAGGACCAGTCATTGGCTGAACGCCGCAGACGTCGTATGCCATGAGGTTAGGCATTGCGCGACGAACGAGCGAGATAAGGACTGGGTCGAAGGTGTCGATGCCACCAGCGCCAGCCGTTGAGCTTGAAGCGCCCATGAGGTTGGCAGGAATAGTGGAAGCCGTTTCCGTAAGAGTCTGGTAGTCACCGTGAGCAGCCGACTCGCGAAGAGCCTTCTCGGTGTTCTCAAGCATGACTGCAGTCACCGAACGGCGATGAGCATCCTTGATTGGATTTAGGTCAGCGTGCTCCAGGATTGGAGCCCACTTATTCTGAATTTCCTCAGCTAGATACATTGTCGTCTCCCTTATCTGAGTAGGAACTAAAGTTATTTATTAGAGATCATCTCTTAACTGTGCGTGAGATAGCCTGAACGTACTTGTTTACGCTCGGGTCCACATGGACCGTGCTCTCAGCTTGTTCTTCGAAGCTCTCGGTGATGATGTTGGATTCGGACTTCTCGGTGCTGAAGTACTTCTCCTTGATGATCTTGAGCTTCTTTGCATAGGTCTCAACATCGACGTCTAGGTCCACGCCCTCTGCGAGAGCCTGAAACTTTTCCTGCTGAGTCAGTGTAAGGCCGCTCTTCATCTCTGTGAAGACTTCGGACTTTGCACTCTCAGCTAGGTTCCTCTTGAGCTCAACGTTCTCGTTGATGAGACCGCTCATGCGAGTCTCGAGCTCTTCAACCTTGCCAGCTAGAGACTCTACAACGTTTACCTTCTCACGTGGAAGGTTGATGTAGTGCTCGCTGAATAGGTTCTTCATGCCGTCGATGAAGTCGTCCATTAGCTCGTTGCGGAGCGAGGACTCAATCTCGACTGCATTGTCTTCCATCCACTGCTCGACTACGTAGTCGAGATATGAATCTACGTTCTTGGTGATCTCTTCGTCGATCTGCTTGACCTCTTCTTCGAGCTTTGCCTCGTACTCTTCTTCGAGACGGGCCTGCTCAATCATGAGGCGAGCATTGATAGCTGCTTCAAAGAGAGTGACGGTCTTTTCTTTGAACTCTTCTGAGAGCTCCTCGCCGGCAAACATCTCTTCGACGTCTTCGCGGACGCCGATCTTAGGAGTTGGATCCTTGCGGTCTGGACCTGCAGTGCCAGCGTGTGAAGGCTTCATCGAGATAGAGGCCTTGTTCTGGTCAGAGTTGTCGCCGACGCCGTGGTCTTTGTTTGGACCATAGATGGCCATGGTCTTTGCGAACCAGTCGGTAAGGTCCTGCTTGTTCATGCCGCCCATTACATGGAGCATGTTCTGCATCATTACGACCTTAGAAGCGTCGATAGCTTTTGGATCACTTACGCTGCGAGCAGCTGGCTGAAGAGAAGAAGCGGCTTCGGTGTCTTCCGCGACGATCTCAACTTCTGTATTGTTTAGGTCAGACATAGGGGTCTCCTCGTTAGAATTTGAACTATTTATAATCAAGTGGAATTTAGATGTTCTTAGCAAGATCGGTGAGGTAGCTCTCGAAGATAGCGAGCTTCTTCTGCTCGATCTCACTCATAGTCATCTTGCGGATAGACTTCTTAGTATTAGATAGCTTCTCTTCAAGCCAAGTTCCCCTGACCGGATCAAATATCCACTCGACGTTTTCCATGATGCCTTGAACGAAAGCTCCCGGCGCAGATGGCTCTGCTACGATGTCCGCTGCCGTCGCCAGTCTGAAGTCAGGTCCAACGACCATGACGCCGTCCTTGCTCGGATTGAGAGATCCCATTCCGCGAGACGAGACGCCTAGGTTGGCTCCTGAGTTTAGGAGTCCCTTGGCGATGTTGCCCATAGGAGTCTCGGTAAGCTTTGCCTTGCCGATGAACCTGTTGCCATCTCTGGTCAGCTCGGTAATGATGTGGGATACGCGATCGAGGTTGATCTGCGGACCCATTGGATGTCCCAGCTCGCCGTATCCGCGGTTGTTCTTCACTACTTCTTTAAGGTAGCGATTCACTTCCGCTTCCATGACTTTCATGGGATACATGCGGCCGTTCTTGTTCTTCTCTTCAGCGACGAGGAAAGGACCAGTGATGTAGTGACTCTTTACACCCGACTCAGACGTCTCGGTTATGTATTCTACCTGTTCGGTGAGTTCCGTGATGAGTTTCATCTCTTTATCCCTTACGCGCTACTGGCGTTGCAAGAATACCTGTACCCTGAATTAAGTAAGAAGGAGTCTTTTCAACGATTATAGCGGAATTTCCAAGGACCGTAAAGGACGCGCTGTTTGTCGTTGAGTTAGAAGCTATGGTAACCAACACGTTTGAGCTGGTAGGATTGACTACTCTGACTGCATAGGCGTTGCTTACGCTGTTTTGAGAATTGATTGATATCTCAAGACCAAGTGGCTTAATTATCATCTTTATACCCTCGCTGCGTCAAGGTTATAGGCTGGCAGAGTAGGTGCCGGCTCAGTGGACTCGCTCTTATATCCAGGACACTCATCCATTCCATGAACGCTGCATGACTTGCCCTTGGCGGACTTGTTGCACTTCTCTTCATGGAGGTGCTCTTCGTTTCTCTGCTTAGCGTAGTATGCTGCAATGGCCATCTGCTTACGCTTCTCTTTAGACTTACCAGCAAACTTTGGATTGTCAGACTTTACGAAGTCCTTGATCCACTCGCCTGCATCAGCCTTCTTTGAGAGGACCTCGTCTACCTGCTCGGTCTCCCTAAGCTTGATAGGGTTCTCTTTGCTTGGCTTCTTTGGAGGAGTAGACTTGACGCCAGCCTTTGATGCAGCGTCGCGTGCAGCTTTGAGTGCGATCGCAGCCCTAGTAGCCTCGTCGACCTGCTCGACTTCTTCCTTGGTGGTCTTCTTGTCATCGTCGTGGTCGCCGTACATCATGTAGTCGTGTACTGCGGATACCTGATCCTTGGCGACGGCGATCTTTGACTGAACCCATGGCTCGATGTGCATCGAAGAAGGCATGCTCTTTGCTAGGGCGGTTGCCTTGTCGGCGAGGGCCTTGAGCTCTGCCCTGACCATGCTGGTCTCTTCGTCGCGGTCGTCATGTGACTCACCGACGGTGACGTGGCCTGGAGTCTGCTGAGACTTAGCGAGGTCTCTAGCATCTTTCCTGCGCTTTTCTGGAGAGTTTAGTTCCCAGCTGTCCTTGGTATTCTTAGTCTTCTTGGCGACGACTTCCTCGTAGGCAGCTTCTTTCTGCTTAGGGAACTTAGCTTCCTTGGTCTTGGTTCCGATGTTGTCGGCGTTTCCAACCCTGTCGGAGTGCTTCTCTGTCTTGTGCTTAGCAACAGCTCGCTGAGCGTCTCCGCCCTTCTGTTCATAGTCAACATATGGGTCTTTACCGGTAGAGCCCGGAACTACCTTACTAGACTTGACACCGTTCAGGATGTCCTTGAGACTCTTAGCCATGTTACTCCCCTTCTTCTTCCTCGTCGTCTTCCCACACAACGTCATCTTCATCGTCAGATTCTTCAGGATCATCTGGCTGGTCAAACATGCCCTGCGCGATCTCGTTCTTTCTGACTTCAATCGCCGCGTTGACGCGGTCGAGCATCAATGAATTGAATGCGTTAGCGAAGTCGACTGGTTCCTGAGTTGCCGTGTGATAGATTAAATCGCCTATAGTGTATTTATTATCATCACTCATCTTAAACTCTCCTTACTTGTTCTTTGCCACGATCTGAGAGACCGACTTAAGCTTAGCCTCGTCGGACTTAGTCTTGACTGCCTTCTTCATTATTAAGTTATACTCTGCCCTAGCCTGAGCGATCTTCTTGATCTTCTCTGCCCTTGGGTCATCTGGTTGGTCTCCGCCATCGGTAGGCGGGGGCGCACCCTGTGATGAGTCTTCTTCGGTACCGTCTGCTGGCTGACTACCGTCTTCCGGCATCGGAGGGTTGAAGATAGGGTCGCTCATCTCTTCCTCGATCTGCTCGCGCATCTCCTCGATGTCGTCGTCAGACTGCATGAGGACGTTCTTCATCACCCACTCGTGTGAGTAGTAGGTGCCGACCATCGGCTGGATGCTGTTGAGGACCTGAATCCTGTTCATCAGCAGCTCTGCGTCCTTGAGCTCGGTGAAGTGGTTGTCACGAGAGAAGTCGAACTTGATGTCTGGGCTGATGTTGTTCCAGTCCTCGATCGACAGCATACCCTTGAGCACCATCTGCTTACCGAGTACCTCGATGAACAGAGAAGAGAACCTGCCGCGGAGGCGAGAGATGAAGCGGCTGAACTTGATCTCGTCACGGGTGACTTCTGTGGCGCGACCGAGCGAGAAGAGTGCGTCGCTGTTGAGTCTATTTACCGGCACGTTCAGGGTCTGATAGAGCTTCTTCTGGAAGTAGAGGACGTCGTCCATCTGTCCAAGGTTCTGACCACCTGGAAGTGTGGTGACCTCGGTACCCTTGCCTCCCTCGCGGCGTGGGATCCAGTAGTCTTCCATCATCGTCATGAACTTACGGTCGTCCTTGACCTCACCGGTGCTGCCGTCGTAGATCAGGCGATTCTTGTGCTTGACCATGATCTCGCGGACGTACTGCTCAGCCTTCATCTTAGGAAGGTTGCCGATGTCGATGTACCAGATACGACGCTCTGGAGCGCGCGCTAGTCGATAGATGACGAGTGAGTCTTCGAGGGTGCGAAGCTGGTTGAGAGCCTTGATTCCCTTGTGAAGGTATGACAGGACCATCGTGCCCTGAGTGTCTGTAAGACCTGAGGTAATGTATACGATGGCGTCCTTGGCGATCTTTAGGCCGGTGGTCGACGGACCTACCGACTTGTTACCGTAGTTGAACCCACGGTCGTTGAAGATGAAGTACTCGTTCTGTACTCTCTGGATGACGGCGTCGCCCTGCTCACCACCCTTTACTCTCTTCTTGTTTACTTCGCGGATCTTTCTGATCTTACGCGGGTCGATGTACCTGAGTTCCTTGATTCCGTCTCTAGGACTCTTCTCGTCGATGATGACGTGGTAGTACATCCTGCCGTCGACGTACCACCTGCGAGCGATCTCGTAGGCGTGACGGTTGAAGTCGAGGATGTTCAAGCAGTTCTTGAACTCTGACTCGATAGTCTTCTTGATGTTGTCGGATAGATCTAGATTGTCGAGGTCGATCTTTACGATCTGGTCCTCGTCGATCGACATCATCTCGTTGACGATCTCGTCGCACGCGGTGTCGATCTCTGGTTGAAGCGACATCTCGCGGTACTTGGTGACCAGCTCTGCCTCTGTCCTTACGGTGCCGTCGAGGTCGAGGTAGGTTCCATATGAACCGGTAGCCGAGACGACCGCGGCCCCATCGTCTTCTTGGCGAGGGACGAAGGAGGTGGTAGCTTCTTTTGGAGCTGTTCTCTTAAACTCAAATCCGAATAGTTCGGCCATCTGTCTCTCTCTAAAATAAAAGGGGGCCCTATCATGAGCCCCCTTCATAATTACATTCACTATAGTTGAGGCATCATACTATATATTGAGACTGATTAGATCGTTCCTGGGAACTTCTCGACGTCCTGTGCGTACGTATCGAAGTTTGAGTTCTCGTCTGCGCCTACCGGCTTCCAGTAGTCGTACGAGAACGTGCAGGTAAAGCGCTCGATCTGGTTAGTAGTGTCCCAAGCGAGCTGGATAGCTGAGATCTCAGTTGGGAATAGACCAACGAACTCGTAAGACCTAAGTCTCTGACCACTCTTAGCGAACTGAGTAACGATGACGTTGTCAGCCTTGTAGGCGAATGGACGGCTATGGAGACGAACGTTCGAGACTATAGTGTTGAGATCGTTGTGCCACTTTTCAAGCATGGCGCGGATCGCGAAGTCTTCGTCGTTCAGGATCGTTACGGTCCAGTCGGCGAAGGTACGATCGCCGGCGACCTTGATGTTCCTACCGAAGTAGGGAACCTGGACGGCGGCGACCGATGATGCTGGTAGCTCAGCAGCCTCGGCGAGTAGGGTAAACTTGTTACCCACTGCCAAGTTGTTGAGAGAGATAGAAGGAGGTGCGGCGAACTGGATCTCGAAGAGGGAAGGACGAGCTCCCCCCTTAGTTAGGCCGTAGCTCTTGAAGTTGTCGATATTAAAAGCCATCTAAGTTACTCCTGTGCTTTTCTTCTATTTATTAGAACTGGCCGACGACCGTTGAGAACTGAACGCCAGTCCTGACAGCCACGAAGTTAAGCTGGATGAAGTTGATCGAGCGAGCTGGCTTGATGTAGATGTCACCCCAGAACTCGTTACGGTCAATCCTCTCAGGAGTATTATTTGTGTCGTCGCAGACTACGAGGAAGTCAGTGATTCCACGGCGACCCTTGATGTCTCTCAGGAAAGGAGTGACGAGACTGACGAACTGTGCACGAGTGAACTGATCGTTGAGTTCGAATAGCGTGAACTTCGACGCAGTCGAGATGGCCTTCTCAAGGACGATGAAGAGCCTGCGAACGTTGATGCGGTCGAAGGCAGATGGCTTGGAGAGAAGGGTCTTGTCTCCGTAGAGGACCGTGCCCTGTCCTGGGAACGATACGACTGGGTTGACACCCTGTGGATAGAGAATGTCGCGATCTGACTTGGTTGGGTTGTAGGCGAGCTTGACGATGTTCTTGATCTGACCACGGTTGAAGCCGGCTGGTGAGAACCAAGCGTCGCGCTGGACTTCTGTGCGGACACAGAGGCCTGCAACGTCGCCGTTGAGAGGTATGAAGCGATACAAGTCGTTGTAGCGGTCGTACATCTGCTTGTAGCCTGAATCCATCACGGCGTAAGAAGACGACCTGTTCATGTTGTTGCGGAAAGCAAGGATCGCGTCGCGCTCGTTACCGACGTTGTTGACGACGTCAGTGTACTGAGGCGAGAAGAACACCATGCAGTCTTTTCTCTGCTCGGCGATGTTGTCGATGAGCCAGTTGACTAGGGTATAGCCGTTTGACTTACCTGCAAGGATCATCGATACGTCGATGTCTTCTACTGAGGCGTACTTGTTGTATGCGCGGGTTAGATCACCGATAGCTATATTCGACTCAGACTGACCGTCTGCGCCCTGATAGAAAGACACCGTGTAAGGTGCGATCGTAGAAGAGACGCTCGCGATTGTCTGCGAGTTAGCCGAGGTCGCCTGACCGTCGTTCGCGTACCATACGTACTGGGACTGGTTGTTTAGGACAGTCTTGTAGTAGAGTGTAGCGCCGTCGGGCGACTTTGCGTCTGTAGCGCGTGAGAGGTGAGCGAAGCGCTCGAGTACCGTTCCAGGAACGCCTGAGAAGTCGCCGTTCTCGTCGACGACTACTAAGTGTACTTCGTCGATCGCAGCCGAGTTGCCGAACTGGTTGACGTAGCTCGACTGAGTCGGAGCCGAGTCGACGATGTTGAAGTACTCCCACTTACGGCTTACAGAGTTTGAAGAGTAAGCGGTAGAGAGACGATAAGTGTCATAGAAGTTAATGGTGAATGTGGCAGGGTTACCAGCAGATCCAGGATATGTCGTGTTGCTGAAACTCGAGATCTTTAGGTTCTGTGTGCCGATGAGGTTGTTACCTGCGGTGATGTAGTCACCGAGTGTGAGCTTTGACTTAATGAAGTCAGAGATTGAGTTCGTGACACCCTGTGTACCGTCAGCCGACTGGATCGTGACGGTAGCGGTGTTCGTGTTAAGCGAGAAAGCGATGGCGCAGACAGACGAGTTACCGAGTGCACCGGTTGAGTTCGATGTAAGCGAGATCGTGTTGCTGAACGCGTTAGGGCTCAAGCACATCGAGATCCTGAGTGAGTTACCGATGGCTCCAGGATACTTAGCGACGAAGTTTACGTCGGCTGGGAAGGAACTCTTTGAGTTATAGTCGTCTTGGTTCTTTACCACCGAAAGGAGGAGGTTAGCCGAGCTCGAGTTGACAGCGAGAGTGTTCGCTAGTGCGAGGGCGTTGTAAGAAGCGTTGTTGTTAGCGGTATTGGCGTCGGTCGTGTTAGCTGCACGGGTCACGTAGAGGATGTTACCGTATCCGAGGAAGTTGGCTGCTGTGAACCAAGTCTCGGCGGTATTTGAATTAGGCTTACCGAAGCGTGCTGCTAGGGTTGCCTCTGTGTCTACGAGAACGCGCTGTTCGACCGGACCCCAGCGGAAAACGCCAGCGACGGCGCCTTGAGTAGTCGCTACTGCAGGGACGATCGTCGTTAGATCGATCTCAGTAACACTTACTCCTGGACTGACTTGGAATCCCATGTTTGTCTCCTTTCATGACTCCGAAAGATATTATTGCGAGAAGCTTTGATGTATTTATGGGTTTGTGCTTCTTATCTGAGGAGCCAATTGCCTTCGTCACCGTCGATGACTTCTCTCGAGTCAATCTCTTCAGAGCCAAAGTCCATGAATCCAAAAGGCATCAGCTCACTTAAGAGATCTTCATCAGACTTTTCTCTAAGCTTCATCAGTGTATTTATGTTGGTGAAGTCTTTAAAGTAGTTCTGGTCAGACATCCATCCAAACAAGACCAGAGGCATGACTAAGTCGTCGTGACAGCCTGCCTCGGCCTCGTAGGACTGTGCCTTTCTCGAGAAAGTGGACAGCTCGTTGATGGTGTTGAAGTCGTTGATGATGAGCTGGTTCTGCTCTACCAGCATCTTGAGCATCGAGCAGCCGATGGCCTTGACCGACTTAGTGGTCCTGACTCCTCGGTCGGCGTTGCCTCCGCCGAAGCCGGTAGTGATCCTCTTTCCAGACCTACCGAAGCTCTCGGTATAGAGGAGGTTGTCGTACTCAAAGTCGTACTGCAGAGAGGTGGATACCTGTTCTCCGATGTCGTTGATCTCGACGAGCACGCCAGCTGAGTTGTAGATCTTACCTATCCTGTTGACGACGTCGGCGTAGTCCATAGGAGTGATGGTGTTGCTTCTGTAGGTGCAGACCTGCTCATAGGGCATCCCTGTGATGTCGATCACTTGAAAAGCCGAGTAGTCGAGACCCTTGCCCCTTGAGACGTCGACTACTAGTACGTAGTTCCTGCCTCGTTCGGGTCTCTTGTACTGGTACAGACCCTCGTGGTATGCTACGGGCTGCTGGTACACCAGCTCCTTGAGCTTCCATCCGTCGATTAGAGTACCGGAAGAACCAAGGAACTCGACACAGTATTCCTGTGCGAACTTCTCGGTGTCGTTGTTCATAGCGGCGAGGGTGTTCTTCATCCACTCTTCGTCGCGCCCCGGAACGTCCTGCCACACTACCTTGATCGGGTTGTAGCCGTTCCTGCCCTCCTCAGCTCCGACCCAAGTCTTGTAGAAGTGATTCAGCCCGTTTGGAGTAGACACGAGCACGATCTTTGTCGTCTGACCAGAAGACACGGTCGGGAATACCGAGGTGAAGAACTCATCCCAGTTGTCGATGAATGCTGCCTCGTCGATGAACAGCATGTTGATGGAGTAGCCGCGGATGGAGTCGGCAGAGGTAGCTCCTGCGATGACTCGCGAGTTGTTCTCAAGCTCAAACGATCCCTTGTTCCACTCCACGACGCCCTGCTGGAGCCACTTAGGAAGGTGCTGGTAGGCCAGCTGGATCCTGCCTAGGATCTCTCGGGCGGTATCGCCCTTGTTGGCCAGTAGGGCTACGGTCTTCTCTGCATGGAAGATGATGTACCACAGGATGAACGCGCAGGTAGTAGTCGACTTGCCGGCCTGACGAGCCGTACCGATTACCGTGTATCGGTTGTCGGCCATCGACTTGAGCATTTCTTTTTGATAAGGATATAGCTTGAAGCTGATGAGACCCTTGTCGACGTTGATGATCTTCATGTACTTCTCGGTGAAGTACACCACGTCCTGTGAGCACTTCATGTACTCGCTGACTAGGTCTGGAGTCCAGTCGACGGCTATGCCCGAGCGCTTGATGTTCGGGTTGCCGTTGTACCCCTTGAACGAGGTTATGTTACTCTGCTCCGCCATTCTTTAAGTTCTCAATCACTTTTTGAAGCTCGGCAGTCGAGCCGACGAACAGGTTATTGTTTATGGTCTTGGCCGCGGCGTTGATGGGCGTGTCCGCGCCGCTGAGGTCTCGGATCTTCTTCTGTATGTCGAGCAGGTCCTTGTTGGCGTCGACGATGGTCTTCATCAGGGTAGAGTAGACCTCGTACGCCCTAGGGTTCTGTGACTGGTCGGCGATCTGACCGAGCTGGTCTAGAGCCTCGACTCCACCCTCGATCACCTTGTAGATGTTTGCTCGCGCCGTCTCAAAGTCATCCTTGGCGCTGTCGCTGTGTGCCTTGGCGATTATCTCAGAGACCTGACTCGAAGTAGACATTGGAATCATTCCAAAGGCGTCTGCTATTGGGTCTTTCTTCTCATCACTCATTGTTCCTCCGTCACGCTGATGACGTATCCAAAGTCGTCGGTCGCTAAGATCGTGTGAGGGTCGACTGAGTTGGCGGTGTTAGAAGTAGGCTTGCCGTCGGCGGTGAGTCCAGGCTGTGTCTGGATAAAGACTTGACTGACTACCTTACCGACCGCGTCCGCTATATTTGCGGTGTTCGCGATGTAGAAGTTCGTGTTGGCGAACTTGATGGTCTTGTGCTGCTTGACAGGCCCATAGATGTAGCCCTTCATCGTGAAGTCGAGGGTCCAAGTCAGAGTCCTCCTCTGCTTGAAGTCGCCGTCGTATACGTCGTTGAGGGTGACGTTGTTCAGGATCACTGGGATGTCGACGACTACGTTCATTTCAGGGATGAGCTTAACAGTACTTGTCCAGTCAGGAGTAAAGAACGGAAGGATCTGCTCGATTATCTTAGACCCGTCCTCAGCGTTCTTTACTAGGATAGTCAGCTCGAAGTCAAAGTTATAGGCTACCGGATTGTACTGGTAGTTTACTGAGTCGGCAGTCGTGCTGTTTGCGGTGACTCGTGTGTTGATGGTAGGCAGCTTCCTGTTGCCGTCGTAGCTCAGCCTCTTGAGCTCGAAAGTCATAGTAGGAAGAGAGATGGCAGTAGGACGGCTGATGTCGGGGTCTGCCTCGACTCGGGCGAGCATCTTGTCGCGTGGTCCGTAGGTCAGAGGGACCTTGAGTATCGCTGTCTCGTCTCCGGTGCTGCTGTTGGTCCTGATGATGTATATGTCGTTGAAGAGCGTGCCGAATAGCACGACGTACTTCTTGATGCTGCTGAAGTAGAATGACTGTCCGAACATCAGAAGGTTCCTGTCTCAGAGAATGGGTCGTGTTCGGAGAAGTCAACGAACTTATCTGACTGTGTCTGTATCTCGTCATTTTCTGCGAGAGGGTCGATGGTAGCTGGATTGAACGACTCGACGACGAGGTAGTCGAGGTCCTCAGTAGCCAGTGCCACGCCGTCCTCGTCGAGGATCTCGTAGTCAAAGATGTTCTCGCTGTACTTGACCTGGATGCTGTCGATCTCAGAGATGCCGGTGTTGAACACCTCGCCTGAGTACTCAAAGAGCTCACACGTAAGCTCCCAAGTCTGGAGTCCACCGAGCTGGTAGAACATCTCGAACTTGTTGACGTACTTGATCTGGAAGCACTTGCTGTTCAGTGGGAAGTATATGAGGTCGCCTTCGTTAGGCCTGATCTGAGCGGTGAGGGATGCGACCTCCTCATTGAACACCCTTCTGGCGACCGAGAACACCACTTGGTCCCTGATCTCGAGACCGAACTTCGACATGAAGTTTCCGTCGCCGCCGAAGCCGTCGACTGACTTGATGTACATCTCGATCAAGACTGCCTTGTCATAGCTTGAAGAGTCGTCGGCGCCGTAGATCTTGTCTAGGTTGCCTAGCGTCCTAGGCAGATAGTACATGTCTTCTCCGTAAATTTTTATAGCCTCGATGATCAAATTCTCGATGAGAAGCTGTTCCTGAGACGACTTAAAGTTGTTGAAGAAGAAGTTAGTTGCCATGTCAGTAGATCATGTCTGAGACTGGGATGCTGTAGCTCTCGATCATCTCCTTCTCGAGCGCCGCCCTCTCCTCGATGGCCTCGTCGTAGATCTTCTGACCGTTGAATGTCATTCCGCCTGGAAGCTGCATGCCCTGATACTTCTTGATGTTCTCGCCCCACTGCTGCTTGATGATGCAGGTGGCGTAGCGAGCGAGCCAGCGGTCGCCCCATGTCTTTGTGTAGACGTCGGGGTCGATTACCTGATAGCACTCGACGATTAGGTAGTTGCCTACCTGTAGCTTGGTCCAGTCCATGTCGATGTAGAGCTTGTTGACGTGGCGGTTGTAGCGGATGGGCTGCTTGCCGACGAGGATCTGCTCAAGGAACTGGACGTGGGTGAGGGCCATGACGTAGGGCACCATCGAGACCGACGTGAGCGTGTAGAGGTCGTTGAGGGCGATCTGGTAGCGGATGTTGAACAGGTTGTTGGTGTTCATGGCGTCGCCGACGTCGAAGATGTTCACGGCACCGATGATGTTGTCCGGCAGCTGGATGTACTTGTTAGCCATGTCCTGCTGCGTGATCGGGTACTTGTAGTACGTCTTGTCTGTACCATCGAAGTGGTAGTCGGCAAAGTACAGCAGCGCCTCGTCGATGCGGTCGTCTACTTGGTCGTCGTCGACGTTGATCTCGATGACGGGCTTACCTAGCTTGCGCAGGCAGTACTCCTTGAAAGACGAGCGGCTGTTGGGTATCGCCATGGGTAACTCCTATTTTAGCTATTTATAGGCTTACTTGGTTAGCAAAATACTGTTTCAAAGAGCCTGCAATTTTCATTTAAAGTATATATTTCACTTGATCACCCAGACGCGGACCTCACCGCGCGCTCCTGCAATGTAAGTGGTTACGTCTGCGCCCGCACCGCCACCGCCTCCTGGTGCAGTTGCAGCTGTTGTGTTATTAGCACCATTTCCGCCAAAAACAGAATTAGCTACTGCTAATGCTCTTGTACCGCCAGCACCGCCATATATTGATGAACCACCAGCAGCAGAGTCTCTCGCGCCACCTCCGCCTCCATACACTGAACTCCCCCCTGCAACAGCTCCAGTAGATCCACCTCCTCCGCCGCCTCCAAACGTAGATACACCGCCAGGACTTCCAGTAGCTCCGCCTAGAGGTCCACCGCCAGTTCCAGCAGATCCGACACCAAACCATCCTCCGCCGCCACCGCCAACGCCACTTATAGCAGCACCACCACCGTAAGCGGTTATAGTTATTGGAACACTGCTATTAGCGTAAAATATACTATTACTTCCATTTGTATTGGCGCCACCTCCAGCTCCAACTACGACGTTACACACGGAATTACACTGAGACGCCAGTAAGTTTACAACAACACACGCACCGCCGGCGCCCGCAGCACCTGCAGGACCACTTGCGTTATAGCCACCTCCGCCGCCACCCCACATCATGACTAAGACCTGCTCACTGCCAGTAAGACCCAGTGAAGAGTTTGATATTGGGTTTGTCCACGTACCGTTGGCCGTGAAGATCTGAGTGTTGACGATCGCACCATATGAACTACCAATCCAAGCGACTCCACCTAGAGTCAGCTGTGGTACAGAGAACACAGAAGAGTTAGCGACCGAAGAACCTACGGTGATCTGTGAAGAGTTGACTGAGACTGCGCCTACCGTTAGCGAGTCGTCGATGTATACGCTGTTGACGGTGACTGACTGAGTCACTATCGCGTTTGATACGCTTGAGTTGCTTACATTTAAGTTTATCATGTTAGCCTACCTTCTGAACCCAGACGCGTACTTCTCCGCGAGCACCATTTCCCGAACCAGCGCCGCCTCCGCCGCCAGGAGCAGTTGAGCTATTAGTTGCGTTTCCTCCCTGTCCACCAAAGATAGAGACCCCGCCTAAGCCTTGGTAGCTACCGCCACCGCCCCCGAAGACGCTGTTTCCACCGCCTCCAAAGGTAAACTTACCGCCTCCACCACCTCCGTATACCGAAGAACCGCCCCATGCATCACCGCCAGCTGCTGAGTTAGCCCCGCCGCCGCCGCCGAAAGTAGAACTAGATCCAGGATTGCCGATCGTGCCGCCTAGGGGACCGCCGCCGTTGCCGTTTAAGACTCCTTGTCCAAACCAGCCTCCACCTGGACCACCAACTGCTAGAGAAGCGTTAGCAAAAGACCCACCTCCACCGTATGATGTTATCGTAATTGGAACGGTTGAGTTTGCATAGAATATAGAGGAAGTTCCGTTCGCTCCGTTGGCGCTCGAAGCGCCACCTGTCCCGCCGAGTCCGACCACTACGTTGCAGACCGAGTTGCACTGTGAGGCCAGTAAGTTAACTATAACGCAGGCACCACCTCCCCCGCCGCCGGCGTCAAGCGCCGGAATGTTAGTTCCACCGCCACCGCCGCCCCAAGCTATGACTGTGACGAGGTCGTTAGGACCAGCACCTGCGGGTTTAGTCCAAGTGCCGTTAGCAGTAAACACCTGATAGTTGTATACGTTACCATATTTGGTTAAGGTGGTGTAGGTAGTACCATTGATCGTGATGCTGTTAGTGGTCAGACCAGTAGACGTGAGTACCGAGTTGACAGTCGAGTTGCCTACAGAGATCGCGGTCGAGTTGATGACGACGTTAGAGCCTACAGAGAAGCGAGTCGAGTTAGCAGAGATCGTCTGGTTGCTAGTCGAGTTACCGACTACTATTGAGTTTGCTACTAGGTAGTCGTCTGCGAAGACGGTAGTTGCGTTGATCGTTCCCATTTAGTTACTCAGACTTTCTTTGTTCTTCTTCATTCCAAGACTAATCTTGGCCTTGTGTTCTTCAGTCAGTTTATGACCACGTCTAGGAACTACTTTCTTCATAGATTCTCTGGTCTTTTGTTTGGTCTCTTCGCTGATGACTCTTTTTCTTCTAGCTATAGACAACTTATGTCTATGCTCTTCAGTAAACTTCTTACCCCAATTAGGGTTATTTTCACCTTTCATAGCTATAGATCTTTTCTTAAGTGTCTCTTCCGTTGGAACTCTTCCAATAGCTGATATACTTATATTCTTTCGATGATCTTCAGTAAATGGAGCTTTCTTCTTTCCTTTATTACTTTTACTGATCTTCTTTTTGTGTTCTTCTGATAGACTCTTGCCGATGAGCTTTTGTCTCATCTTTTCTATAGCGTTGTCTCTATTATTTGGATCATTTGACCAATGACCGAAGTGATTATTTTGTATGTTATAGTATTTTTTACCTAACTCTTCTTTTTTTATAAGAGACAGAAACTTATACTCTTCATCTAAAAGACATGTTCTGTCTAAGATGTTTGTTTTTAGCATACGACGTTTGAAGTCTTCAGGTCTACGTTTATAAGCTTGCATCATCCAGTATGAGCTACATACATACCCATCATCTTCTCTTCCCCAATGACATCCGACATAATATCTTTTATGTTTTCTATCATACCAAAGATAAATGAAACCGTAACTTTCCATAGATAATACTCCTATATTTGAGAGTATTTATAAAAAGTATATTTTCATGCGGTCTTCCTTAGTGTGTAGACTCTTACTTCACCGCGAGCACCCGCTGTGTTGTTTGCAAATGTACTATTTGCCAAAGCTCCTCCTCCACCTGGAATACCAGCAGCTACTGTAGAATTAGCTCCAAATCCACCATAAATTGATATTCCAGCATTACCTGATGCATTAGCACCTCCACCTCCACCGCCACCATATATTGAAGATCCCGCAGTATTGTTAAAATAACCACCTGCCCCACCACCATATATCGAAGATCCTGGATTTTGACTGTTAACGCCCATTCCGCCTCCTCCAAAAGTGGAAGCATTGATTGTAGAGTTTCCACCGAGCGGGCCACCGCCATTAATAGGAGCTCCTACGCCAAGCCAACCGCCACCGCCACCGCTGGATGTTGTGTTAGCAGCGCCTCCGCCGTATGCGGTTAGCAAACCGCCAGTGCTATTAGCGAAAGAGCTGTTACCACCGTTTACGCCTAAAGTTCCACCAAGACCTACTACTACGTTAGCGGTTGAGTTGACCTGACTTCCCATATAGATGCCGTATACGAACGCCCCGCCTCCGCCACCATTCAGAGTAGTACCACCAGTATTGCTACCGCCACCGCCGCCCCACATGTGAACGAACACCAGCTCGTAGCCGGTAGTGGCCCATGAAGGCTTAGTCCATGTACCGTTCGCGGTGAAGATCTGAACGTTGCAGATCTCACTGCTGCCTGTCGGAAGAGAAGTAACGGTGTTGCCGCCGACCGTTATGTTTCCCTCGCTGATGGTTGCCTGCAAGATAGTGTTGGCGCCGGAAGTCCCGACCGATACAGACGAGGAGTTGACGACCGCGTAGTTGGCTGTGAGTGAGCTGTTACCGAACACCAGCATCGTCGAGTTGATCGACGTCCCTGTCCTGCTGTTCGTTATGGTATTCGCAGTCAGCGTACCGTTGACCTGCAGACCCGTTACCTTGATAGTCGACATATTCTAGTCTCTCCTACATATTATGATATACATAATACCTTCTTGTGTCGTCTCTTCCCAGCGAGACCTTAGTGAGGCCCCTGACGTATTCTTTCTCAAGATACTCTTCGACGTTGTCGTCGATAGAACCTATCATGAACTTCTTGGTCTCCATCACAGTCTTTATAGATGTAAAGTTTGCAGACCTATAGAACAGAGAAGACATCAGGACGACGTCGTAGTTCAGAGCATCGTTGAAGTTACCCCACATTATATCGGCCTCGGTACCGTTCAGCTTGAAGTTGAGCTCGGTAAAGTACAGAGAGGAGACGTCCCTATCAATGCACGTCACCTTAGCCCCAGTCTTCGCTGCCGCGATTCCGACGACCCCAGATCCACAGCCTATGTCAGCGACTACCCTGTCCTTCAGCATCGACGGGTTGTCGAGTATGAACCTAGAGAGTGCTATACCGCTCCAGGTAGGGTAGCCGAACATCGCGTTAAAGTCGTCTACGTCGTACGGATACTTTATAGCGAACGGCTGCACGCTGTAGAGCTTGATCTCCGGTACGAATATCGGAGACTTTATAACTGTAAGCCTCTTTATCTCATCAAACAGATCATTCAACGGTGTTACCTAGTACTTGTCGAGGAGTATAGTTCTTCAAGATGTTATAGAGTCTAGAGTCAGGCTCGAGAGCCTCGAACTCATGATATACTCCAGGCTCCCAGTCTAGGAGCGCGCCGGAGTTAAGTGTGTACTCCCAGCCGTCCCCAGACACCTTGAAGCTTCCCTTCGCTATGATGCTGATGTGTACTGTGTCCGCGTCGTGTGCGTGGCGGTTCAGAACGTCGCCTACTTCCTTGAAGTCATAGATGACGCCCTTTAGCTTTCCATATAGAAATTCATTATCAATTAACAATTGTAGGTCCTCCGGGCATAGCGTTTACCGTGACAGAAGTCACTTTCTTGTACACTGGATTCTCGGCAGGGCCGGTACCATCCCAGTAGTATATATCACGGAATATATCGGTCCCGACCTGCTCCCAGAACAGAGGCTCGGCTACGTCGAACTTCTCGTCGACGACGTCGCATATCCTAGAACCGAGAACTGTAGTCTCGTCAAGGTCATAGATCTCTTCATTAGGTGAAATTAAAGCCCATCTCATCTTATACTCTCCTTGTTACCATTCAACGACACAGATGCCGCCCCTGACCGTGACGGCGATAGTAGATCCGGGCGTGAGGCCCGTGATGACCTTCATGGCATAACCGCCCGCGCCACCACCACCCTGTGAACTACCGGTACACATACAGCCCGCAGCCGACCAACTCCCAACTTCTCCAGCATAGACTCCACCGAAGTATGCCGGCTGACCTCCCTGTCCTACGCTGCCCTGAGTGCCGAAGGTACGAGTGCCAGCTCCTCCGGAGATATTTACGTCTCCACTGGTACCGGTACCGCCTGCGCCTCCGGATGCGCCAGAGGCTGTGCCCGTAGCGCCCACAGAGCCGACCGTACCGGTTATATACGCTCCAAAAGAAGTAGTAATATAGTTAGACATGGCGCTGCCGGTGCCGCCGGCGCCACCGAGCACCTGTGCCCTGACCCTAGTGACGCCCGCTGGGACCGTGAAGGTGCTGTTGGAAGTAAAGACGTTCGCGCCGGTGTAGCTTGGAGATCCCCAGAAAGTACCCGAGCTGTTCGACAGCAGTGCCTGACCTGCCGTGCCTATAGAGCCGTTGGCGTAGATCGGAGGAAGTACGACGCCGGTAGCGTTGGCGACTAGAGCGCCAGCAACGACCGATGAGCTGTTGACCGACATGACCGACTGGCCGCCGGCATAAAATACGTAGTTGTTGCTCGCACCCATCTGGATACGGTTGTTGGCAGTAGACTCGAGCCAGACGTTTGCAACCTGTAGTGTTGACATGAATTAGACTCCTATTGCCAGATAGTTCATGGTCTGTGAAGAAGCAGCCGCTGCTGCAGTAGTCTTCCAAGTAACCGAAGTGCTGTTTGAAGTATTAGCGACAGCTACTAGCGCGGTCGCGGCTGTTGCGTTTGCTTGCAGCAGAGTAACAGTTACCGAATAGAGAGAAGTAAACGGGACAGAGAAAGTAGCTGTAGCTGCAGACGCGTTATTTACAGTTGCCGTCTGTGTTCCCCACTGCATCAGCAGGCCGTTCGGTAGGCGAGAGTAGCCGTTTGCCACGACTGACGAGGTGCCGAGGTTGAACGTGTTAGTCTGCACGTTCATGCCAGCCTGCGTTACGGTCGCGATCGTAGCTGTAGAGTTAGCGAACTGTGCTATTGTACCCGTGTTTGACTGAGCATAGATACCTGTGCTTGAGTTTGAATAAAATGCTCCGCCGATACCAGTTCCGCCAGATAAACCACCATATCCAAGTACTGCATAACCATTGTTTGCGTTGCCTTGTACACCAGCAGAAGAGTTTGAAGATCCAAGAACACCAATTCCTGAATTAGATAGTCCATAGACACCATTTGAGGTACTAGAAAATCCTCGAACAGCAGTATTAGTAAAATTTGTATTGCCAAAAGTAGTTACACCGGTAGTAGAAGACATTACAATAGACGGTCCTGAGCTGTTGCCGGTAGTGATCGTAAGGTCTGTAGTTCCGTTTGCGGTTTGAATTGTAGTTACGCTTAAGACTGACATATTCTAGATGCTCCTTAGACGATGGCCCAGCGTGAGCCGGTCGTGATGACTACGTTGCCGTTGACGGTAATTGGACCAGCCGAAAGGTAGTTAGATGTAGCTACCGTGGTATAGTCGCTGTTGACCGTCTGGCCGTTGATGAAGAACGCTGTGTCGGTACCGCTCGAGTTACCCGTACCCGTACCGCTGCTGCCGACCGCCGTCGAGTTGGCCCAGTATAGACCAGAACCGTTCGACGTCAGTACCTGACCAGCGTTGCCGAGAGAGCTGTTGGCTACAATACCCGTCGAGTTAGCTAGGAATACGGCAGACGAGTTGATCGTTACAGACCTAACCGTCGAGTTCGAGAATACCGCGATGGTACCGGTGCTATTAGCGTTCAGGGATGTAACGTTTGCTACGTTGGCGTTGACGTTACCTATGGTAGCCAGACCAGTCACGTTAAGAGTGGTCGAGTTGGCGACGTTGGTATTGAGGTTACCGACGATCGCTAGACTGTTGACTGTAAGCGTACCACTACCAATTACCGAGTTGACTGTAGAGTTACCTACTGCTATCGCTGAGGTATTGATGAATACGTTGGCACCGACTACTATCGACGTAGTAGCGTTGACGCTAGCTGAGTTGACAGAGATAGCGTTCACGGTAGACGCGTTAACGGTGACCGCGTTCGCTACGTTGGCGTTGACGTTACCTACCGTAGCGAGGCCTGTGACGTTCAGCGTGGTCGAGTTGGCCACGTTGGTGTTCAAGTTGGCTACGTTTGCAAGTCCAGAAGTGTTAAATGTCGCTACGTTGGTCGTACCAGTCACGTTTAAGTTGATTGAGTTAGCTACGTTGGTATTGAGGTTACCGACGATCGCTAGACTGTTGACTGTAAGCGTACCGCTGCCGATGACTGAGTTGACGGTAGAGTTACCGACTGCAATCGATGAAGTGTTGATATAGACGTTGGCGCCGACTATGACTGAAGTAGTAGCGTTGACGCTAGCGGAGTTGACCGATGCAGCATTGATTGTCGACGCGTTTACTGTGACGGCGTTGGCGACATTGGCGGTCAAGTTACCTACTGTAGCGAGACCCGTAACGTTAAGAGTAGTCGAGTTAGCCACGTTTGTGTTGAGGTTGGCTACGTTAGCCAGACCGGTCGTGTTGAGAGATACGGTGTTGACCGAGGTAGCTCCGACGACGTTACCCGTGTGCGTGCCTACGAACGAGGTCGAGTTGATGACCGAGTTGACTGTGCTGTTGCCGACTGTGACAGAAGTCGAGATAATAGGGGTAGTAATGTTTGCGAAGTTACCGTTTACATAAGTGTTAGAAGCAGCGTATGCATAGATCGCTGAGTTCTGGGCAAAGGTAGCATAGACGCTAGTGTTCTGTGCAAATGTGCTGTTAACGTATGTATTTGAAGCGGCATACGCATATATCGCTGAGTTCTGAGCGAAGGTAGCGTAGACAGCAGAGTTCTGAGCGAACGTAGTGTAGACAGCGGTGTTCTGAGCAAATGTCGAGTTGACATAGGCATTGGAGGCAGCGTATCCATAGATTGCGGTATTCTGTGCAAACGTTGAGTAGACGCTGGTGTTCTGAGCAAAAGCAGCGTAGACAGCAGAGTTCTGAGCGAACGTAGTGTAGACAGCGGTGTTCTGAGCAAAAGTAGCATACACTGCAGAGTTCTGAGCGAATATCGAGTATACTGCAGAGTTCTGCGCAAACGTAGAGTATACAGCGGAGTTAGATGCGAAGTAAGTAGGAAGCTGTCCGCCAAAGTACGATGCAGAGTTTGACGCTAGGGTAGCCACGTTAGAAGATAGTGTACTCGTCAGCTGGTATCCCGCAGCTGACACGCCGCCGAGATAGTTAGATGAGTTAGCGTTTAAGTTACCCTCAGTCTTACCGAAAGCGTAGGTAGCGTTGTTCGCGGTGCCGGTGAAGGCCGTACTGTTCACTACCGAGTTGACTGTCGAGTTGCCTACGGTCACTGAGGTTGCGACTATAGGGGTAGTGATGTTCGCGAACGTCTGATTGACGTAAGTGTTCGTGGCGAACGTCGAGTAGACTACCGAGTTGGCAGCGAAGTATGCGGCGAGCTGACCACCGAAGTACGTAGTCGAGTTCGACGTAAGGGTAGCTACGTTGCCCGACAAGCCAGCGGTCGTCTGGTATCCAGAAGCAGCGATCGAGCCGAGATACGCTGCCGAGTTGACGTTTAGGTTACCTTCAGTCTTTGCGTTGAGCAAAGCAGCGTTGGCAGCGGTGCCGGAGAACGACGTGCTGTTGATGGACGCGTTGACCGTGCTGTTGCCGACCGATATGCTGTTGGCAGAAGCTGAGTTAGAGACGCTGAAGTTACCCGCAAGGATGTTGACGTTACCGGAAGTCACGTTGATCGTGTTACCGAACGTCGAGATCATGCCGGCGCTGGTTACGTTCAAGCCGTTTGCAAAGTCGCCGGTCATGCCGTACACGATCCACCTTGCGGTAGAGTTACCTAGCTGCAGGCTGTTACTTGACGGGAAGATCGACGAGTTGCCCGTACCGTTATATGACAAGGTACCGGTGACCGTGAAGTTACCGCCGACAAACAGGTTGCCGACGATGTTCGCACTTCCTACGTTGGCTAGACCTGTAACTACCAAGTTACCGTTGTTGATAGCCGAGTTGACAGTGCTGTTGCCGATCGACAGAGTCGAGGTATTCAGGGTAACGTTCGAGCCGACCACGACAGAGGTAGCCGCGTTCACCGTAGTCGAGTTGACAGATACCGCGTTGACCGTCGACGTGTTGATGGTGACCGAGTTTACTGTAGCGGCGTTGGCGAAGGTCGCGTAGACGTTAGTCGCAAAGACCGTGTTCGTCTGGACGTTCGCTAGGGCGTTAACCGTAGTCGCGTTTACGTTGGTAGTGTTGGCGACGTTGGTGTTGAGGTTGGCCGCGGTGACTAGACCGGTCGTGTTGATCGAGGTCGAGTTGACGACTGTCGAGTTGACGTTACCGGTATGTAGGCCGACGGTGTTGCCGTTGACTGTGGTGACGTTGATCGTGACGGTGTTGACGACGCCACTTCCTACTACTGAGTTTACAGTAGAGTTGCCGACAGAGATGGCGGTTGTATTGATAACGGAAGCGTTAGCAGCTGTACCGACGATGATCTGTCCAGAAGTAGAGTTGACAGAGATCGCAGTAGAGTTTACCGTCGTGTTACCCGAAGGGCTCGCTATTACCTCTGATACGTTATTGACAAAGCCGTATACCGTAGAGTTACCAGAGAAGAAGTGAGTCGAGTTCGAGAAAGTATTGACGGTAGTGTTACCGACCGATACAGCGAAGCTGTTTGCTATCAGCTGCTGAGTGCTGTTGCCGATGAACACCGCCGAGGTGTTTACTGTGACGTTTGAGCCGACTACCGCGCTCGTAGTAGCGTTCACGGTAGCGGAGTTGACCGACGCTGCGTTTACTGTAGACGTGTTGACGGTTACGGCATTTACCGTCCCAGTGACGTTGATCGACGTCGAGTTGACCGTAGTCGTATTGACGTTGCCGACGTTTGCGAGTCCGGTAACGTTGAGCGAAGAAGAGTTCGCTACTGACGTGTTGAGGTTACCGACGTTTGCGAGTCCGGTAACGTTCAGAGTAGTAGAGTTTGATACGTTGGCAGTCGAGTTACCTAGCGTAGCCAGACCCGTGACGTTGAGCGAAGAAGAGTTTACGACGCTGGTATTAAGGTTGCCAACGTTCGCTAGACCAGTCACGTTCAGCGTAGACGAGTTGGCCACGTTCGTGTTGAGGTTGGCTACGTTTGCTAGACCGGTAGAGGTAAACGAAGTAGAGTTGACCGAGACAGCATTTACAGTCGAGGTATTGACCGTAACGGCGTTGACGATTACAGCTAAGACGTTACCGGTATGTAGGCCGACCGAGTTACCATACATGGTAGTCGTATTGATCGTTACCGTATTGACTACGCCGCTTCCTACTACCGAGTTGACGGTAGAGTTACCTACCGAGATCGCAGTGGTGTTTATAGCAGTAGCGTTGGCTGCGGTACCGACGATGACCAGACCAGACGTCGAGTTGACGGTGACGCCGGTAGCGAATATAGCCGTGTTGCCGAGCGGGTTCACTACTACTTCTGCGGTGTTGTTACCGAAGCCGTAGTAGGTAGAGTTACCCGAGAAGAAGTGAGTCGAGTTTGAATATGTGTTGACGGTAGAGTTACCGACCGAGATCGTCGAGGCGTTCGCCGTGAACTGCTGAGCGGCGGTGCCGACTTGAATGGCAGAGGTGTTCAGCGTAGAGTTAGCGCCGACTACTACCGAGGTGGTAGCGTTTACCGTCGCGGAGTTTACCGAGATCGAGTTGACCGTCGAGGTAATTACCGACACCGAGTTGGCGACGTTGGTGTTTAGGTTGGCGACGTTAGCGAGTCCACTGACGTTTAAGTTAGCAGAGTTCGACGTACCGATGACTGTGAGATTGGAAGCGAACTTGACGTTGCCGGAGACGTTGGCTGTGCCTACTACGGCGAGGGTCGCGTCGGCAGACGCGCTGTTGATACCTACTGATCCAGCAGTCGCAACAATGAGTGTGGAATTGACCACGATGCCGTTCTTGACGACAAAGTCTTTATCCGCCATTCTCCGTTCCCTTTCCCGGTTGGCTCTTTTTCTTTTATTTATAAAAAGAAGAGATCAGACGGGTATGGATTTCTGAGAAATTGTTGTCTTAGAAGAAGTATTTGAGACGGTTATAGAAGACCTAAACGGGCTAGACGCAGCGATAGATACCGAGTGTGGGAATACTCGAGAAGTGAGGTTAGAAGACCTAGCCGAGACCGAAGTCTTTATAGAAGAACTTGAGTCGAAGCTCGACTGTACTATGCTGTTGTTGACCACTACCTAGTGACCTGTGGAGTCACGGTAGCTATGCCCTCGATTACCCTGTAGACCGAGTTGGCTACAGTGTCGGTAAGCTCGACGTCGTAGACGTACCTTCCTGAGTCAAGAGATCCAGTAGTGACGTAGTCGAGTGAGAGGGTGATCAGACCCGAACTGTTTCCTGAAGAGGTCGAGAAAGAGACTGAGCTGTTAGACGTGTACCACTTCCTGAGCTTAGCCGACGCGGTGTAGTTGGTGAGGTCGATCGGGTCGTTGTTTACGTCGGTCACGGTGAGGGTAGCGCTGAAGGTACTTCCCTGATCTATGACTAGGTTCGACTTGACGGCCATGTTACACCGATACCATTGTCTTGACGATGTTGATGGTGCTATTCGTAGAGACGCCAGGAGTATAGAGAAGGTTTACGTTACCCGAAGCGACGTTGGCCGAGAACTGAGCGAGTGAGCTGTTGCTGATGAGCGTGGCGTACTCCGTCACGTACACGTTGCCTCCGCTCTGGAGGAGCATTATCTCGGTAGCCTGATAGTTGTTGGCGTTGTTGTCCTTGATGCTTATGACGTACTTGACGGTCCTGAAAGACGAGTTCGAGAACGTGTCGATGACTTGTCCAGCAGAAGAGTTGACGACTAAGTTAGCTGACTGATATACCGAGAGTCCCTGTCCAACTGAGACGTAACCGTTTACGCTGACCGAGTTACCAGAGAAAGCGGTGTTTGACTGGATGTACAGAGTAGAGTTTGCTCCCTGTACGTTACCCGACCTGATGTTGGTAGCGACTAGGGTGTTTGCACCGAGGATGCCCTGAACGTAGCCGTTGCCGTAAGTGTAGTCACCGGCGCCGGTAGGGGAAGCGGTAACTACTATGCTCTGCAGCGCATAGATGGCGCTGTTGGTCGCGGCTATCCATGAGTCGAAAGTATCTGAAGAGACGTTGACCGTTGGTAGATATGTATTAGCCATTCTTTACCGCCTGCAGGATTGACTTGAGCATGTCTTTGATCTCACTTACTTCGCCTCTTATATCGTCGACTTGGTTCTTAAGAGAGTTTACCTCTTTAGCCCTAGCGACCTGTTCTCTATACGTGAGATACTCTGACTCATTCGTATTTATAATTGCGCCTGTAGACTTGTCTCGCATCAGTCCAGCAGCGTTTGTCTTTTCTAGATCAATCATGCAGACACACCGATCGCCCTGATGTTGTTTACCATAGGAGCTACTGCGACGCTGTTAGATAGCAGGACCATCTTGATCTGGAAAGTATCGTAGGTATCAAACGGTACCATAGATGAGTTGTAGTACCTGATGACGTTTCCGTTCGTGATGTTGTTGAATGCCTGATATGGATATCCGCTCGAGATGATCGCACCCGAAGACTGAATGATCGGGGCACGGCCGAGAAGGGCGATGTTGAAACCGCTTCCGACTAAGTTGTTGTTTGCGACGACGTCAGTCAAGATAAGTGAGGTGTCGTTCGCGACGCTGTTGACTACCGAGATCTGGTAGTTGTTAGAGAACAGTGGACTCTGGATCTTGATCAGGTCGCCTGGCTTATAGTCGAGTGAGAAAGTAGTTCCGGAGCCAGTAATCGTCGAGTTGCTGAGAGTCGTCTGAACCGTTCCAGTCGAAGTGAATACTGTGTTCGGCTGCGCTTGGAACCCATACGTATATTCCTTGACATCCGAGTAGTTACCCTGTCCAGAATAGACCGAGGACATAGCGGCGTTGGTGTATGTAAGTCTCGTCCAGTCTTTGTCGTCAAACGAGTCAAAGTCTGCGCTGTTGTAGATCTTAGCAAATACTTGAATGTCGGTACCGACAGGCCTGTACGCGTCGATGTATACTACGATGTCCTCGGCCATCTTACCCTGAGCAAAGTTGATCTTGGTAGAGATATGCTTTGCTAGAGCGTTTCCGTGACGAGTATTCTCGTTGCTGTAGTCGTTGTTGATGACATAGGTCTCGTTGAACACGTCCGTAAAGACGGGGTATGGATAGCTGAAGTCGCTGTTCGAGACGGCGTTTACTACCAATACGCTGTTAGAACTTGAACCAAGGACCTCGTTTGAGCGAGACATCATCACATAGACGCTGTTTGATTCAAGATGAGTATTTGAATAAATCGCAAGCGGGACGGCATTTATTGAGCTGGCTAGTCTTGACTTTCCGGTCAAAGCATCCCTAGTCCAGTTCAAGACCATCTTGAGATCGTAGCTTCTATCGTGGATAGACCTAGTTAAGCGAATAGCAGGGACTACCTTGCTGATCGGAATGTCGATTACTGTAGTGTTACTGAATACGAGACCGCTGTGCTCAGTCCTAACAGTCGAGCCGACAAAGAAGCTCAAGTTGGCGCCTGAACCAGAAGAGAGGGAACCACCCGAGTTTAAGATCCTATACTTGATATTGTTAAGGGTGTTGACTCCTGGAAAACCATAACCCGTATTTGAAATAGTGACCGAGGTGATGCCGCCCGAGCCGTTTACGGCGATGTTAGCATAGGCATAGCATCGAGTATTTCCATAGCTTGGATACTGAGTATTTGCAGTAGAGATCTCGATGTAGTCAGAAGATGAGTAGCCAGTTCCGGTAGAGCTCTCGACGTTGGCACCCGGAGCCATGCTGGCGACTGTGGCGGAAGTAGCGTATATGAACTGACCGTAGCCGTAGTTGAACCTATCGCCGATCCTGCGATCGCGCGGCATCGACGTGGCAGCGAAGACGTCAAACGTTGAGTTGATGACACCGTATCCGATCTGACGGAAAGAGCCCTGACGGTCGAGGTATCTCTTGAGAGTCTTAGGGGCGTCTCTGTATGTCCAGGTCGTACCGTTGTCCGAAGATACCGCGATGTAGTGGTCTCTCTTAGATCCCCTGCCTCCGACAGCTACAAAGTTTCCATTGCCGTAGGATACGCTGAAGATATACTGACCGACATGGGAGCTGTCGATTGGTCTGTAGACCCAGTTCAGTCCGTCAGTAGATGTCTGGACGCCAGAGCTTCCGACTGCGACATAGACGCTGTTGCCGTATGTGACATCGAAGTACTGGCCCTTGCCTACACTGTTCTGCGATACTGCACTCCACGTAGCTCCGTAGTCGGTAGAGATGGCGAACGTATTATCACCGACGGCAACGAACGTTCCGGCCGCTCCATAAGTCACGGACCTGAGAGCGCCGCTCGAAGTTGAACCGGAGAAAGTCTTCTGCGTCCACCCAGCAGTGCTGTTTGTGATAAGTGTGCTGTTAGATACGAGGATGTATGCTCCGGTCTTGTCAGACTTATACCTGCCGACCGCGACAAACGTACCACCGCCGTATGCTACGCCTCTGAGAGCATACTGTCCGTCGATCTGAGGAGTCACCGACTTGTACCAAGTGCTTAGAGAAGCGTTCGAATACAGCGCCAGCGAGTTGTTTCCAACAGCGACGAAAATGTTGTTTCCACTGATGACGGAGTATAGAGCGGCATTAGATGAAGAGTTCGAGAACTTTGTAGTCCAGTTGATAGCATCGGTAGACGACTGAATAGTCTGCTTCTCACCAACGGAGACGATCGCATTGACCGAGGCTTGAGTGCCTACGGTGATTCCGTACATCGGAGTAGTTATCGAGCTGTTTGAGATCGAGAATATCCCGTTGTAGCTTACCTGTGGCAGGTTGAGAGCAATGTACTCGATGGCGTTATTGACGAATCTAACTACCGAGTTTGCATTTGAGTTATCAAGATGAACTATGTTCTGATTCTTTGTCCTGAAAACGTCGGTATCATCGTAGTCACCATCAGAGTCAGGAAGAAGATGATTTCTATTATCCATTAGAGACAAGACACCGACAGGAGAGATCGACATCCTCGCCGTAGTATCACTGAAAGTCGGGTTGTTATCGACTATGATTGCCGACGCGTTTACGATAGACACGATCTTTCTGACGTCGGTATCGCTTCTGAACGGATCATACTGGTTCGAGCCGGTAGGGTACTTGATCTTTGGACGAGCTAGGAAGTTTCTGGTATCGGTGTCCATGTAGTTGTTAGAGATGAGAACGATGTACATGTCGTCTGTACCGTTCTGCTTATACACATTGGTAAAGTTGATCTTACTGGTATCATTTGATCTGATGGTAGTGGAGCTCGAGTTTACGGTAAGGGTTCCGTTGAGCATAGGAGTGACTTGATATACGAGCTCACCCTTGTTTGAATAGTCGTCCCAGCCGATAGTATGAAGGATCGATGAAGAGCCGCCGCGCTTGCTGTAGCGTCCACCGTATATGGCATATGAGTTAAGCTTATCGAAGGTGATAAACTCTTGACGATTCTTGACGTTGTTGTAGACAGCGCTGTATCCAGAGATAGCAGCGTTTGAAACCACAGAAGAGACATTAAACCTAGCACAGAAGACAGTGAACTTTAAGTCCATGTTCTTAAGTGACTTCCAGTACGATTGAGTACCGCTCGAGTAGCCTATTGAGCCGCTGTTAGAAGAACTTGGAGGAGCAGAGCTTATAAGGGCTTCTGCTAGCTCATAGTAAGCTACGACGTTCTTTGCAAATGCGCCAGCTGCTGTCTGGTTAGTTCCGACGATGATGTCGTTCTCACGAGCCGACCAGAGCACGAAGTCCTCGTCACCGTCGTACTTTACAAGGATGGCATAGGTCTGATTAGTCTGGAGGATGATAGGGTAGCTTGAGAAATAGAATTTAGTACCCGTAGAAGCATCAGTCGACGCAGCTATATCGCTGTACTCGAGTCTCGATACGGCTCTATCTACGAGACCATTAATGTTTGGCGACCCATCAGGCAGCACCTTGGAGATGGTAACGGTAACGCCAGGGTTGTTGATTCCTGACTTGTTGTTAGTAGCCTTAGGTACGCTCTTGAAGTAGAGATTTATACTTGTCAGAACAATGTTATCGGACTTTGCGACAGCGTCACCATCAACGTAGAAAGTCTGAGCCAGATTGAACAGCATCAACGATTCCTTTTAATTTTAATTCTTAGTATATTTATTCACACATTAAGCGAAAGCATTACCATCAGAAGTAGCTCCGTAGTTTCCACCAGCTTCTTTCGTACCTGTACTTTTTGAGCCGCTTGAGCTATCAGAGCTAGATTCAGATTTTTCAGAACTAGGTTCAGAAGATACTTCTGGTCCGCGATTGTCGCGGTCCCCTCCTCGATCTCTGTCGTCACTATCAGCAGGCTGGGCAACTGCTCTTTTAGGCTTCAAGAAGAACGATGCGAGTGACGTATTGTCTGTGTTGAATACTTTGAACAGCTTGTTACCAGGATCTACTGTAGCTCCCTTCATGTGCATCACTAGAACGCTGTCTGCTAGGAGTACTGTCTCATCAAGCTTTATGTTCATGTAGAACTCAATCTGCCCCTTAGTGTCTGTCAGGAAAGTTCCACCGAGCACGCCACACCTGTATGTATTAGGGTAGAAACCTGAGTTGACCACGATTATATTATTTGCCACATCTTTGTCATCTAACTTAATAGAATGTACAGTAGAAGGCTTTAGACCCTTAATCTTGACGTGGACGCGATTACCCTGCCAGATCTGTTGGACCATCTTGTGTAGCTTAGAGTACGTGTTTACTTCAAGATAGTCAGGATCAAGTAGAGTAACTATCCCGTTGTAGATGATAGGCTGAACATTTGAGACGACGTTTGTCACGGTAGCGAGTGACTGACTTACGAGACTGTATTCCGTATAAGCGACTGGCCAGGTAGGCTTCCACTTAACGATGTGAGTGTCTACCGGAGGCGTCACGAAGCTGTTGGATACGGCTGCATAGAACTCTGGGTTCTTTAGATCAGAGTACTTTGTAGTAGAGAAGTCGTCGACAAAGAAGCCGAACTTGAACCTATTGATTCCAAAAGATACAGAGCTTGGAATCGTTAGATCTTTAATGCTTCCTTCAAGAGAAGACAACGCGACGTAGTACTCGAGAGCAGAGATCCTCCTCTCAAGCGTTCCGATGTTAGCCATCGTATATCCAGCCGGCTGATAGCTTTGGATAACAGAGTCGCTGTACTTGGTAGTGATGGTATGCTTGTTATTTCTCTGGAAACTAAACTTCTCGCTAGCTACGCCCGTCGACAAGATGTCTGCAATCTGCTGAGACCTCTGGAATGGAAGTCCAGGATACGGAGGCACGACCATGACATTGATAGGCATGCTGTTCTTCGGTGTAGATGGGACTTTATAGGTAGCACCAGATGATGCCTTGCCTGCAAGTATCGATATCTGGTTATTGGTATTTACTAAGACAAGGTCGGCTCTTCCCATGAAGAACGACGCGTCAAAGTTGACGCCAGTTCCAGACACTGGAAACTTCTTATCATTAGTAGGATCGCTGGTCGTTCCAAAGTTAGTGGTATAGGCTGGGTTAATCGTCGAGTTAGCCTGAATCGTAGTAAGTACCGCGGTGTTGACTACGCGAGGCCTGAAGTCGATAGTATCGATCAGATCATAGTACCCGCCAGTATCCGAGAACATCTCAGGAATCTCGAGTGTGTTCGGCGCGCTTCCGCTTACTAGACTCGAGAGAGGGAGTGAGTCGTTGGTGAACCTAGTTGCTAGATCAGGATTTACATAAGAAGAAACAGTGTAGAGTGACGCACCAGACGCAGTGAACGCGTCGAGCTGCACTAGAAGCCAGTTAGCGGTCGAGAGAGCTAGAGACGCCTTGCTCTTGAGATACAAGAATCCATGATCGTAGAAGTCGGTGTTCTGGTTATGATCGATATAGAACTGATCAGTGACGTCCGAGTCAGAGTCTGACACTGAGAAGTTGTCACTCATGTAGACTTTCTTGAGTCTAAAGATATCTGGGATGCCGAGACACCAAGGACCCGCTACACCTGCTACGTTGTTTGCGAGGCTCAGCTTAACGAAGATGTCGCGGTTAGTGACCTTAGACGTAGGCTGAACACCGTTCCTGAATACAGGATACGTAATCACGACGTTTGAGCTACCAGTCGCAGTAAAGTTCATATTTAGATAGATGTTGAGGCTAGTAGCAGTCGAGTTCGTATTGATTACGAAGTTGTCACGCGCATTAGCGCTCGCGATAGGGAAAGGAACGTTCCGCGGATAGTACCTGCTGATCACCGCTGAAGAGTTGGTGAAGGCAGGGGCAGCGTCGAGGGTGATAGACGTGTCGCTGTTTACAGACACGACTTTTCTGATCGAGACACCGCCGGTTGAGTTGGCAGAGATTGAGACGTAGTCTCCAGTAGCTAGACCGTCTGCATTCTGTGCGGTGAACGTAGTGCTCGTACCGACCATGATCAAGTTAGAGCTGTTAGCCGATACCGTTCCGCCGAGCGAAGGAGTGACTGTTAGACCGGCATTGAGAGGTACGATGGTGATGTCGTTCTTATCATCATACGACAGGGTATAGTTGTTCTGGTAAGGGAACTTTTCAGGGCTAGTCAGAGTGATGGTCGTGACACTCGAGCTGCTGTTGCCGATAGTTAATGAGCTGTTCGAAAGAGACCTTGCTAGATATGTGATGTTGTTAGCGGCACGAAGTGACTTGAATCCAGACTGGAATATAAGCTTGCTGTTAGAAGATAGGACTGCGCTGTTCGCAAGAGTCTGACCAGCTTGGCTGCTGATAGATACGGTCACTACGTCGGCGATGCCCTTATAACCGGCTGATACGTTGTTATAGTATACGCTCTTTATTGTCGAGAAAGAGATGCCAGTATTCATCTTGACGTTGAAAAGGAACATCCTGTACTTAGCTAGCGGGTCTCCCTGAGCGCCGGAGATGTGGATAAGCTGACGAATGTTAGCTGTACCGATCGGGTTGCCTACAGGTGATATAGTTCCCGTAGAGTAGCTGCTGTTGGCGAAGTAAGCAGGGGTATCGTATAGAGTTACCTGATCGCCCGTGCTGAACTGGAACACGCCGCCGAGCTGTATGACGTCGATGTAGTTACCGTATGTAGCGGTGATTCCTGCCCCATATGAGTAATCGTAGTCGATACCTTTTTTAATGTCGGCAGAATAGTTGCTCAGGGTCTCTACCCTGTAGCCTGAGATGTATCCCTGTCCTGGATCGACGATGACTGAGAACGTATTAGCTTCGACGCTTGAGTTGAGGGGCGACCTAGAGGTAGACTGGAACCTATTGGTTGCAAAGTTGCCAGCTGACTCGGCAGTCCTGCGAGCCATCTCGTCAGAGATCGAGTTGAACTGAGTCTGCTGGTTCTGCTTGTAAGGGTAACCTTCCGAGAAAGAAACGATGCTTAGAAACTCTGCGTTTGCCTGAGCCACGTCTGTGTTTACTACTAGAAGGGTAGGGACGATCTTGAGACGATCGGCGCCAGGAGCTACCTCGTTGAAGGTGCCCGTTGCGTTGTCTAGCAGAGAAGGGTCGACGTTGTAGTTTACGATCGACTCTACGGCCGTGAAGCCGATTGAGATGTTATTCGGAGAGTTGCTGTACTTGGTTACGATTACGGTCTGCGGATCGACGTTTAAGAAGTAGCCGTTCTTGTAGATGATGCCGCTGGTGACGCCGAAGGCGTAGCCGTTGCCGATGGCGTCGATGTTGCTCGATACCTTGACCTGTGCGATGTAGTTGAACGCAGATAGGTTCAGGGCAGAGTAGTTGCCTGCGGCAGACGCTGAGGACTGACGAATGGTCAGGTAAGGAGCCGAGTAGTAGTTTGATCCGCCACTGGTTATAGTCAGCTGCTGTACTGTTCCGTTCTGCGTATCGGTCGTGAGATAGCCTGCTGCTCCGGAACCGATGATGTCGGAGACCGTGCCGGTAGCGCCGCTGCTCGATCCAGTGATGCCAAAGTTGTTTGAGAACTGCCAAGTAGATACCGGCGTCGCTAAGTTTGTTAAGTCGTTCTGCGTGCTGTTTGAGAACGGCTTGAGACCGAGGATGACGCTGCCCTGAATCGTAGAGGTATCTACCGAGACGATCGTCGCCCTGCTCGCGGTGGTAGACTGAGTGATCTTCTCACCGACCGTGAACGCAGCTGTCGACGTAGGAGTTACCAAGATAGACGAGACAAAGACGAGACTGTCGGCGTTGCTGAAGTTGCCTCCGCCGTTGACGATCTGTGTCTTGCCGATCGAGTTGTTGCTTTCGTATACGGTAAGAGTGTCACCTACCGAGAAAGCCGAGGAGTTTCCAGAAGTACCGCTGTTGATGTATCGAACATATAGGGTGCTAAGGTCTGGATTGGTTGACTCATAGCCTACGGTGTAGTTGAGAACATAGGCCATAAGGTTGGCGCTGTTCTTAACGAAGTGGTTTAGATAGTTAGCTGGATTTGTAGGAGTTCCATCTAGCTCTTGGTCGACGAGCTTAGCATAGGGATAGTTGCTGTAGAATACGAAGTTACAGCCGTCGATGATCGTGCCGCGCTTGTAGATGTTGTTACCAAAGCGCTCGATCTGGTTCTGAAGAGTCGTCTGCAGCTGATTGAGCTCTCGAGTCTGGACAGCCACTGAGGGCTTAAACAAGATCTTGTAGTACTCTTTCGCCGGATCGAAGTCATCAAAATATGGAGAGACGCTGAGGTTCGTGGTAATAGGCATATTCTATCCCTGTTAAAACTCGAGGATGAGCTTAAAATTCTCTGATTGATCACTCTTTCGAGTAATTGGATCTATGTTCTCAATGTATAGAACTTGTCCAGAACCATACACTAGCTCCGGATAGTATTTATTAGACATGGTGAACTTCGCGCCGCTGGTCTGACCAAGTAAATATCCACCACCAGCAGTGATAGCGCCGGTCTGATCTGTCAAGTATATCCTCTTGTAGGTACCATAGTCTACAAGGGAGTGGAACGTAGCGTTGGCATACTGATTATCTGAGGGTACTACTTGCTCGTCAGCGATGAACGTTCCAGAAGTAAGGGTGCCGTCATATGAGAACATCTGGACGAAGGTCTGGAAACCCTTAGTCTGATTGCTTCTAGACACCGAGTTGACCGTAGCTACAGCTCCCGTAGTAAGTCCGATGACTTGATCGCTGGTAGCAAAGGTACCATATGTATTAGTCACGACAATGTTGTTGAGGGCCTGACTTACGACGACGCCGGTGCTGACTACGTCTGACTCACCATAGATGCCTAGAGAGTCAGTAAAGGTAGCTCCAGTGTTTAGGGTGAGATATACAGAGTTCGTAACGCTTGAGACTTTTGCGAACTGATATATTGTGTTTGAGCTGTTTGTGATGTAGATATAGTCGCCCGCAGCATATGACTTATTAAAGCTGGTGCCGAAACCCACTATGACCGAGTTTCCTGTCTGTGTAGTGATTGTTCCTGAAAGAGCGTAAGGCTTGAACTTATAGATGTTCTCTGCAGGAGCAAAGGTACCGATCTTGTTGTTGACGTTGAGCGAGACGTTCGCGAACAGCGGGTCTTTAAGTATTCCGTACTGAGAGTACGTGTTGTTGGCTATGATGGAGTTAGCTTCAGAGTTAGCTAGAGTGACGCTGACTCCTACGTACTTGGCTCCGAGCTCCTCGTATGGGTTGGCGCCATGACCCCCTCTTGGAGGGAGAATCGGCCTGACAGAGGCCGCTGAGAATCCAGGCTGCTGCGAGACGATAATAGGAGCGTTTACAGTCGCGGTAGCATACTTATAATCCTTGCCGCGTTCGAGCATCTTGACTCGACTGATCGTGTTGCTCGACGATGCATTGATGACGGCGATAGCGACTGCAGTGATCGTCTCGGTAGAATCTCCGACGATGTCTACTGAAGGGTAGATCTCAAAGCTGCAGGTGTTGTCCGGAACTGGATTGAAAGCGCTCTGAAGCTGGACGTATACCGTGCTTCCTGTAGTAGAAGAGGCTATGATCTTTCTATACTGTCCAACCGATGGTGAGCTCGCCGTGCTCCCAGTGATGTGGATATAGCAGCCGACATAGAAGTTAGGAGTCGCTACGCCGCCGGTTATGCCGTAGTAGGTCGGGCTTCCTGTCAAGTTGAGCGGAATAGTACCGCCGACGTAGTCGCTGAAAACTTTAAAGGTACCACTCGCGATGTAGTTACTATATCCGGAACCACCGCTGTCGACAGAAACGACATCGATAGAGCCTGGAACTGATACAGCTATCACCGAACTGTTTGGGACTACCGGTAGATACTGAGAAGTCGTGAATTTAGTGTTGGATCCCGAATCAATAGAGTACATGTACTTCCATACATATCCGTCACTGGTGATAAAGATCTCATCATTGATGTCGATCTGCGCTACGTCGGGAGGGACTGTTGAAGCATTGTTTGAGTTGTTGAAGAGACACTTGAAGATGTTGCCGCCGTTGTTTACAAAGAAGGCTTTAGTAAAGAGCAGTGGGTCTCGATCATCATACTGAGCATACACCGAGTTTGCTGTGTAGTCGTATCTAGGAATGCAGAGACTGACATCGGTATTTGCAATCTTCTTTCCAAACAACATGTTTCTATATGCATCGGACAGAGTATCATACGTATCGTCGTTTGGAACGGGTGGAGTAGAGCCGACCCTATTACTGTATCCAACGAAGAAGTAGTATCTGTTATCTCCTGAAACAGATGACTCCCCAGAAGAGTTAAATGAGTCCAAGAAAGACTTAGCGTTGTTGATACTGTAGTTGGTTGTTATCAGCCTATTTGCCATTATGATGCCCGAGCTTATAGTTGAATACTGTTAGAATATGAAGAGTTACTCACGACGATCTTAGCGTTTGCCACTACCATCTGAGTATTTGAGAAAGCCTTCTTTGAGATACCATAGAAGTGCTTAGTACCGGACAAGTGAAGGACCTTGTCTATCATGTCAGAATACTTCTCTGAAGAGACCGCGGTGTTGATCACGTACGAGAAGTCTTGATAGTAGTCGCCATCGAATAAGTATTTATCAGCGCTCAAGAAGCCACTCTGAGTCAAGTACTTACCTGAGCCTCTGCCTTGCTTTCCAAGGCTTACTTTGATCGTTCCAGTTCTCGTGCCGTCGAGTGAAGAGAAGTTGACTGTATCGCCATCGATGTATCCAAATCCTGAGTCGACGATGTCCATGGAAGCTACTGAGCCGGTAGCGCTGACAGCCTTGGTCTGAACGACGTCGTTGAATCCAGCAAAAGCACTTGCCTGAGGCTGCAGTGTAAAGAGACTTGAGTTTGCGAGTGAGGTCGTCCCTCTGATCTTATAGTCTACCGTGCTGTTTGCCTGCACGAACTTATCATAGAAGGTAGTCCTTCTTACATACAGCGTGGTGCTGTTCGAGGTCTGGACGATACCTCTGCCGTTCGTCGTATCCTGCGTCACTATCTCGCCTGGAATAAAGCTTCCGTTAGTATTCGAGAGAGTAAAGATGAAGTCTCTCTTTCTGAAGTTATAGATTCTCGGCTCGATCGTTGTGATGAACGGAGCATACGTGTAGTTTATTCCTGGATTCACTGCCGTTATAGTCGAGATAGTACCGACTGTAATTGCAGTATTGTTTAGAGCGTCGCTCAGCTTTGTGGCATGATTAGCAGAAGCTAGCTTGAAAGTTACTCCGCCGGTACCAACGTAAGTCGCTGAGTTGAGACTTACTGACTTGAACGGAAGTATCAAGTCAGCTAGATAGACGTCGTCGGTATACGAGATAGTAGCGACGTTGAAGTTAGCTCCTGAACCCGAAGACACGCTATATACCTGACCGTTTGATCCGTACTTCGGTTCATAGACGAAGTTGCCAGGAAAGCTTACAAATCCGCTGTTACTGGTCTGGATTATGCCGACGTCGATGGCTATTGAGTTTACTGTAGCGATAGCTGTGTTTGATCTATTATAGATAGAGTATCCGCTGATAAAGAGTCCGATGCTGTTGGTGACGTATAGGTTTCCAATTAGACCGTTAGCGACTACCGACTTTACTATAGCGTTGGCTGTCTCTACGCCAAGTGGGTTGACCTGATATATCTGGTCGGCAATCGAGAAAGACCCACCAATCCCGCTGTAGTTAACGTAACCGTTGGAAGATAAGCCGACGCCAGTACCCGTAGCAGAGACGTCGACGTATGACGCAGAGTTAGCGGTTATCGAGTTACTCTGATTATAGTATACGCTGTTAGATTGAAGGTTACCTGTAAGTATAGAAGCTAGGATGTAGGCTGAGTTTGGCGTACCAGAAAGCGAGATCGAGATGACGCGACCGGTCGAGTTGACGACTCCGCCTGAATAAGTGCTGATTATGTCGCCTACGGCAAACATAGCAGAAGCTGAGTTTGATACGTACTTGCCATAGCTCATCTGGATATTAGCTAGTGGCTGAATTACTTTGCCGACGGTAAAAGTAAAAGTATTGAGATCGATTGGAACGATGTTGACGTTACCAAGTCTCAGCACGTTAGAGGAGACTAGGTTATACGATGAGTTGGTGCTGTATCCCCATCCGCCGTCCAGCAGTGTGATCTGCGCTGCGCCTGAGATCGAGGCTAGAGAAGATACTCGTCCAAGTCCCTGCTTTCCTCTTCCGCTGCTGCTATAGATGTTTACAATCTCACCTATACTAAATCCAGCGCCGCCATCGGATATGATAGCCGAAGTAAGCGAGCCGACAACGATCGGGTTAACGTAGCTGACTGTAGAGTCTGCAGTTGCAAGGGTAATCGTCTCACCGGTGATGAAGTCCTTGGTTATTCCCGAGATGTAGAATACGTCGATGTACTTTCCCTGAAACCTTCTGGTAACCACGCCGTCGACGAACGCGGTAGCTCCTGAGTTTAGTCCGATGATCTCTTTGTTTACAAAGAACCTGTTACCATCGTTCTGCGTTACCTCGAGATAAGTCGGGCTGTACCACTTGGCATCAGAAGACCTCATGACGTCGAGTCCAGGATAGTAGACCTGAGCGTCTTCACCGAACACGAGTCTGAAGAATAAGTTGATGGCCCTCTCGGTACCCTTTGATCTATACAGGTCTAGACTGTGCTTGACGAGGAGTCGCGTGTTGGTAGCGGTCTGGAACTGGATGTTCTTGAGGTACTTCTCTTTGAAGTGAACTAAGAACGATTCTTCGGTCGTGTCGATGTCTTGAAAGTTCTGAAGTTTTCTAGAATAGTAGACTGGCCCCTGAGACTCCATCCACTCATAGTACTGCTTGACGAACTCAACAAAGAGCGGTCCGTCTTCCCTATAGACAGCTGGGAACTGAGAAGGGATGAGGGTCGAGATCAGAGGGTAGCTGTTGGGAGCAGCCATGTCTTACTCCCTTATAGCTTGAATTGTTAAGTTGATCTCACTCGGCTCTAGCTGTAGAATATCGTTCTGCCCAGCATAGATGTCTTTCTCTGCTGTGATCGCGTATATCTTGAGCTCTGGGCCACTGTAGTAGTCGATGCTAAAGTTCACTAGATTAACGACTCCAGATGCATAGTCAATGGTTCCAACTTCTTTGACTACAATGTGGTTATTGCCTGACGACTTAACTATCCTGATGATGCCGTTAGCGTCGTCTTCGAGGTAGCAGGCCTCGCCATTGTAGAAAATCTCGGAAGAGTAGATCGCATGAAGGTCGGCGATCGGATGAACTTTTCCAATAGGGAAGAGAGTATCGAGGATAGGTAGGTTAAAGTTGATCTTGATATTCTGAGAAGTGTTCAGCTTTGGATAGATCTTCTTGTAAGCGTATACTTCGGTCTCGTTGCCAATAATAGAAGTATCTGATGCGTCGATGGCTTTGGTAAGCTGGCTGTATCTCAAGATCGAGTTAAACTTTCCAAGATACGTAGAATCAAAGTTTACAACTGAGTTCTTGACGATGGTGGCGACCTCTGTCGGAGTCATGTTAGTCAAGTTAACGTTGTATCTCACTAGAGAGTTGATGCTATAATAGATATATGTAGGCGATACGAATATAGGCTCGTGTGTGAGCGGCATCTTAGGCTTTAAGAAGTTATAGTACAGAGTCTTCTTAGAGTCCGGAAAGCCTTGCACGTTTGAGATATCTACTGAGACGAACACCTTGCCGTATCTAGGAGGGTTGACCGTCTCACCGCCGTAGATCGCGATGTTCTTGATCTCGGGAAACTGGATCTTTATTAGAGTCTCATAGTCGGTCGGCGTGACTGCGCGCTCTTGAGTCTGGAAGTATCTAGGCGCGTTGAACTTGACCGAGCTGGCGGTCTCTTTAATGCTTCCTCCGATAGCTGAGGACTGAGTAGTGACCGTGGCCGAGCCTAGAAGAGCGCCGCCGGTGATGTCTGAGTTCAGAGTAAACTTAGAAGCTCCGTTTGGACCAGTGCCACTCGAGATTCTATAGTTGATCGAGATGATGGCGCCGTCTTTAGGGCGACGGCCCGAGATCCCGTCGCCAAAGACTACTTCAAACATCCCGTTCTCAGAGCCCTGTACGAAGAATACTTTGGACTGATCTGTGACGTCGAGAAGGGTCTGCTTCTTGAGATATGAGAGATAAGTCGATCCGTCTTCGATCAGCGTGACTGCTATGGTCGAGATATCGACTGTGTCGTTTGTAAGGATAAATCTCTGATTGGTGTCAGAGTAGTTCATAATGAACGTGTCAGTGACGTATGAGCCTTCATATATGTCGATGTTCGGGATAGTCCAAGTATTGTTACTTGAATGGAATACCTGAGTAGCGTCTGTATAGAAGCTGTAGCTGTTCGTGCCGACCTTGGCGGTAAAGCCGGTTCCCTTTGGCAGGATGATAGTCGAGACGTTGCTTACCGGAGAAGTAGAGAACTTAAGGGTAACGGTAGCCTTAGAGGAGGTCGCGCTCTTTGGAGTATAGTTTAGTGCTTTAGCGTGTGAGTAGGTGCTGGTGTCGAGCTGTGCCGTGTCGAGAAATGACTCAGACGCTATCATGTTGAGATAGAAAGAGTTGAGGAACGTGTTATATGACAGCAGGTTGATCAAGACGCCGAGGTTTGAACCGTCGAAGTTGTAGTCCTTAAACGCGACCTGATTATTGAAGTAAGTCTTGAGACTACTCGCGATAAGATCGGTATCTAGCGAGGTAAGATCTATTGATGAGTTTGCTGCCATTTTATCTTACTTTGTTGAGAACGAAGCTCATCTGTGAGACTTGCGTGCTATTTATCATGGAGAACAAGATATTCACATAGTATGACTGATCGATCTCGTTTGCGATGATCGAGACGTCTTCAAGGTTTGCTCTCGGTTCGTGGTTATTGATAGTATTCTTTATCTCATTTGTCAGAGCTATAGATGTAATCTCATCCATCGGCTCAAATAAGATGTTCTTGATTCCAGATCCGATATCGGGCTGATAAGGTCTTTCTCCTGGAGCAGTAAGGATTAAGTTCCTTATAGACTGCTTTACCGCTTCTTCGTTGGTGGCTCGAGATAGCTCGTCCGTGATAGGGTTGAGATCAAAGTTAGTAAGGAAGTCTGAGTACCTGACTTCTCTCTTTGATACCGATGTATTTCTATCCGCTCTTGTAAGTATCGACATCTAACTAACCTGCTAATACGTTTGACGAGCCTGAAGAGATTCTATGGTTTCCGTCGTAGGCATCACCAAGTCTTCCTAATCCTTTGCCGTTAACGAATACGGTGGAGGAGCTCGTAGATAAAGTAGGGCTGTGATTCACGCACCCACAGCCATGAGTATGTGTTTTCATAGCATCACCGATTCTCACTGCACCTATTCCGTTTATGAACACATTACTAGAACCTTCTAGAGTGCTCTGGATACTTGGGGCATCACACTGTGGAACGCCAGGAGAGCACTCTCCACTCACCGTTCCGTCAGGAGAGAACACGGTATCCGTATTGTTTTTTCTAGCCACCGCCTGTGCCATATCTCCCCCCTCACTATCAAAGTATTTATGGGTTCAGATTGATGGTCTGACCTTTTAGAACCATTGCACCCTTAGAAGTTATGTTCATGGCACCATCGGTGCTGATGTTCATGTTACCCTTGCTGTAGACGCTGGTAGTGCCTAACACCTGAACGTTTGCGCTGCCGTTGACTTTAGCCGAGAGGTTTCCTAAGATCCTAGCACTGACGTTACTCTCGGCGAGTAGGTTTACCTCACCCTTAGACCTGATGTTCGTCTTGCCGTTCACCTGAGTGATAGAGTCACCGCCGACGTAAGATCTGAGAGTGCCCTTGATGGTCGATGCCATGTCGCCGTTTACTAGGGCGTTCATGTTTCCAGAGACCAACGAGAATGAGTTTCCATCGACTGACTGGTAGACGTCTTTTGCGATCGAGGAGACCATGTTTCCATTGACGTCCGAGAACAAGTTACCGCCGATTGCAGCTGAGACGTCACCCTTTACTTCGATGTGGGCGTCTCCTCCGATTGATATTCTGGTATGTCCAGAGATCTTGATATCGCCGTTGTTGTCGACCGAGATAGTTAAGCCGCCTTTAACGTACTCATAGCTGTCGCCCCTGATTAGCTCGACTTTCTTGCCGTCGGAAGATACTTCCCAGTAAGTGCCTGACTTGTGAGAGTGTCTTATCCTCTCATGTCCAGGAGTATCGTCGTACTCTGTCGAGTGACCGCTCTCAGTCGTGAATGTCTTATTGTAGGGATACTGCGCATTATAAGTCGTCTTAGGGTGTCTAGTGTCGGCCATTATCTATTCTTCCTCGGAATGTTGGTAAAGAGGATGTTTGATCCAAACTGAATAGTATCTACTATTTCAACTCTACTGGAAGTAACTTGAACTGGCATCCCTGTTCCAGTTATTCTACCACCTGATCCAGTACCAGTTCCAATTGTTCCACCACCAGATCCAGTACCTGTTCCAGTACCAGTTCCAATTGTTCCACCACCTGATCCAGTACCTGTTCCACCGACTCCAAATTGTGTTGTATCTAGAGGAGTCGCCGCCGAGTTTAATTTGACTACGACTTCCATGTTTCTAGGAACGTTGTTTGCTAGGTTATTCGTAGAAATATTGGTACTATATGGACTTAATACTGATCCATTTATTCTAGCAGTATTGGCTATTGTTCTAGCAGTATTGGCTATAAAGTTATTAGAGATGACGCCATCAAAGCCTCCACCACCCCCGACGTCTCCGCCTGAGCCTCCGGGACCTCCGTTGACACCTTTAGGGACGTAGTTGTTGCTGAGATAGACTGGAGGAGTATAGTCACGCTGGACATAGGGAGTGTATCCTGAACAGGAGAGTGCCTCGTCGAGAGCGGCCAAAGCGTCGAGAGTACCTAGAACGTTGCTCAGGACTGATCTGATCTTCTTTATCATATTCATGATAGTCATCATGAAGCTGAACGATCCGGTTCCCGAAGGCATCTTGATGCCGTCTGGTTTATTTGGATCGCCAACGAAAGATTCTTGTCCCAGTATAGCCGTGATTGCGCCGATGAGGGCTCCGAGAAGACCACAGGGATTGTTATTACCCATGAGTCTATCGAGAAGTCTTCTCAGACACTCTTGTGAGAATCCATTGTGCTGACCATTGGTACGAATGTAGGCTGCTGTGTTAGCTATCTCCTCTATGAGAAGAGGTATCTCAGTTATTCCAGAGAGCTCGGTGAGAGACATGCCTGCCAGCTGTGCGAGCGCTGCTAGAGGAGAGAGTACACCTCCTCTGCCCATAGAGTCACCGCACGGCGAAGAGCAGATGGCCGCGAAAAGTGCTGACTCTGCAGCCTGCGCTAGCCCGTTCAATAGACCAGATATTGACCCAATAGAAGTAGAGAGGTCGTTTACTAGGCCGGCTACCGACCCTGCAGCGTCAGAGAGAACTGACTGGATACCAGACAACAAAGATGCTGCGTTCTGAAGTGAAGATAGAACAGACGCGGCTCCGCCTAAGAGTCCTCCAGCTATTCCATTCAGTGCGTCGGCTATTCCCGAAGATAGGAAGTTCTGGATAGATGCCATAGACGCTACGGAAGTCAGGGCCTGCATTAGACTCTGAATCGAGTGCATCGCATTGAGAGCAGCAGAGATGGCTCCAGAAGAGTTACACGGGTCGATCCTCTGCATAAGGCTCAGCAGCTTCTCGCCACTGTTAAACGGGACGTTGCCGACGGTCGGAAGGTGTCCAGACTTGATGCCTTCGCCCGCTACCTCGATAATGCTTCTATTGAAGTTCTTTATCTTATCGGTTTCACGAGCTATAAAACTGATGTCGTTGACTAGATCCATTATACTTACCTTATGGGTTTACTGTAGTTCCTGTAGACTCATCGTTCTTATCGGGAAGCGCTGACCTGTGAATAGTTCCCATCACTACTGGGATCTGTTTCTCATGATCAACAAAGAACCCAAAAACAGTAGCACCCTCAGTGACTCCGGTCGGGCTCTGTCCGACGTGCTCGAAGCTAGCACTGGTGATGGGCATCATAGGGTATGCCCAAGGAAGGTCCGTGTCCGGGATGTCTGACTCGTTGTCGTGGATACCGTAGATCCTGACTTGAACTTTTCCAGACTTAGAGGGATCATCTTTTCTATTCACGACTTTACCAAAGAACCATTGGAAGTTACTTCCCATATCTCTTTCGGTCATACTGGACTCTCCTTATATCCACCCTTGAGCGCTTCGATCGCACAAGTATATCTAGGCTTCTTACCTTCGACGCCGATGATGTGTCTCACTGAGGCTACGAGGTACTTACCGGCTAACAGCGTGTCTTCCCCTGGCTGATTAGCTGAAGAGGGTCCGGTCAAGTTGCTCTGGATCAGTATTCCAGCAGTGATCTCGGAGTCGCCCATGACCTGTAGGTGAAGTGCGCCCTGTGCGAGCTGAGACACGAAAGACTTCTGGTCAGCTGTAGAGTCTGGAATAAAGGTCTTTGGCTTTGAGCCGTCGGTCGGCATCATGGTGTGGAGTCCCGCAGTCTTTGAGAACTGATCGTTGAACTCACTGCTGTTTGTCGGGTTAAACTTACCGTCTGCGCTCTTGAACTTAGCGTTGTCAGTGTTTTTGTTGTCGTTCTTCTTGTAGCTTAGGTCTTTAAAGTCGAGGACCTTAGTCTGAACATTGAGCCCGCCTCCACCTAGCTTAGACGCGCTGTCATACTGCTTTGGCTGGTTGAAAGACAAGACGTTTCTGTATCCAGTCTGAGTATAGTCGGTCTTTGGAGTGTGATCGTTGGTGAACACCCTGTCGCCGACGTCGCCTTCCGAGAACATCTTCTCGATTGTCTTGAAGTTCAAGCCTTTCTGGTTCTCAAAGAACAAGTAGGTCGACGACTTATTACTGTCAGAAACGCTCCTGCGTCTAAGCATGTCGATCGCCTCGTAGGGCTTCAGGCTCGGTACGATGATCGGCTGAATCCCCTTGGTGTCCTCTACGTCGACGCTCTTCTTGGTCTTGAGATACTTTGTACAGATGTCCTTGATCATGTCAGAGATGTTGGTGTTGTATGACTTCTGTATGATGGACGTCTTGTGAACGTAGACTTCCGGTGAGGTGCACCTGAGGATGTAGTTCTTTGTCCTGAGGTTCTTCTCGGTCTCACCGTCTTTCAGCTCTACTACGATAAGCTCATACTTAGCCGTGCCCCTTCCAGGAGTAGCAAACTCAATGTTTACTTTCTCTTCTCCGACCAGTGGAAGGTAGTTTGCCAGTGACCCGTCATCCCTGATAATAAGCTCAGCGATGATTCCGGGCATAAAGACGCTCTCGTAGACGTCGAAGCTGAGAGTCAACTCCGTCGCGTTGAGCGTACCCTTTGGAGTATGAAGGCTTATCGTCTTGATCTCTACTTCGCCCGGATTGACTGCTGCCATATTATGCCAGCTCCGTCTTCAGCATGTTTACGGCTTGGTTGTAGAGACCTGAATTGATGATCTTGATGTTCGTTAGATTAGAGTTCTTCTCGAGTTCATAGTCGTAGCATGAGACCGGAGACCAGTAGACCTGCTCACCGTTGTTTGGGATCGAGTTAGCTACGTAGGTGTATGTGGTCACGGTGTCGACTAAGTTTGAAGTAGTGCCGACGGCGTACGTCGTCGAGTTAGCGAACCCTTGGTTGTTCTTAAGGACCGTAAATGAAGTGTTCGAGTGAGTGACCTCAGAAGAACCTATTAGGTTTCCGAGTCTCTGGTCCGAATAGAACTTAACGACCTCGCCATAGGTAAAGACTGTGCTGTTGGCAGTCTTCATGTTTACTATAGAGTTCGTCTCGACGGTCCAGTCTATCGGCTTTCGTACGTAGTACTGTGTGATACCGTTGCCGTCAAATATCGGCATCCAGTACTTCTTGAGATCGACGTTTAGCGCGGTGTTGGCGTTGCTGGAACAAGCTAGGTTATTGAACGCTGCTGTCGAGATGACTGACTCGTCAGTGTACCAGTTCACTCTATAGAAAGCTATCTTGCTGGTAGCCGCGCTTATGCTTCCATACGCGTCGACAATGAACTTATTAAACGAGTCCCAGTCAAGCTTCCACCCATAGTATGGGTCGATAATGTTGTTTCCTAGATAGATGATCCAGCTAGCAAACGTATCGTCGTAGTACTTGTACGCGATGTAGTCGGCGCGCTGACCGTTTTGCACCTCGTAGTCGTAGTAGTTGTACGGGTTGTTCGTCGTGTTCCTAGAGACGACAACTCGACTCAGGAGGTTGAGAGCCCTGAAACCGTTGTAGTTAATAGTCTGAAACTTCTCGAAGTATCTCTCGGTCATTTACGATCCCTGAGTAGTGTAAGTAGGTGGAATCTCTTCAAAAGCAGGTGCAGGTGACTTTTTATTATACGCCGCATTGGTCGCATTGACAGCAGTTGAGCTTGTGATGTTGTCTTGAGTCCAGATCTCAATCTCTTGAAGCTCGACCGAGAACTCAATTCCAGTAGGAGCGTTCGATGAAGCAAAGAATGACGGGGTGTTTGGCGCATAGTTGAAAGAGATGCTCTTTACTACACATGGCTTGAACTCATATAGATACGCGTCGTTTGGATAGAGCTTAGGGATGACGATGTCAGGAACGGTGAATAGAGATCCTGTGAATCCTGGGAGACTTGACTTTCTAAACTGGTCAATGATCTCTTTAAGGGCAATTGATTCTTGAAAAGTCTCAGGCATGAACTTCCACTTGAACGAGTGGGTCTTAAACTCGACTTGCTGGAAGAGGACGGTGAGGAACGGGTTAGATGCAAGTCCTTGATATTGAAGAGCGGCTTGTCCACCCGTACCACCAAGCAGTCCTGCAAGTTTTGCGCCAAAGACATCAGAAGCGAGTGAGAGTACATCTGTTCCGCCAGCTGTCTGTGAAGCTTGATCTTGTGAAATTGTACCTCTAGCAGCAGCGGTAGCAGCATCGGCTGCAGGTCCGCTAGCCTGTGTCGAGTAAGTGAGGTTGTAGCTGTCGACTAGATTTGCGGGAACCGGAAGAGCGAGGGTAGCGCCAGCTGGTAAGAACTTGAGAGGGGCAAACTGACTCGGTCTCTGATACTTACTGAACGTAAACGTGATGTAGTACTTACCGAGGTCAGTCGGATATCTAAGGACTGACGAAGTTGGGTTCTTGTTTCCGTTGATAATGATATCTGGATTCTTTGATGAGAGAACCGAGCGAGCCGAGGTGTAGTTAGGTCCTTGATTACGCGCATTCTGTCTAGCTGCGATCACAGGGTCTACTGGACTAGCGATGTTGTTTGCTGCTTGATTCAGCTTTTCTTGATCGGGCATGCGTCTCTCGGATAAATAGGGTTATGGCCTACAGGGGATACTTCAAACCAAGGAATCCGTCGAAGTACCGCGGAGATCCATCTAACATTATTTATAGGTCAAGCTGGGAGCTCAAGCTAATGATGTGGCTTGATCAACACAGAGACGTGATTGAGTGGGGTTCAGAAGAGTTCTTCATCCCTTACAGGAGTCCTATCGACGGTCGAGTCCATAGATACTTCCCAGACTTCTATGTAAAGAGGCGAGGGGCTGATGGAAAAGTCGAGACCCTGATAATCGAGGTCAAGCCCGCAGCGCAGACTAAAGAGCCAAAGAAGCAGTCTAAAGTAACCAAGAAGTACCTAAACGAGGTTATGACTTGGGGAATAAATAGTTCGAAGTGGAAGGCCGCGGAAGACTACTGCGAAGACCGAGGCTGGAAGTTTAAGATATTCACAGAGCGCGAGCTCAACATTTAACTTCTAGGACGACTAATGGCCTACATCTTTCAGACACTGGCAAAGCAGGCATCCTTGAACGGCATCGATGTCTCAAAGAACATCTTAGACGCCAGAGGGTGGTTCAGAGACGTAGCCCAGAACGTTACGAGCGTCAACGTCAACAGGCTACAGTCAGACCAGCCTTTTCGTCTAGAATCCAGCATCAACGCTAGGTCTATAGGCAGGATGTACTCGTTCTTCTACGACGCCAAGGGTAAGGCTACCCTCCCATACTGGGACAGGTACCCGCTTATATTTCCGATCGAGATCTACGGCGACGGGTTTCTCGGGATCAACCTCCACTATCTCCCGCCTCTTCTCAGGGCTAGGCTGATGGACTCTCTGTACTCCCTCGTCAATAACAACAAGGGTGATGAGACTACTCGCCTCATAGCATCTTATAAGATCCTAAAGGGGTCGAGCAGGTTCAAGCTCTTCGAGCCCTGTGTCAAGAGATATCTAAACAGTCAAGTAAGGTCTAAGTTTATGTACATAAGCCCAAAGGAGTGGGACATGGCTCTCATGCTTCCTACCGAGAGATTCGTCGGTTCACCAAAGTCGACCGCACATGGAGCGTCATCAAAGATGGTTGGACGATAATGGCAATAGCACTTAATAACTTCAGGGCAAAGATCAATGATAAGGGCTACCTGACCAATAACAGGTTCCTCGTCAATGTACCAAAGCTTCCAGCAGGAATGAACAACTCGGTCGCAGTAAATGAGTTCTCAGAGCTGACGAGCGGGCTGCAGTTCTTTATCGAGTCATCTAACCTTCCTGGAATCCAGCTAAGCACGAGCGACGTCTTCAGGTACGGCTATGGTATCGTTCAGAAGAGACCCTACGGTCTAGCGTTCGCAGACTTGACTACGTCGGTACACTCCGACGCAGAGGGAGTGATCTTGAGATTCTTCCAAGCTTGGATGAAGATCATAATGAACTATGATAATAGAACGGGAAACCTATTCGACGCGACGGGTCTGCTTCCATCGCAGGGTCCCTATGAGCTCGGATACAAGAACGACTACGCCGTCGACATGAACATTGAAGTCTACAACCAAGCAGGTCTATTGACTCACAAGGTGTTCCTCATAGACTGCTATCCGATCTTCGTCAACGACCTCAACCTGAGCTGGGCCGACAACAACACCATCATGAGAATACCGGTCACGTTCGCTTATAAGAACTGGTACGTAGACGAGCTATACATAGACAAGAGTAACTATACAACAAAGCCGAAAGACATCCCAGACATTGTCACGAACAACAATGGACCTGCTGGTAGAATTTAATAACAACCGTGGAGTGATATAATGGCATTGCCTAAGATTGAATACCCTATTATGGACTGCGTCGTCCCCTCGACCAAGAGGAAGATCGAGTTCAGACAGATGCTGGTAAAAGATGAGAAGATCCTTCTCATGGCCAAGCAGGCCGAGTCACAGGCTGACATCTTTAAGGCTATCAAGCAAGTGGTCAACAACTGCGTGATCACCAAGGACTTCAACATCGACAAGACGCCTATCTTCGACATCGAGTATCTGTTCATCAAGATCAGGGCCGCATCGATCAACAACGTATCTAAGGTCTCATATAGGGATCTAGACGACAATGAGGTCTACGACTTCGACATCCCACTCGATACTATTCAGGTAGAGTTTCCCGAGGACGCCCCTTCCAACGTCATCAAGGTAAACGATCAGATCGGCTTCACCCTGAACTATCCGACCGGTCGAGTCTACGATGACGAGAAAGTATTCGGCAACGAGGCCGCTAACTTTGAAGACCTAGTAGCCGGCTGCATTGACAAGGTATACGACGGCGACGAGGCTACCGACGCTGCCCTGTCGACCAAGGAAGAGCTCGTCGAGTTTGTCCAGTCTCTAGACATCAAGACGTTCGAGAAGATTAAGGAGTTCTTATCGACCACGCCTTACATCAAGCACGTCATCACATATAAGAACAAGCTCGGCACAGAGAAGACCATCAACCTGACAACGTTAACTGATTTTTTTACGTTTGTCTGAGTCACAACACCCTAGAGAACTACTATAAGACTGTATTCTCTCTGACTCAGTACCATAAATATCCTATCAGTGAAGTTGAGAATTTGATCGTCTTCGAGCGAGACATCTACGTGGAGATGCTGATACAACACTTGAAAGAACTAGAAGAAAAGCAGAGACTACTGGCAAATGGCTAAGTTCAACGACAACTGGGATGATACTCCTGCAAAGATTCTGTCTACAGCTTCTCAGCAGGTAGTCACACCGGTTGTCGTAGCTGCTAATCCAAACATATTAGCTGAGAGCATGGCTACGACCGCCAAGGCCCAAGCGTCGGTCGGTCTGTCGCAGGTCGCGGTCGAGAGTAAGATCGTCGACACTCAGCTGAAGACCCAAGAAGAACCTTGGATGAAGTCTTACTGGCGCCCATCGATGGCTTTCTTGTACATGGCCATATGTGCGTTCGACTTCATAATATTTCCCGCCCTCACAATGTTTCTTCCCGTGATAGAGAAGAGTTTCGGAATCTCCATAGGCTATACGCCATGGGTCCCACTTACACTCTCAAACGGCGGTCTCATCCACCTCGCCTTCGGCGGCATCCTAGGCATCTCTGCTTGGACCCGCGGACAGGAAAAGATAGCAGCGTTAGGGAATAACTAAAGATGGCAAAATTACCAGGCGGACTCTTTAAGGCTGGAGGCAGAGTGGCAGGCGAGTTTGCTGCGCTAGAGGCTGCTAAGTACATCTTTGGCGGAGACAACGTCTCGAAAGCTCAGGGCATCTATAAGAGTATGTCCAATGAAGGCGGTGGCGAAGGTTCACAGAGAGTAAGGTCTGCACCGGTCGGCGGCTCCGGGACTACTACCAGCGGCGTAGGAAACCCTCCCGTAAACGCCGGGATAAGAGAGATCTTACTAGACACCAACAGAGTGTCTAGACAGAACTTACAGGTATCGCGTCAGCAGGTAACAAAGCTCGGAGAAGCGATCGACGTACTCGGCGACATCAAGTACGGTATCGAGAACCTAGCTAGAAATGAAGCCAACTCCAGTCTCAAGGGAGGTAGGGGAGGTCCGCGAGGTAGTGAAGCAGGTGGCGGCGGAGGAGGCGGTGAAGGCGGAGGTCTACTAAAGAATCTTCTCGAAGGTCTTGGCCTATACGTTGGAGGAGCAACGGCCGTCGGCGGAGCTAAGTCGATAGCCAACAGACTCGCTAAGAGCGGAGAGAGAAAAGCCGCAGCTTCAGCTGCCAAGATCGGGGCTGAGGGTGTAGTCAAGGCTGAGACTACAGTCGGAAAGAACGCCGCCGCAGTAGCCGCAGACGCGAGAGGCCTCGGCTCTGGAGCTAAGCCTGAAGTAAAAGAGGGTGCACTCGCCGCAAAAGAAAGCGTCGAGGCTGCGGCTAAGAAGGGTGGAAAAGTAGCGATCAAGGAAGCGATCGCGAAAGTAATAAGTCCAAAGATTGCAAAGTCTGTAGCTTCAAAGATACCTCTAGTAGGTCTAGCAGCGGGAGTAGCTTTCGGCGCGTGGAGGCTGTTCGCCGATGGTGACTGGAAAGGCGCGACTGCAGAGGTAGCCGGCGGCGCGGCCAGTACTTTGCCAGGAGCTGGAACTGCGGCGTCTATTGGAATCGACATCGGTCTTTTAGCAAGAGACGTATACCAAGCCGTGTACGGCGTATTCCCTGAAGACGACCCTCAGTCAGGTGAGAGGATGTCTGAGGTATACAGTCAAGTTAAAGAATACGTCATGAGCTACATCAGCGGCTCAAAGCCTGAGAGCAAGAGTCCAGCCGCTCCTCCAGGACAGACTCCAGCTATCGCTCAGAAAAAAGGAAGAGAAGACAGAGACCAGCAGACCAATAAGACAACTGGTCTGTCTGATCTTAGATCCGAGTATCAGCAGAGTACTAAAGACCAGTCTTCGGCTGAAGATAGCCTAAAGGCATTCGAAGAAGAGCAGACAAAGAGCGGGTCTAAATTCACCGAGCAAGAAGACGACTACTCTTATGCTAAGATCAAGACATACAGCGACCCTGAGACTCAAAAGAAGTACAAAGAACTTCAAGCTGCAGAGTACGAGGCTAGATCTAAGAAGACTGATATCTACAACAAGGCTAGAATCAGGGGCGCTACCGGCAAGGACAAGCTCGGCAAAGACAACTATGGCATGGATAGAAGCGCAGCTTCTTTTGGTACTGAGCTAGAAGACTCCATACAGATGGTCGAGGCCCTCATCAATGCGGGCTACACCATAGACGAACTTCAGAAACTCGGGGGAGGGGCTAACAAAGACTCGTCTCTCAAGATCGGTGAGTACTCGTTTAATCCTGGAGCCATCACAGCTCTATACAATAAGGTAATAGAAAAGACTCTAAACGTACCTTCTAACGTACAGGATCCAAAGAAGAACAGAGGTGGTGGAAGAGAAGATCGAGACCAGCAGTCTTCGGCTTCATCTCTATCTAAAGAGACTGCAGTAAATGGAGTGAGACCAACTCTTCCGACCGATGCTATGGCCGAAGAGTCATACGACAATCCGGAAGATACGGATACTACTGAGTCTTCAGGCGATCTCAATCGACTTCAGAGTGCATCGGGAGTCGCTGGAGTAAGCGACAAACTCATAAACGCGGATACACTATCGTTTACGTCTAAAGAGATTAAGTTCTCAGCAGAGAAGATAACGTTTGAACAGACAGCGGCGACGGCAGCTACTCCTGGAACAGCCGCTGGTCCTTCAGCTAGCGGTGGTGGATCAGTTACTCCTGGAGACGTAGCGCCATACGATGCAAAGCAAGATCGTGATCGTCAAGGAGGAACTGCTCCCTCGGTGAGTACATCTCCCGCGACCGGCCCCTCACCGGCTACACCTGGATCTGCACCGTCTACCTCGACTCCTAGCGGCTCTGCTCCAGCAGGTGCGACGCCTGCAGCTCCCGGCGGTCCTACTACTCCTGGAGGAAAAAAGACTCCTACAAAGCCTAACCTGACTAGGATCAAGACTAAGAGTGGAAAGTCAGTCGAGGTCGCTGGGGCCTATGCTAAGAACTTCCAAGGATTCATCGACGAGTTGGAAGCTACGGGCTACAACATCAGGAGACTCGGCGGGTACGCAGACAGGGCAAACGTAAACAATCCAAAGGTAAAGAGCTATCACGCCTCAGGAGCGGCGATCGACATCAACGACGACACCAACCCTAACAACTCAAGAAAGACCGATCTTCCTTCAAACATCGGAGCCATCGCTGCTAAGTATGGCCTAGGTTGGGGAATGAACTTCAAGAAGACTCCAGACCCGATGCACTTCTCGATAGCAAAAGAAGAGTACGGCTCGGTCAACATACCAAGAAATGGTCAGATCGAAGCGGGCGAGGCGACAGGGAGTGCGGTGACTGCGACCGGTGGAGGTGACTCTGCAAAGACCGGAGACAAGCTCGCAGACAAGAGCGGTCAGGGCGGGGCTACGATGGCCATGGCTCAACCGACTACTGGATCTACTCTCATGAGCAAGTCACAAGAGACATCAGCACCCGACATCAAGACTCCTTCCGCGTCGAGCTCAGGGACTGCCTCGCCGAGCGCATCTTCAGGCGGCGGAAGCAGCGGCGGTACCAACCTCATGGACAACAAAGAGGTCCCATCAGTCAGGCCATCTGACCAAGTCATCGCTAAGATGTTCGACTCGAGGGCCTTCGCGGCATAAGAGAAAGGGGGCCGAAGCCCCCTTTTTTATTTTAGCGATTTGCAAGACTCTTAAAGAAGTCGAGTCCATCGTCCTCGTCATCGTCGGTAGCAGCCTGACGCGGAGCTGGAGTCGAGCGAGCCTTAGGTGCCTCGGTCTCCTCGGCCCATGGAGCGTCGTCCTCGTCGGCTGCCTTAGCCTTAGCGTTTGCACGGGCGCCCGAAGACGAGCCGTCAGTGCCGAGTACCTTGGCGAGCTTCGCAGAGAGCTCCTCGTAGGTCTTGAAGTTGGAAGGTGAGAGGAACTCCTGAAGAGAGTGCTCCTTCTTCCATACGTTCTCAAGTTCCTTGTCGTCGTCCAGCAGAGGGCTAGGCTTTGCGAACTCAGACTTGTCGTAGTTGCGGTAGCCTTCGACCTGACGGATCTTCAACTTGAAGTTGGCACCGGCCCAGAAGTCGAATGGGTTGATCGCCTCTTCGTCCTGGAACTGTGGGTTCATGAGCTCGTTGAGCTTGTCAAAGATCTTCTTGCCGTACTTGTAGAGGAACACCTTGCCCTCGTTCTCGGGGTTACCCGGATCGTTGACGATGTAGACGTTGCTCACGAAGTGAAGGCGACGCTTCTGCTTACGGGCGATCTCCTTGTCAGACTCAAGGCCGGAGTTCCAGAGCTTCGAGTTGTGCTCGGAGACCGGATCGTTCTTGCCGATTGTCGTGAGGGAGTTCTCGATGTACCAAGTACCGGTTGGGCCCTGGAAGCCGTGGTCCCATACTCGGACGAACGGCATGTCCTCGCCAGCAGGCGATGGGAGGAAGCGGATGACTGCGTAGCCGTTGCCGGCCTTGTCAACCGTAGGGGACCAGAAGCGGTCGTCGGACTTACGCTCCTGTTGATTGGAATTCATCTTGCTGAGATCTGACGCGATCTTCTCAAGAGATGATTTACCCGACTGCTTCTTAAGCTGTGAAAAGTCCATGTGTATTCTCCGTATGTTTAATATTGCGATGTATATCGTATTGGGCTGGATGATTCGCCCATACTATATATAATAACACTTTCATTGATACTTGTCAACTACGATGTTCTTCATCTTCTCCTCGTCATATTTCAAGAACGCATTATACTTGACGATTAGAAGCTTGATCTCTTCCCAGACCGGATCGTCAGCCATCTTCTTGCTCCAGTGCTTTAGGCACTTAGTCAAGTTTACTAAGATGACGAGTGTCTCAAGAGATATCTCACCCTGCATGTACAGCTTGAGGGCGTAGGGATGCTCGTTGTCGAGCACCTTAAAGTTGCTGTCGAAGTCGTCCCTGAGCTTACCGACCTCGTTCTTAAAGAGGTACGTGAGGGACTGGTTCTTCTTCATCCAGTCCTCGTATACACGATGGGCTGACTCGTTGTACGCGATGTCCTTGATCCAGACCTTGGGGTTCTTGACCATATTGGACAGGAGGAAGTTGTGAGGATCTGGATGCTTTGAGAGCTTGGCAAAGAAGATCTTGTCTCGCCGTCCCTCGAAGCTTGATAGTCTGGCGTTGACCTTGCCGTTGTACTTTACGTAGTCGTAGTCTGGGCGGCTGAAGTGCTGCTTTAGTGCAAGGTAGTCTTGGTAGCATTCAAAGGGTGACACGCTCTTCCTCACCATCATATCGGCAGTCTCGCGCCCTTCTTCAAGACGTTGATGTTCTCGGCCTCGACCTGAACCTTAGACTTGAGCACGGGATCCTTCTTGATCATGCCCGCGGCGTACTCGACTTCTAGGTTGTTGCGCTCGCACCAGAGAACGATGGCGTCGATGTAGTCGATGTTCTTAGTGCTTACTAGCTTTTCAATCTCACTCGAGAAGGTCGAGTTTGAGTTAACGATTCCAAAAATATTCATTGGTCAGCATCATCTTCCGTCTTATCCATAAACACCAACTGATAGGTGTTCTTCATAACTAAGGCTCCGGCAAAAGCCATGAAAGCCAAGAATCCAAAGATGTAGTCTTTGATAAGGAAGTCGTGAGCTATCAGAACTACGACCGCTACGAGGTAGACAACCCAAACGGGTACGATCTTCATATCCAATAGCCCACTCCTTGATTGGTGATCTCAGTTGGACTCTAACCAACGACCTGCCGCTTAGAAGGCGGCTGCTCTATACAGCTGAGCTATGAGACCGTTATAGCTTACTTCGTGTCGACGAAGTTCTTAAGGCTTTCAGCTAGAAAGATGATGTCATCCTTGGTCGGATAGCTAGGAATTGATTCGACGGGTAAGTTGAGATCTTTCTGCATGCGAATACGCTCCATCTGAGCAAAGTATTCTCCCTGCAGCTGATTCTGTGCGAAGTTCAGAACGTCGAGACGGATCTCGTAAGGTGTCTTAGTCATTTTAGTTCTCCTGTGTGATGTGTGAAGTGGGCCCGTTCTGTTTCGAGGTGGAACCCATACCCAAGAGATTAAGCCGCTAGGCGCATCTCAAGAAGTGAATTATCGTTTGCAGATAACTTATTTATGCTTCTGTCTCGGTCCGCCTTTAACACACCTGTCGATCCTATTTCGCCCCCATCAAAGATACATCGGATGTTCGGAGAAACCTATTACACCATATTTGTTCCGACTATGGCGACCGATGTATCTGTGGTGGAGGCGGCGGGTACCGCCCCCGCGTCCAGCATGTCTATTTCGCTTTCGTCATCGACATCAGCATATACTATTTATATCACGACTTGCTATTTTTGTCAACACCCTTTGTCGTGATCGTGTGGATCTCTTTAGTCAGCTTCTCGATCTTCTTGACTAGCTTGTTGTTCTCGTGAAGCATCTCGAGAAGGATGGCCGTCTGCTCTGCTGCGATCTGCTGCCGCTGTGCAGCTGCCATGGCTAGGTCTTCACGGTGCTGGGCGTCTGCCTCGGCGTGGGCCTTGTCTCGGTCAGCCTGTCGAGTCTGTGCCAAGAGGATCAGGGGTGCAGCGTATGCTGCCTGAGTCGAGAAGGCTAGGTTGAGAAGAATGAATGGATAGACGTCGAAGGCAGTGTATCCAAAGACGTTGAGTCCCATCCAGATAAGCACTAAGGCTGTCTGGATTATCAAGAAGATCGGGGTGCCGAAGAAACGGGCGAACCTCTCGGCCATGATGGCAAAGCCGTCGTCGCCGAAGGGGCTCTGAAGGTGGATGTGTGGAAAGTGGAATCTAAAGTAGTTGTCTTTCATGCTGCTTCCTGTGCTTCGACCACCGTGACGATAGGACCTTCTATCTTGAGTTTAACTGTCTGTGGCATCTCTGGCCCGCCTAGACGGACGTAGTCGCGACCGCCGTCGATGGAGTAAGCCCCGTCGAACTCGACGTAGTCGTGTCTGAAGCGGCTGTAGACGATGTCGCCGTTCTTCTTGACCGCGCCAGTGAAGGGTTCTAGAGCTGTCTCTGCGTTGCAGATCATCGGGACCTTGTCGCGTACGAAGATGCCGAAGTAGTTGGAGCCTTCGGGATGGGGATGGACCGTATAGAAGACAGCGACGGGGTTCTCGGACCAACCGTTCTTTGTCTTGAGCTGGGAGTCGCAGACGTACACGGCTCTGTATACCTCTTCGAGACGTGAGATGGTATCTTCAGAGAAGAGGATAGACTCGTTCTTGATCATGGGAGCACCTTGATTAGGATCGTGTTCTCGTTGATGCGAGCGTTGAATGCGTGAGGCTTGAGTATCTCGACTGCCTTCTTGACACCGGCCTTGGTTGCCTTGCTGAAGCGATCTACCACGTCGCCGGTCTTACGTCCCGTCTTGTAACTGAAGGACTGCTTCTCGTCGAAGCCGGTAATGGAAGTACCCTTTACCTTGAGGCCTCCACGGTCGAGCGCGCGGAAGATAGTGATGTTGCCGTACTTGGTATTGAAGGTCCAGAGCTCCTGAGCGCCGATGATCTTCTGTGGATCGATGGATGCCAGCTTGTACTCAGCCGACTCCTTCTGGTACTTGAGTCCCTTGAGCTGCTTCTCGACTGAGACCGGACGAGGCTTGCGGACTGCCCGAGTCTTCTTGGCGACGCTGCCGTATCGCTCGGCGTCCGTCACGAGAGAGTTGTAGAACTCGACGCGGGCCTTGAGCTGGGCCTTGGTCCACTTCTCATAGCCGTCGAGCTTGCCGGCATGTGCCTGCACCATCTCGTTCCAGATCGGACCATAGTAGTCGCCGATCTTCGTGGCGTACATGACTGGGATCTCGTTCTTCTTGAGCCAGTCATACAGGGAGAACGGGACACCCGAGTCGATCATCTCCTCGATGTCGCCGATGATGTCGCTGAGACGGTCCTTGATACGGTCTTGGATAGAAGGCTTGTCAGACTTCTTTTCTTCTGACTTCTCTTCCTTGATGTGTGTGAAGGCCTCGTCGAGAGTCGCCATGAACTTCACGTATGGCTCAAGATCAAACTTAGCTTTCTGGTTCATCAAGATGCGAACCTGCCACGCTGCCGTCAGAGGTACCCAGTTGTCCGGGATCTTGTCGACGCGCTTTGCCTTCTCGAACTCTTTGTTGTGAGTCAGGTAGTCCTTGAGATACTCGCGAGCATCCTTGGTGTCGCACATTGAGCCGTACCAGCTCAGTGCCCTGATGTAGTCGGCTTTAGTCTTGAACTTGTTGACGTCAGGCTCCTCTCCTAGGTACTTGACGTTGACCAAGTAGGCCTCTGAGCGAGTGACCTTGGGCTTCTTCTTAGTACGTACGGAGAGGAGACTCTTTGCCATTTCAATTAGTCCTTGATCAGATTAGTGAACGTCCATTCAGGGGCGATGAGACCACTCGTGATGATGATGAGTCCCATGAGGACTACGAGGATTCGAAGCATCACGAAGGCGTAGGCGTCTTCCAAGAACTCCTTCATGCGGCGTCGGCGAACTCAATCGCCGTCTCCAGAGCCTTGATCTTCATGTTCTTGCTGGCGCCGTACCATGCCGACTGGAGTCGGGTATCGGCCGAGCGACCGAGGGTGTGGTCGGTCATGTAGGTGACCGTGTTGAAGGCCTGCCACCAAGTACCCTCACCGAGCTCTGCACCCGGCTGTGTGTACATGACGTTGAGTGCCTGCTTTGCGTTGCGCGACAGCTCGGTAGCTCCGACGATCACGCCGTCGACTGACGACTCAGCGGTCTTGGCGCTGCCGGCAGGGAAGACACGCTTGAAATACTCGACGATGTTCTCGCCGTTGTAGCGCTTGGTCGAGAGGTACTGAGCCATCTCCTTGTACTTAGCCATCTTCTCGTGTGCCACGCCGAGCATTACCTTGACGTTCTCAGGGTCGAACTTCTTGCGGTGAGAGATCTTCACCATGTTCTGGACCTTGGCATTGAGCGAGGCGGTCAAGGTGTTGTTGCACACGACGCGGATAGGGGAGAACCGGACGTCGGTGGCGAAGCCGAAGCGGTGGAAGTTGGTGAAGAGGAGGTAAGAGTCGACGACGTCCTTGCCGTTGAAGAGCTCAAAGGACTCCTTGACCTTCGCCAAGCCCCAGACGATCTGGCCGTCACGGAGCGAACCGGCAGTCTCCATAGCCATGTCACCGGCCATCACGAAGTCATTGAAGAACTCAAAGGCCTCGTCGTTCTGGATAGGGTTCCAGTCATCGGACACGACGTCGAGCATCGAGTCATCGAAAGAGCGGACGAGGGCCGACTTACCGACGGCGATCTTCTTGCCATTGATCTCGGCGTAGGCAGGGACCTTAGTGACGGTCCAGTTGAGGCCAGCAGCCTCGAGCATCTGTGCAGGTGTGAGGTCGGCTGGTACCTGAGTACCGAGTCCGTGCCAAGGCTTCTCGCCAGCGTACGCCATCTGAGCCTTGCCGTTGATCTCTTCAATCATGTGTGCCATAGTGTAGGTTCCTCCTTAGGTTGGTTGGGTCTTTGTCGTATTCAGCTTATATTCTTATAATAACATATTCTACTTATTTGTCAACCCTTCGGGCTAACTTTTTTTGATCACGTCTCCAAGAGAAGAACTCTTTCGAGAGGGTCTTCTCGAGTTCGTACGCTTCGATCTCCCACGGGCGGTCGCGGTAGGGCATGTCACGGTCGACGGACTTGCCACACCACTTGTCTGGCTTGCGGGAATATTCTTTGAGGTCACCCTTTGCCCACTGCTTGACGTGGACCATCTCGTGTGCTAGGGTACGGATGAGGCGGATAGGACCCTGCTCGTCGTCCAGCTCGATCTCAAAGAAACGAGGGCGAGACTGGCTGTCGACGAAGTCGCACCAACCTAGGGCACCGGTCTTACGTGCAAGCTTGCGCTTGACGATGACGTCGATGCATACGTTTCGGCTGAGTCGCTCGCCGAGAAGCTTCTTGGCAAAGAACTCTGTAGCCTTCCGAATCTCGGAAGGTGTAGCGCTACCTGTTCTAGAACCTCGGACTACGACTGACATTCGGCTTCCTTTCCTATCATAAGATTATTATACCACAGGGATCAATTATTGTCAACCCCTATTTTATGATAATTATAAGGCTATTTAGCTGAATATCTCTCTTACCCTGTCCACGTACTGGGACTTGTCTTTACGGAAGACCAGGGGCTCTGGGGCGTCGTCCACCATGATGATGATGACGATCTGGGGTACCTCGATCCCGTACCTCTCCTCGGCCATGAGGGCGTAGCAGGTAGCCTGTAAGAAGTAGCTCTCGATCATGGCCTCGGTCTTGACGTTCTTAGACGTCTTGAAGTCGATGATGGACTTGATGCCGTCGTACTCGGCGACCACGTCGGTGGCCCCGGCTGTCATCAGCTCGTCTGAGTACAAGAATAGCTCGATGCCGTAGACTACGTCGACGTGCTCGTCGAGTACCTTCTTGGCCATCTTAAAAGTCTCGACGTTGGCGGGCATCGCGCCTCTAGACCAACCTTCCTCGTTTAAGAGGTACTTCTCAGCGATGTCATGGACCGCCGTGCCACGACGAGCGGCGAGGAGTGAGACCTTCTTGGCCTCTTCCTCGCCTACCCGCTTCTTCCACTTCTCAAGACCATCCTTGTTGAGCTTTTCACCTAGGATGGTAGTGACTGACTTATAAGCGGCACCCTCTGGTGTGATGTAGTGTCGCTTACCCTCTATCTCGACTCTCTCGAGCTTCTCACTCGGCAAGAACCTGTGGTCGAAGATCTTCCCTTCGATCCTTGTTGCGCTCGTGTCTGTCCTTAGCAATGATATATTCCTTCACCATTCGTGATCTTACGATGTCTTGTATCTCAAACTCAATGAACTCAAACGATTCCATGGACTTAATGATCTTAATGAAGTCCCTGAGACCGGACTTCTCCTGCTCTCTTGTAAAGTCGGTCTGTCTAAAGTCGCCTGAGAATATGATTCGGCAGTTCTCGCCGACGCGGGTAATGATCGAGTCGATCTCATGATAAGTCATGTTCTGTACTTCGTCGACTATGATGATGCAGTCTGAGAGGGTGATACCTCTGACGTAGGACGTCGAGATGAACTCGACCATGTTCTTGTTCTTTAGAACGTCGTATGCGTCGCCTCGACCGAAGAGCTCGGTGGCGATTGCCATGTATGGGGCCTCGTAGACCTTTGCCTTCTCGGCATTGTTTCCTGGAAGGAAACCCATGTCACGCGTCGGGACCGCAGACCTAACGATGATTACTTTCTTATAAGGTGATTCACTCTTTAAGACTTCTCTGGTTGAGAGATACAGAGATAGAAAAGTCTTACCGGTACCGGCAATTCCATGGAGCAGGAGGTTCTGCCCATCTTCAAACGCTTCATAAGTCTTTCTTTGATTCTCAGTAAGAGGACTAAAATGCTTGATTTGAAAATTGGACTTAAATGTATTCTCCTGAGTGCCTAGTACTCCTTCCTGTCGTAGCTGCCTTCTCTGCTTTTTCGTTAGTCTCTGACCGGCGGTTAGTGGCATTAAATGCTCTTTCTTATTATTGAAGAGCGCCTTAGAAAGTATTAACGGTAGACCTCGTCAGACCCCTTGAGTTTTTCTTCTTGATCTCCCTCAAGACGTCTCGAAATCCATTCTCGGGCTTGCTAGACCTGCCGACGAGAATGTTTGTACCAATCATAGGCGCTCCATATACCTGTTGCGTTAAGTTTGGATTTTCCTTGAGGTAGTCATCCAACTGTGATATCATCATGAACTCGGTGAATTCTTCACCCGTCTCATTATTTAGGAAAAGATAAGTTGGCATCAGTCATACTCTCGGTCATATTCGTCATATTCATCCAGCTTGTCAACATTTTTTGTCTTAGCTGCGTTCTGAAGTCTCTTCATCTTCTTCTTTCTACGGTCTTCCTTGACTGCCTGTGCGAACAGGAAGTCTTCGTTGTCGAGGCGGAAGTCGTTCTGGCGTAGAGAATAGTTATGCTTTGTCTTGCTCATCGATAAGCCCAGGATATGCTTCTTTCACGATTGCCGAAGTGATTCCCTTGTAGGGAAGCTTCTTGTCCTTGATAGCAGCAAGGAGCTCAGCGTCTTCAGGAGATACAGACTCGAGAAGTTGAATGAAGAGGGTCTCTCGTCTCAGCTGCTTGAGGTTAGAGTTGCCGCCTTCGACGAAGAGGTACAGCTTCCTGATCTCATTGTAGAGAGCACTTTGAAGGTCGGGAAGATCGCTCTTCTTATAAGGTACCTCGCCTGGAGGTAAGAGCCACTTGATTCGCGGATCAAAGGCTCCTTGTAAGACGGTCCTGATAGCGAACGAGTCGACCTGTCTAAGAGCGTTGATCTTCTCGTCTTTATTCTTCAGTCCTGCGATCTTCTGTAAGATCTCGGCTATGCCTAGTTTCATTAGAACTCCCCTAAGTGTTCTGTAAGCAGCTTCAGTTTATTAGTCATAAAGTAGTCAAACAGCTTTGATCTATCTTTATCTTTCTGGTCTATATATGATTCCTGGATCTTCACTGAGACTTCTTCAGGAATCCTATCGAGGTTGATGAGAGTGTCGTTGCGGACGTAGTTGCGGAAGTTAGGGTGGTCGAACTTACCAATTATTCCCAGCTCAATGAACGCGTCGATCTTCTTCTGGGTCATGGGCTTCTGACGCTCACCGACTACGAAGCAGTTATCTGATGACAGGATGTTTGGGATGCCGTCGCCTGAGTCACCCTTGAGAATGTGCTCTTCAAGGTAGCGCTCTGGGTTGTCGTTCGTGATGTTCTTCTTACGCACTGGATCGTACTGAGTGACGTGAGGATACTTATGTAGCTGGATAAAGTCCTTGTCACCAGACAAGATCAGTACTTTCTCGCCGGTACCGATGACCATCTTAGTCAAGGTCGCGATGATGTCGTCAGCCTCGGCTGTCTCGACGTCGATCACCTTGTAGGGAAAGAACTCCTTGAGCTCTGCGCGGATCTTGTTCATGCACTCAAAGATCGAGGCCCAGTCGAGTTCCGACTTCTCGATGTTCTTCTTGCGGTTTGCCTTGTAGTAGGGGAACAGCTTACGACGCCAGTAGTTCTTGTTGTCACACGCAATCACGATCTCGCCGAACTCAGAGAAGAACCTTGAGCGGTAGGCTCGAATCGAGTTGAGCACCATGTGTCGAACCATGTTCTCCTCGATCTTCGTGTTGGTGTGGTTGCCTATCTGCACCATAAGATTAGAAATCATCACCTGTGATAGGTCTAGAATGATCACGTATTATTCCTCTTCTTCAATATCTTCTTCAGGTCCATCAAACTCAAACTTAGAGGCGAACTTTATGTTAAGTTCTTCGACTATCCTGAGGCCACCGGTCTCAGCGTCTTCTTGAAACACAGCCCCAGCCAGTTCTTGAAATGGGTGTGGCATGTCATAGCTTCTCATCAGCATCGACCTAATCGACTCGACGATGAACGCTCCGTACTTCAAGTCTTCGCTGTCCTCGGTGAAGTCAAAGCCGGCTAGTGAGAGCTGCTCGAACAGCATCGGTGCTATCGTAGATAGAGTCTCAGAGACGTGTACGTGACGAATTAGATCCATGTTATTGCTTATCTGTTCCCTCGTGATAGGAGGGGACACCTTAGATGCCTTGGGAAACGTGATTACGTTGTTAGATTCCATTTTTGTTATATCCCAATATAACACGAGAGCGAGATCTTGTCAACCCCGCCCTCGCATTTTTAATTTGTTCTATATGAGAACGTCTGCGATGGCAGGGCCCTCGGCTCGTTCAGCAGGCTCTTTAACAAAGCCGTCCACTGACTGGAGCGGTTCTGCCAGTTATAGAAGGCATCGGTATATCCTTTCTGGTTAACCAGACGAACGTCCATCTCATTGCGATGGTATTCCTCGATTGCTGACTCGAGGACCGTATAGAACATCTTGGCATGCTCGTTCTTGTTCTCACTGAACTGATACATGAAGGTCCAGTTCGCAGCGGTCTCATAGAGAGCTCCAAGGTTAGGATGTACGCACACCAGCCCAGCAGACATCGCCTCGATGAGACATAGACACGAGGTCTCGACCCAAGTCGACGGGTATGCAAAGATGTGGGCGTTCTCGACTGCCTCGCGGACTACAGAGTTTGGCTGTGTCCCGTGGTAGTTGATCTTAGGATGGTTCCTAAGGGCTTCAAACAGAGGCTCGAACTGCTTATCCCTGTCAGGCCATCCGTAGAGCTTGAACGATGAGAAGACGTCGAGCTCGAGGTTGTCGTACTTCTCACAGAGCTTATCAAAGACAGGATAGAGGATGTCGAGACCGCGGTGAGGAGTCGGTGTATAGATCAGCTTGATCTTATCACTAGGCTTCTGCATCATCCGTAGAGGGTCAACAGCATTCTGGATGACGATGCACTTAGACCATGGGATATTGTAGTGGTTAATGTATGCCTGCATCTGCCAGTTAGACACGAAGACGATCTTGTGGAACTTGTTCCACCCACCATTCTTGAGGTGGTCAGATTCTGGATCTCCTGGAAGGTCGTGACACCAGAGGATTCGTACCTTGGTATCGTCTAGATCACGGACTCGCGAGGCGATGATCTGGAACTCTTTAAGGAGCTCAGGATCAATGCGATCCTGAAGCCCGAACTTCATCAACTCAGTTCCGCCCATGGCGTTGGCTGAGACTTCATCAATCGCGATCGCCATGGATCAAGCCTGTCTGTTAATGAACGCTGCCTTGTGACCCGTGACCTTGAAGTACTTGATACAGAGATCGAGGACTATCTGAGGGTCGAAGGTCTTGCACGAGAAGACGTCTAGGTAGAAAGTATCTGTGTCGTCACAGAAGTGAGCGCAGATGTTAGAGGTCTCGATGAGCTGGACGAGCGTGAAGCCGGCCTTGTTACCGGAACCAAACTTAACGATCTGTGGCTCGCCGTAGGCGACCATGTCGATCTTCTCGACTACTTCTTTAGTAAAGTTGTAGACATTATCATGACTCGTGATCGACTCATGGTCGGCACCCGAGCAGTCAAGGATGAGGTGGTAGCCCCAAGGCTGAACATCTTCCATTATATTTCACTCCAAATTTTAAGGGGATTTGTCTTCTGACGTCTTATTTATCTCATGGGGGACGAGAACTGCAAAGTCCTTGCCCTCCCTAGTAATGATCACTTTCTTCTTGTCACGCTCGACCAACTGGATATAGTATTCAAAGTCATTGTCGGCCTCGGACATGGTAACCCTGATCGTGTTCCACTCATCGTCGTCTTCACGACGATCGTAGGACATCAGTAGTTGTCCAAGAACTGAACATACTGCACGGTATCGATACGGAACGAGCGCCAGCCACCCTTCTGAGTATCCCATACGGCGAGGACGTCCGGGTTCTTTGTATGGAACTCTTTCTCCTCGTTGACGTTGTGGTTAGGCGGAAGTAAGTCTGGCATCAGCGTGCATCGCATTACGCGATTTGAGCCGTCTACCTTTGTAAAGTGAACCTCTACCACGCCGCGCTTGAGGTCGACGAGCAGGTTGGTGCGGCCCTCGGCAGTTAATCCTTCCATCATTAAATTCCTTCGTTCAACAGTTGCTGGTTAGTCTCAGTGCTCTTTAGGTGCTCGGTGAGCTGGCTGTAGCCGCCGATGTTGTACCCGTCGACCACGATGACCGGAAAAGTCTTGGCTGACGGAAACTTCTCAAGCAGATATTCGCGAGTAAAGTTCACGTCGAGCTTATGTTCAAGGAAGTCAATGTTCTTCTGCTTCAGCAGCTCCGCTGCCATCTTGCAGTACTGACACCCATCCCGACTGTAGATCTCTATCATCTTCGTATTCTCCTAGTTTATATTCCCAATACATCTCGACGCTGTAGCTGTTGTGAGGATCAAAGCCTAGCTCCTCCATGTCTCTCATTACCAGAATCTCAAGATCGCTGTAGGTTCCGAAAATCATTCTTCTATCCTGTAGATCTTATAGGTTATGAAGTCGATGAAGACGTTGAGCTTGGCATGGTTCTCAGCCTCTTCGTACTTGATGCTGTGATAGTTGTCGAAGATCAGATTGATGGTAAGGCCTCGCTTGCCGGCCTCATGCTGCAGCTTGTCCGCTGCAGCGTTGTAGAAGTCGCCGATAAACTGTTCAAACCACATCTGATCTTCCTTGTTTGGTGGACCCAGTAGGACTCGAACCTACACTCAGACCGTTATGAGCGGCCGGCTTCACCTTTAAGCTACAGGTCCCTATTACTTATTTCCGTGCCTCTTTTGGGTAGGTCAGCACGATGATACGGGGCTCGATGTACTGCGGCTCTACCTTGTCAGATCCAGGAACCTTGCAGAGGATCCAAGTGCCCTCAGCCGATGCTGGGCTAAACAGTCCATTTGGATCTGCCTGAGGCAGGATAGCGTAGCCAGCTTGAGAGCGGTCTACGATCTTCTGTGGGTTGGTGTACTGAGTAGCAGACGAGATGCCGTAACCGAGGCTGTCGCATACCTTCTCACCAATGTTTCCGTTCATGTCACCCGCAAGGTAGGTGTATGTAGGAAGCATCTTGTCACGAAGCTCGAGGATGTCCTTGAGGATACGCTTCTCGGCGAACTTCGTGATGGCGGGCATTCCCACCGACATGTTGCTCTGCTGAGAGAGTGCTTCCTGTGCCTGACGCTGTACTTGGTCAGAAGATGGACCTGGAGGCTCACATCCCGCGAGGCCGAGAGACATGATGCCGATCATGATATACTTATTCATAGTTTCACCTGTTAGTTTGCGACTGAGAAGTAGAAGGTCTGAAGATCTGCCGGCAAGCGGTTCTTGTCAAAGATCTCGAAGCGATGAATGATGAGTGCCTTCATGGCGCCCTTGTGTTCGGCGTCGGCAGAGTTGTACTCACGCTGCAGGTCGTAGAGGTCACGGAGCATCCCGTCGTTGTATGCCTGACTCTGCTTGAAGGTGTCGTAGCGGACTTGCTCGTAGCGAGGAGCAAAGAACTTATAACCCTCGTAGCTGAGGAGGCTGAATAACATGATCACAGCGACAAACACGATGAACGCTCCGACCGCACTAAAGAAGTCTTTCATTGTATACTCTCCAAAGTTGGTGCCCACGGTGGGGGTCGAACCCACACTTCCAAAATTTTAAGTCTTGTACCTCTGCCTATTGGGTTACGTGGGCATATCTCTAATCTATCATGGATCTTATTTTTTGTCAACCCATAAAGAACTATATCTTCACGTGTGACTTGTGAACCTTGACTGAGATCCATGAATTATAGTACAGGTCACTCTCTAGGACTCTGTAGTCAAACTGGTACTTCGCTTCCCAGTAGTTGCAGTCGCCCTTGGTCTTACAGAGCTTCAAGACTACTCTCTTGAACTTATCTGTGCCAAGACTATCGACGTCTTCCTTTAGCTCGTTGTTCGAGCCGTAGTAGTCTTTCCAGTCGGAGTCGATCTTGAACCTCTTCTTCTTTCCCTTGACCTGCTTTGATCTCGAGAACTTGAAGAGCTTCTTTCCGATGTACTTCTTTCCCGAGTCTACGTTCGTGATCTCGTACACGAATCCAACATAGTCCTCGGTCAGCTCTGTAGTCAGCGGTGCTCCGAAGTAGAGCCATGGGTTATCATAAGACATAGTGGGACTCCCTCCCACTATTTATTAGAACCTATCGCGGTCCTGATCGTCCCAACCGTCGTCCTCATCTTCAATATAAGGTGTGACGTCATCGTCTACCTCATCGAGCGACTCACTGTACGCGATGTCGTAGACTTTGTCGATCTTCTTTGCGGACTTTAAGTCTAGATCGATATCGCTGTTGTTTATAAGGCTGATCAGTTCATCGTATAGAGGACGTCTCTCGCCGTGTTCAGATACGTTTAACTTTATAGCCTCTACTAGGTCTATAAGAAACCTGTCATGCCACCCCATTACTTTGCCTCCACGTATTTCTTATAAGCAGCGACCCAGTCCCTAGCGATCTCCTGCTGAGCTTTCTTGATGTCGATCTTACCGTCGCAGATCATCTTGTGAAGCTTGTTCTCTAAAGCGTCCTTGATGTGTGCATTGTACGGAGTAGTCGTGTATGACTGAGGCCATAGGTTCTTGATGTCGTTGGCGCCGCCGAGCTCGAGCGAGATCAGGTGGTCGATCTCGAACTTATCGGACGTCGAGTCGATGCGGTACTCGGCGAACACCTGCTTCTTGAGAGACTCAGGGACGTTGCGAACCCCCGGCTGGGAAGTATATCCAGGAACGCAGATCATCTCCTTGGTCGCAGCCGGATTTACTGCGCCCGGAGTCAGCTTAGAATCAGGAGTCTGTGGGAGGTCTCCGGCAAACGCCGTAGATCCCATAGCCCCGACTACGAGTACTAGACTATAGAGAAAAGCCCTTGAAAGTATCATTGTTTACATCCTTCTTAACACCGCCACCGATGTAGCTGGTAATCTCAGTTTCTTGTGGCGCAACCTGAACGTCTGATCCGCTGATCCACTTCTGTGTCCATGGGAGTGGGTTGGCATTTACCTTGTAGGGGCAAGGCAGTCCCACGGCGGTCATCCTCTTGTGTGCGATCCACTCTATATATTCACTCAGTAGCTTCTCGTTTAGACCGATCATCGACCCGTCCTTGAAGAGGTAGCGAGCCCATGCCTTCTCCTGATCGACCGCGGAGATGAACATATTGATGCACTCTTCCTTGGTCTCCTCGCGGATCTTAGCGAAGTCGGGGTCGTCTGTAGGCAGTACCTTGAGCAGCTGCTGGGTTCCAGCAAGGTGGAGATTCTCGTCGCGAGCGATCAGCTTGATGATCTTAGCGTTGCCCTCCATCTTCTTGACCTCAGCGAACGCCCACGAGCAGGCAAAGCTGACGTAGAAGCGTACGCCCTCAAGGATGTTGACCGACATGAGAGTCTTCCACAAGACTGTCTTGTGTCCGTACCCACCGCCGACCAGTTCGTCGTTGTTGAGGGAGATAAGCTGGTCGTAGCACTCGCTGATGTCGCCTGCACAGTCGACGATCTCCTGCATGTCCATCATACCGTCGAAGATGACTGATGGGTTAGCGTATACGTTTCTAATGATGTGAGTATAGGAGCGCGAGTGGATGGACTCACTAAACGCCCATGTAAGGATCCAGTTCTCTAGTTCTGGTAGACTACAAATTGGGCCGAAGGCTGCAGTAGGAGCGCGACCCTGTACGCTGTCCAGTAAGATCTGTCGCTTAAGGTTAGAAGTGAAGATGTGCTGCTCATGATCTGTCAGTGCCTTAAAGTCCTTGCCGTCACGAAACACGTCGATCTCTTCCGGCCTCCAGAAGAAGCCGAGCTGCTTCTCGGTCAACTTCTCGAGGAACGGATACTTCTGCTTATCATAACGAGCGATTGTTGGAGGGCTGTCAAAGAAGGCTCGAACCTTGGTCGAGTCCTTCTTGTTAGTTGCGTCGAATACTGAAAAACTCATAGTTAAATCCCTGCGATCCTGCGTCTTCTTTGAAAGTTGTCGTTGTCGAACTTCATGTATCCCTCTGGCGGTACGTAGAGGGTCTTAGAGTCTTGGTCATATATCCTTGGTTCCATCGACTCTTTAAGGTGCACGATGCAGTAGTCTCCTATCTCCATCTTTCTAAAGATTACGTTGTTAGCTTCTTCTAGAACTTTATGATCGCTCATTAGTAGCTCCCGTCGTCTAAGATTACGTTTAACCTGAACATGATAAACCTAATGCTTAAGCAGTAACTACCCGGATCCATGTCGGTCGGGCCTTGAGCGAACCAGCTAACCACCCACCAACGGACTGGATTAAACTGGATCGCCAAGTCAAAACTAGACCACCTTGCGTATTTAGCAATCTTGATAGTTAGATCACGCATGCCACACAGTTCTCGTCGTCCATCTCACCTAGGGCCAACTCAGGCTTGACGTCGATCTCGCCGGCGCCGTCGTTGGTGTTGAAGTAGTAGAGCTGCTTGCCGCCGTACTTGTAGAACATCAAGATGTGCTGGAGCATGGTCGACATTGGGATCTGCTCGCCCTCGTAGAACTTAGGGTTGTAAGAGGTGTTTACCGAGATGCCTTGATCGATAAACTTTTGTAGGACGGCGACGATCTTAAGGTAACCCTCAGGGGATACTTGGTCCCAAAGTAGATCGTACTTTTTCTTAAGCTTTCTGATATCGGGTACCACCTGCTTGAGAACTCCGTCCTTGCTCTGTTTAACCGTGACCAGAGACCTAGCAGGCTCAATCCCGTTGGTCGAGTTTGAAATCTGAGCGGAGGTCTCCGCGGGCATGAGTGCCATGAGCGTGGAATTGCGGATGCCATACTTCTTTGCCCTCTCTCTTAAGGCTTCCCAGTCCAAGTTGTAAACTGGAGTTACAAGTTCGTCGACTTCTCGCTTATAGGTGTCGATCGGGAAGATTCCCTGTGAGTACTTCGTCTCGTTTGACTTACTCGGCGCGCCCTTCTCCTCGGCTAGGTCGATCGACGCGCTGATGAGGTAGTAGGACCAGGCCTCGGCGAACTCATGGATCTTTGCGAGACCCTCTTGGCTGATGCCCTGATACGTGAAGTCGTTCTTGGCGAGCCAGTACGCGAGGTTGATGATGCCGATGCCGAGTGGGCGACGAGCCATAGTAGAGTTTCTGGCCGCAAGGACCGGATAGTCTTGGTAGCTGAGCAGCTCATCGAGTGCGCGGACGACTAGGGTGCACGGACGCTCGAAGTCGGCTGCTACACGGATCTTGCCCCAGTTGATGGCAGCTAGGGTGCAGAGCGAGATCTCGCCGTCGGGATCGTTGAGGTCCTTGAGCGGCTTGGTAGGGAGATCGATCTCTGAGCAGAGGTTCGACTGACGAATCGGTGCGAGCTCCTTGATGAACGAGCCGTGGTCGTTTGCGTGGTCGACATTCATTAGGTAGATACGGCCGGTGTCCTTGCGTTCCTGCATGAAAGCAGAGAACAGGTCGATGGCCGAGATTACCTTCTTCTTGATCTTTGGGTTTCGCTCATACTTTTCATAGAGTTCTCGAAACTTGTCATTGTCAATATAAAAGGCGTCATATAGATCTGGTACATCGTTAGGGCTGAAAAGAGTGATGTTGAGCCCAGAAAGAAGGCGCTCGTACATAACCTTGTTAAACTGGACTCCATAGTCGAGGTGTCGTACACGATTGTCCTCCGTGCCCTTGTTGTTCTTGAGTACTAAGATGTCCTCGACTTCCAGATGCCATACAGGATAGTACAGAGTAGCCGCGCCACCTCGTACGCCTCCTTGGCTGCAAGACTTGACTGCTGACTGAAAGTGCTTATAGAACGGAATGACGCCAGTGTGAGACGCATCACCATTACGAATAGGACTACCAACAGCGCGAATGCGACCTGCACCGATGCCGATGCCAGCTTTCTGAGAAACGTACTTGACGATAGAAGAAGCGGTTGCATTGATCGAGTCCAGAGAGTCGTCGGTCTCGATGAGCACGCAAGAGCTGAACTGCTTCTGCGGGGTACGGAGGCCAGCCATGATGGGGGTCGGTAGTGAGATCTCAAACTTGCTTACCGAGTCATAGAGCTCACGTACCCACTTGAGACGGGTACCCTTTGGGTACTCACGAAACAGGACCATCGCGATGAGCATCGACGACATCTGAGGAGTCTCGTAGTACTTACCGGTGACTCTGTTCTTGACGAGGTACTTGCCGCGAAGCTGCTCCATAGCAGCGTAGGTCAAGTCAAAGTCACGGTCGTGGTCGATGAAGTCGTTGAGCTTTGAGAGCTCGTCGTCGGTGTACCACTCTAAGATCTCGGGGTCGTAGTAGCCCTCGGACACCACGTAGCGGATGTGGTCCTTGAGGTTGTTCGGCTCATACTTGTCATAGACGTTCTTGCGCAGGTGATAGTTGATGAGTGCGCCGGCTACGTACTGGTAGTTGGGTGCCTCGTCGCTGATGAGGTCAGCCGCTGCCTTGATGAGCGTCTCTTGGATGTCAGAGGTCTTGATGCCACTGTAGAATTGGATCTGGGACCTAAGCTCGATCTCGGACTCAGAGACCCCGCTGAGGTCCTCGCAGGCCCAGCTCACTACTCGATGAAACTTCTCTAGGTTAAGGGGCTCTTTAGATCCGTCCCTCTTGGTTACTGTTATTGTCATCTATTCCTCTTTATTTACCGATGTCTAGTGTGTCCCTAAGCGAGGGAAATACCTCTGTGATCTTGTACCAAGCGTCGAGGGCTATCTCTCGATGCTCTTTCTGCGTGCCACTAGCCATACGTAGCTCGCAGTAGTGTATCCAACTTCTAAGAGAACCAGCCATATAAAGACGAGAGACAGTAAGACCTTCAGGAAGAACTGAACGAGCTTGTTCTTTTGCGATTCCATTTTTAATAGCCCAATCATATTCCTTTTGTGCATATTCAATTACTATCTTTTGACGCTCATTCCACATGTGTTTGAGCTCTGGATCGTCTTTAACTTCGATTGAGTTTTGTCTGTTCTTTGTATCTTGGAGACGGGCTTCACGAGTGACGAATCCAAGGTCTTGGGTTGGATCCGCGTATCTCTGGCTAAACTCTTGGAAAGAGAATGAACGGTGGCGTAGAATCTGTCTAGCGATATCACGAGTGGTATTGATCTCCATGACTACATGCACCATCTCGAACGGCGACCAGTGCTTGTTCTTCATGAGATACTTAATGAGTTTCTGCGCAGTCTCTTTATTGTTCTGGTTAGAAGGGTTTGATACTCGAGCGATGTACGCGATGAAGTCATCGACGTCCAGCCCGCTCGTAGGCCTAGTCACTGCAATGATGTTTGCTGTATTCATCTTACTTGCTCCACTTTAGTATCGTATCCATACCATTTATCTGCGCCGAACTTCTCACGCATAGTATTGTGTATGTCACCTTCCATCACTGCTTCGTCTATCGCATATGCTCTGTCTTTAGCCCACACCTCGACTTCGATTGGATCGTGATACACGCGCTCGTAAGGCATAAAGGTAACCCTGTACTTAACGTGGTTCTTTTTCTTCTTAACTAGGTTCTTTAAGAAGTCGACACGCTCGTAGTTCCATATATTTTCCATCTCTTGCTTAGTAAGCATCACGCCCTCCTCCACCGCTGCAGCGCCAGCTTTGCCTGCAGGTCCCGAACAGTGTTCTGGTCTATTATATACTGAATGAACTCAGATGTCAACCCCGCCATCACCATGTCGTTGACGTCCTTGTGCTCGAGGTTGTCCGGCCAGATGCAGACGCTGTAGCCCTGCATGATGGCCTTGTCGATCTTCTTGATCGTCTCGACCGACCTCGGCTCGTTGTCGTAGACTACTACCAAGGAAGACTTGGAGGAGTTAAGAGGACTGAGACTAGAAACAAGATCACCGCCAGCAGTAGCAATACTATTATTGATAAACATAGAATCAATTGGACCCTCCATCACGTACGTCGTCTTACTTAGGTCGACCGCGTCGAGGCCGTAGAGCTTCGGCTGAGTCTCGTCGTTAACCACGGTGATGTACTTGGTGCGGCTCTTGACGCTGAGTGACCTGCCCTGAAAGGCGTGCATCATCTTGTCCTTACCTAGGAAGGGGATGAGTAGTCGAGTCTCGTCGTGTGTCAGCGCCGAGGTCTCGAACTTTCCAGGCACGACCTCGTTGACCCAAGCGAAGAAGTTGGGGCACTTGAACATCTTGGCGTGGTAGGGGTTTGGGATCCTGCGCGAGTCGACGTACTTCTTGATAGGGTCGTCGGGCGACAGCTGGCTGACCTTCTTGAGACCCCTGAGCGGACCAGAGCTCATGAACACCGGAGTCTTCATCTTCATGACGAACTCCTCAAGCTCTACCTGCTGAGGTGACTTCTCCTCCCTGAGTCGCTCGATGGAGTACTCAGAGTAGAGGGACGCGTCTATGGACTTGATGAGGTTGGGTACGTTGGTCGAGGCTGAGCAGTTGAAGCAGTGGAACATGAGTCGTCCCTGCTTGGTATAGATGTTGCCCCTGGCCTTGCGCTTGTCAGACTCAGAATCACCGCAGATAGGACACGAGAACGAGTACCGACCTGGACCCCTGCGCTTGAAGTTCCTAAGCCTTCCGGACATCAGCCCGATATACTTCTCTTCAAGCCAACTCATCGACAATATCCTTTTTTACTGTGCATAAAGCTATTATACACGGTTTAGAATATTTGTAAATAGGAAAGGTGAATTATTTAGTGTGCGACGGCAATTATTTTAGAGAGTCCAGGAAGTCCGTACGCGATCAGCCATGATAAGAATCCGGTACCGCCGATCGCGATCCAGATGTACTTCTCCATGTGAGAGATCTTATCATTGATCTTATCATATTGTGAGAGAGACTCTTCTCGGAGCTTCTTGATCTCATCAAAGACGCTGTTGTCTTGTTTTTTCATTGTAACGTAAACTGCGTCGATCTTTGAGTCTAGGTCTTCTTTTCTCTTCTCAAGCTGGTTATCGATGTAGTCATGAAACTTCTCGTGCTGGCCGAGACGCTGCTCGTGTACTGCAAGCAGCTGCTTGATGTCTACAGAGACTTCACTGAGTCGCTCGAGTACGCTCTCCATTCTGTCGAGGCGTGGATTAACTATGTCTAGAGTTCCCAGTGACGGTTCCATTTTAGACTCCCGTTGGTGGCTTGCGCTTGATAGGAGTCTGTGTCAAGATAGCGCTCAGCGGCCTACGCTTCTTCTTAGAAGCAGGTATTCCTGGCGGCTCGCCAGAAGCACCGCCTAGACCTGCGACACCGCCGCCTCCAGCCTGAGCTGAGTTAGCCGGCACCGTCGATGTTGCGTCTTCCTTGATCATCAGATCTTCCTTAGTACTCTTATAACCCCCTCGTCCATGGGGATCTCATCCATATTTATGATAACTTCGTCGTTAACGTACTTTATAGTGGACGGCATTACGTTGAGAAGTATGATGAAAGGCTTCACATACTTCATATGCTTATTTACCTTTAAGTACAGTATCTTACAGAGATGCTCAGGTCTGAACACGTTACTCAGGACGATGAGGTGATTCAAGATCAACCTCTCTTTAAGTTCACCCGTCTCAATGTATCGTGTAATCAACTTCTTGATGTACTTTATTCGTTTAAGGTCTTCAAGGAACTCCTCGGTGGATTGACACTGAGGATTATCGTAGTGCTTCGCGCAGTATATCAAGAAGTTAGAATCATCAAGTCTGTCCATGAACCATTAGCCGAAGACTGTGTGAGGAAGGTTCCAATAGCCGTCTGAAAAGAGTAGAGTGACTACTGCAGAACCGTTGCCGAAAGGTTTCCAGCCGTTAGCCGGAGCGTAGCTGCTGACATAGCCGCTACCTACCCATCGTGCAGCACTAAAGCTCATGGTAGTAGACTCTGAGCCGTTTGTCGGACCATTATCATTTGGGACGAGATACATGATCTGCCCCTCGGTACCGCTACTGAGGTGGTAGTGTGGGGCACCCGCTGCTGCATGTGGAGTCAGCTTGTTGACCGTCTTGTTAAGGTCTAACTCGATAGTAGTGCTAACGTAGGTCTGGGTCTCTGTAGCACCCGCGATCGGTCCTGGGATCGATAGCGTGTTATTAGAATTAAAAGTCCACTGTGCAAAGTTACCAGCTGAATTACCTTTCCACATCTGAATTGTGAAACCATGCGAGCTGTTTGATCCGTAGTTTTCTTTATATAACGACAAGTAGCTAGAGTTGCCGTTGACCGGATCTTGGCCGTAAGATATGCCGACATAGTCTAGAGTAGCGGGCCCGCTGAGTTCAAACCCTATAGCATCGCCCTCGATGTTAGCGCCGAGCTTGCCACCATTGGTAAAAGTCAGCGTTCCACTGTTGGACAGGGCTACCGTCTGACCACTGTTTCGGAGTGTGCTGATAGAGATTGAGTTAGCGAAGTTAGTGACATTTATAGTTCTGGCCATCGGGGTAGATGCAGAGTTCTGAAGGAAAACTATCCTATCAGAACCCTGCACTGCCGAGGCTTGAGGAAGATCAGAAAGTCTTCTCTGCTCATTAGCCATTATATTATATCCTAGTTATTAGACGCCAGGATACTGAGTATTATCCGTAGAAGCGTCGGTGACGGTACCAGCAGCGCCGACCACACCAGTCGATGACGTGCTGTTGACACCAAGAGAACCCATAGCCACGAGAACCTCAGTATGTACTCGCCCTGCACGTCCACCGACTGCGACGGTGATGCTGTTGACTGAAGAGTTTCCTGCTGCAGTTCCACCGGTCGAGTTGGTGATAGCCATGATCGACATCGAGCTGTTGATAGTCGAGTTGGTGAAACCTGCACCCGCTGTCGTGACGGTGAAGCTTAGGTTGCCGCCGGTCGAGTTTGTCGTGAAGTTCACGGTCGAGTTGCCGCCAGCCTGCTGTGAAGCTACTGTAAGGACGTCGTTGTTGTTGTACGCTGTAGGTGTACCGCTGATAGATACGCTGATTACTGGACCAGTTCCAGCTTTGCGGACTACCCAACCAGCATGTGCGGGCGCTTCTTTTGAGCTGTTGGTCGTGTTGTTTGCTTTTTCAGTAGCGCTTACGCCGAAGATACCGACAGCTTGTCCAGAAATGAACGCGCCTGGAGTCGTATTGTTGAACATCGCGACGTCGACGTTTGCACGCGATCCACCCGATGAGTTGCCGAAGTGCGCGTTAGCGCTCATGCTTACTGGAACGACACCGCCGCCGCTACCCTTGACGAGGGCGTAGGTTCCAATCGGCGCGCCGTTAGATGATTCCTTAGTGGTCGTGCTGTTAGCAGTAACCGCCTGATCGTTTCTTCCCCACTGGGCCATAGTCGTGTCTCCTTATGAGTTTCTTTGCTTATTTATTCATCATCAAGAGTCAACATGTCGAGTAGGTAACGAGACTTCTTGCTTATCTTCTTCTCCACACCGTTCACAATCAGGGTGTGGTGCTTCTCATCATGCGTGTTTGGTGGAGCTGGGGATCTCATGGCCCCGCGCTCTTCGAAGTCTTGAGCCGGCTCTGAAGCCGGCCCCGATCTTTCATCATCAATCGTCATGTATTAGATTCCCATTGTCTTCTTTAGACCGCCGGCACTGCCGTGGATAGACTGGACGGCGTCGTGACGCTCTTTTGGCTTGAGGTTGTTTAGATGGGCGACGATTGACCTGCCCATAGGGGCTGTGATCTTTGTCGACGAGCCGTCGTCGTGCTTGAAGTCGATGACGCGGCCTGCACCGGCCTGACCAGCGATGACCTGGATGTGCTGACGTGGGTCACGACCTTCTGGACGTGGCTCGTCACCTTCTGGGTTCTTCTTAGGACGACCGCGACCGCGCTTGACTGCCTCTGCCTCGAGTACGGCGTTGAAGCGCTCTATATGCTCTGCTGAGAGAATAGTCATCTCGACTTCTTCTTTCATCTTGCTCTTCTTTAGAAGCTTGAAGTCTTCTGCGTCGATCTTACCGTTGTGGTTCTTGTCAAGGTTCTTCTGACCGCCTACGAGCTTCTCAACGACTACCTCGTCGCTGATGTCGTAGCGAGCGGTGCTGTTCTTTGGGTTCTCACCGCTCTGGTCGCCCTTCTCACCGGCTTGGTTGCCGACGGTAGGCTTGTTGCTGCCTTCCTTGATCTTCTTACCTTCAGAGAATGAGGCTGCGATCTCCTCGAGAGCTGCCAGCTCCTTCTCCGTCAATACTGCGTCTGACATCTCTTCTTCCTCCATCTTTGGCTTAAGTTTATTCATCTGTGCTCTAGTCTGACTCTTGTCTTCTAGATCGTCGCGACGGCGCTTTGCTTCCCTCTCCTTCTGATGAAGGCTAGTACCTGCAGAGCCATAATGTGAGTCCTGCTCCTTGATAGGGGCATTGAAGTTGCTCTTGAAGACCGGCTTCTTCTTAGCCTGCTGCTCGATCTCAGGGCGATCGTCGGTCTTAGGGTTTAGATCGATCTGAGTCTGACCACCCATGATCTTCCTAGCGTCGTTGGCCTTAGGATCAGTAACTTTTAAGATCGACTCTTTTACAGACTTCTTAACAGCAGGGACTTTCTCGTCAGATATGGCTTTAGCAAATGGCCACGAATCATATACGCTAGGCATCTTTGCAGTCTTAGTTATACCTAATAGAGCCGCGTCCTTTGCAGGATCTATGCGAGGCATCTTTGGTGAAGACATTGAAGTATCTATACGGCCGTTAACATTGGAAGGAGGAATGGGCATGTTATCCGGAGGACCTTTTCCGAACAAGAGTTCCTCATCTTTTTGTTTTCTATTATCTTTTGAGTTTATTACTCTAAGAATAGATTCCTTGACTGTGTCTTTCTTTGATTTGACGTCGATGCCGATGTTGGCCATATCGCCGGCAAATGAACGGGTAGAAGTACCTGCACGCGTGCCAGTGAGAGGCGACATTGTCTCACGACCACGATCAGCAAACTTATCGGTGAGGTCATAAGTCGACTTGAGTCTTTCATTGTCACCGGAATCAGGCGCTGACTGAGATCCGCCCGAGTCGCGTGACTGTGAAGGCTCAGGGGACTTTGCAGGAGCCGACTGAGATCCGCCAGAGTCGCGTGACTGAGAAGGCTCTGGAGACTTTGGTGACGGCTTTGGACCGTTGTCAGAAGGTACAGAAGCAGCGACCTGCGGCTTTGGAATGGAACGCTCGTATGAGCGATCGCGCAGTGCCTGCTGATCAGCGCTCATCTTGTCGTTCATCTTATCGAGCGCGTCCCTGTCGTACGACTTGATCCCTGCTGCGAGTGGGCTGTTGCCGCTCTTTGAATCGTCGGCAGCGCTCGGTGTCGCTGTCGGAGTCGTGTCTTTAGGTGTAGGCTTTGGACCGTTGTCAGAAGGGGTAGATGAAGGAACGGCAGGCTTTTCTTTCTGCGTGCTTAGACGCTGATAGACCTGATATGGCCCCTCACCTGCGCGAACTGCATCCGACTTTCCACCAAACGTGAAAGACTGTCCAACTTTAGTCTCGCTTCCAGTCTTCCACTTATTCTGGTCTAGGAAGCTCTGAAAGTCTGGGTCTCGGTTGACCTCGCTGAGGATCTCGTTCTCGTCGATGACCTTGGTCTTGATCTCGGCCTGCTTAACGAGCTTAGACCTAGGGTCAGTCGGGGCTGCGTCGTCTTGTCTAGCGACGTTGACTATCTTCTCACGCGCTTTAGAGTTACGGTCAGCCTTAGCTTCCATAACGCGTCTGATCTGTGATTCTAAGCTCGAGTACTTCATTTAAGCCTGCCTTACTTGATAATGGATGTCAGCATCCAGTTGTGTTTCCAGTGCTTGTCTAGTCTGTCTTCGAGAAAGTTAACCAAGCCGAAAGCACCGTTTGTGTCGGCGAGCTCTCTAGCCTTCTTCAACTCCCCGATGACGATCATGTTGTCCATCTGAAGGATCTTCATCATCCTCAGAGGATCAGGCACGTTGAGCTCGTCCTCGACGAGGGTCAGCTCAGAGAAGCGCTTGAACGATCCTGGAGCATAGGCTCCAAGAGTCCTAGTCTCCTCGGCTATCGTGTCGATCGAGCCAAAGATCTCTTCATATAGGTTACCAAGGAACTCATGATATTGAGGGAAGTTTGGTCCCTCAACGTTCCAGTGAAAGTAGTGGGCCTTCAAGTACAGCGAGAAGACGCTGGCCTGAAGTACCTTCATCTTCTCGATGAGTTCATTCATCTTACTGAGCCGCCGTATTTGCTGCTGGAGCCTTCTTAGCCCTGACCTTCTTCACGACCGTCTTGACTTCATCAACGACTTCCTGCTCAAGCTTAACCGCATCGGCTTTTACTTGAACTTCAACGTCGCTGATAGCGTCCTGGAGACTCTCTTTCTTAGTCATCATAGTATAGATGATCCACACTCCGAGTAGAGTCAAGAGACCAAATAGTGAGAATACAATAAATTCCATCTTAACTTCTCCTGTTTATTTTCCACCCCCGCCGGAGCTTCCGCTCTTACCGGGATCTTTCATCTTGATGGTGCCGTCAGCCATTCTGATCGGTACCTTCTTTATATGTATAACTTTACCAGAAGCGTCTCTGACGTCCAGCTCAGCTATATATTCTCTAAACTTCTTCATTTCAGCAGTCCCAAGCGCGACGTGACCAGTAGTTAGCCTTGGTCTTGTCTGTGAGGTTACCCTGTCCACTCGAGCGTGCGCAGTAGGAGCGCTTGCGAGCTGGCTGGTTCTTCTTGATGCTGAGGGTCTTGTCGCCGAAGTTTACCTTCTTAACGTTTCCAGTCGATGGATCCTTGACGAACACCTTTGACTTCTTGACGTCGCCCTTCATAGGCTTGTTGAGTGGTACCTCTCTGCCCTGAAACTTGGCCTCATTGACCATGCATGGGCAGGTACCGTTCTCACACTCAGACCTCTCGACCGACTCACGAACCGTCTTCTTGATGGTGTCGATGTAGCCAGGAGTGTCTTTCTTGTAGATGTTGACCAGTGAGTCTGTGCCGACGAACCTTGAGCTCGGGTCGTCTTGATCCTTGGACTGGGTCTCGCCTTCCTTGACCTGTGACGATCTAAAGTCATCAGCAGTAGGGGCTCCCTTTGATCCAGGCTTTCTCATGTGTTCGCCAGAACCGTGCTTGATTCTCTCGCGCTTGGCGTGGATGTTGTCCCAAAGGCCGCGCTTCTCTTGTAGATCTTTATCCATCTCTGCTGCAGCTCCACCCGCTATAAATGAGTTAACCCTGTTGAATGCGTACTGTTCTGGCGTCTCTGTGATCTCGACGCTCTCGTATAGTGAATAGAAGCTCTCGAGCCCACGAAGGTACACTTCTTCTAGCGTGTCCGTGTCGAACCCGCTGGATTTAGACTTCTTGTATAGGGAGAGCTTGATCTTGTCGGTGAGGACTACGACATCTCCTGCGCCATGCTCAACCAATTCTAGCTGAGGACTAGGGAGATCGTTCTTTCTTAGCATTGGAGTTTCCCTTGGGCTTATCCATGAACATCGCGCAGGATTGCCGTAGCCTTTTTACTGCACCGCATTTTTATTTATACATCAGAGCTGTTCTACGAAGTTCCAAGTACAGACTACGTTTGAAGCACCGCCGCCAGCAGTCAGTTGCTGGATGCAGATGGTAAGCGTAGCGGGATTGCGGTTTATGTCCGAACCGAGGTTGAACGTGTCCGGCAATCCGTCGAAGATCTGCTGTCCGATGCCCGACTGAGTTACCCCTGAGAGAACTGTTAGACCTCCTGAGATCGTAGCGGTGTTCGACCAAGTCCACTGCCTAGCCGACCTTCCTATCGTCGAGTTAGAGACTGAGCTGTTGCCGGCATAGGCGTAAGTCCCGTTCACGTTTGCGTTGTAGACTACGGTGTAGAGGAAGGTACCCGCAGTCGCGTTCTTACCTTGGTTGTTCTGCTCTACGAGAGTGAACTCTCCTGGAGATATGTCTGAGTGGTCGTACGGTGTACCCGATCTCAGACCGATGGTCAGTATCGGAGTCAAAGAATTTCCTGGAACGAAGCCATTGATGTTGTAGGCGGTAGCCGGTGATGAGTTGTATCTAGTCGGGGCTTCTGCCTGATACGCGATTCCCGACATGTTAAAGTATGGGATGTTCGGCTGTACCGTGCTGTTGAAGATCTCTCTTCTGAGAGGCAAGCTCGCAGCAGATATAAAGTTGGTGTTCTGCGCGTTGACGCCGCTGTAGCTCTGAACATGACAGATCTGAGGACCGTTGGGGCCGCCCATACCAAATCTAATACGACCTGTCCTGCCTCCGATCATGTCGAACCAGAAAGTATAGTAGTTATTCAGACCTTTTGAGAATATATTGAACCCTGAAGGTCCGGTACCGTCGAGCTTGTCTGTGTTGAAGTTGTTAGCATACGTCCTATCTTCTACTATAGACCCGTTAGCCAGAGTTCTCCTAACAACGACTGCGAGAGTGTTGGCATTCTGTTCCCAGAAGATGCCGTCATTGGTATCAAACATTCCAGTACGACGAGTCACGCCGCTGTCGGTGCTGTTTGCACTGAAGTTGACTGTAGTATAGACGGTATGTGAAGTTCCAGGAATGATCTTGTACTTGACGTAGGTCTGTCTTATCACTGAACCTGACGCCGAGTTACCCGATGTCATGGAGATCTCAGACGTGTTTGCTAGGAAAGACGAGTTTGCTAGAGTACCGACAGTTGCCTGATTCCACTTGTACGTGGTATCATCGTCGACGACTGGAGTAAAGAAGTCTTGATTCTGAATAGTAGACACCCTAAGCTTTGATAGGGCATCGACCGACCAAGTAGGGGCTTGCTGTACGAAGACGTAGTTTGTAGTATTCGAGAGTACCTGAACGTTCTGCGTAGCAGGGAAGTTAACTGATGAGTTGCCGATATCGACCGGAAGCCTGTTAGTCGCCGTGATAGCGACGCTGTTGCTGTTGAAGATGCTGACGTTACCGCCGATGGTATTGCTAAAGAGATACGTCATACTATTCTCCAACTTCCATTGTTATAGATCATTTGAACGCCGCCGTTATTCTCTGCGAGAATGAACCCGCCTGAGTCGTTGTCGACAGTTCCGAGTACTGTAATAGGGTTAGACGAGCAGTTACCGACCTCGTCTTTGATTATTATATACCTGCCGTTCTTAGCTTTGGCCGGCAAAGTTATCGTAGCAGGGGTAGCTCCGACTCCGACATAGTAGTCTTTGTTTGTAAATGTATAGTCTGAATAGACGGTCTTTGCAGGGTGATCGAGATGGACCATGTCTCCTGCACCGCCACCGCCGAGCTGTGAATGGTTTAGAGCGAACCTGTGGAAGTCGGCTATTGACTTCTTTATGATGTCGAGCTCTTTACGGTATGAGTCTGGAATCCCGTCTGCTACCTGCTGGATCTTTTCTTGAGGCGCTGCAGAGAGTGCCTTGACCGTAGCGTTGATGATGTCGTTCTTTGGAAGCTGAGGTTCTGGTTGCCTGCCGATCTCAGTAATCAGAGTGACTTCTTCACTAACGGCTTCTTCTTTGAGTTCTTCTTTAACATTAACAGCTGGAGCTAAGTCCTCAATCGGCGGATTGCTTATTCTATAGAGAGCCCTGTCCATACTCTCGAGAAGCTTCTTCTCTTTAATCTTCTTCTCTTCCATAGCAGACAGCACATTCTCAGCGCCGAGAGCCTTGGCAAAACTTTTTAGAAGCTTCTCTTCGTCTATCATCTTATGCCTTGTAGTGGTCCATGGTCACGCCATCGGGACCGTGCTTTACGTGATATCCGTGGAACTCGACGTCGGGATGATCTTTCTTGAGGTCCATCATCGATTGTATGTTAGGTAAGTGATCGTCGTACAGGTGAACTTTCTTATATCCGTTCTTCTTGATCTGATCAGATATGATCTTAGCCTTAGCCTCGTGAGTTGGAAGCTTGATGTTACCGGCTCGCCTGACGTGGGTCTGACCTGGACCGATGTCGACACCGAAAGACTTCCACTTCTTAGCGAACTTGTCCTTGTCGTCGAAGTCAGCGCGGGCAGTTAAGATCTCAGTCCTACCGCCGTTCTTCTTGATAGCCTTCATCTTAGCCAGCACCTTGCGGATAGGCTTTGCTGACTTGGCGAACTTATCGGATGATTTGAACTCGTGGAAGTCGTAGCTGTGACCGGGCTGCAGCTTGTGATGGTTGTACTCCTGCGGGTCGAGCTTCTGCACGGTATTGCCGTTCTCGTCCTTGACGTGCACGTGAGTACTACCCGTGTCCATCAGCGTCTTGTCGACGTCGAAGAAGTGTACGCTGTTCTCTATGATGTACTCGCTGAAGCTCTTCATCTACCTTACCTCTTAAGTGGGATCTTACCTGACTGGATTCCTGCCTTGATCTTGCTCTTGATGTTGTTCGACTCATCGCGACTGAACATCGAACCTAAGTGGCGGTGGAACTCGTCGGCGGCATCCTTGCCGTCCTCGTTAGCCGCCGCCCTCATCCTAGTACCGCTCATGCCGTGGGTCCGCTCGGTATCCTCGGGATAGTGAACGTGGACCTCGTCGAACTTGCGACCCTCCATCTCCTTTATCTTGCCCTGCTCGAGTGACTTCTTGAGACCCTCGGCAAACGATGCCCTGTCCTTACCTACGAGAATATGTAGGATCTTTCTTCCAGGACCAGTCATCGAGTCATGGGCTCTCCTGATAGTCTCGCCTGCACCGCCTACGATATGGACGTGATTGTTGTCGGTGTCGCCCCACTGTCTGCTAAGGATAGACTTTCTCTCTTCGGGAGAGAAAGCGTCAGCCTTAGAGGAGATGCCGATGTGCTTTGATCCCGGAAGCTTTTTCAGCGCTCCGCCGAGGTCCTGCGCGTGTCCCATGTGAGAGATCGGGCTGAAACCTACCATAGGGATGGCCGAGGCGTGCTGGTCGCCCATGCTCTCCTCGCTGACGGCGTCCTTGACGTCCAGATGCTGTCTGAGGTGGGCTAGGGCTGCCGAGTGGTCGGTACCCTTCATCTTGCTTACGCTGTCCCTGAACTTCTCGTAGATGGCCTGATGCTGTTCCTTAGGGATGTGCTTCTTGATGAGCTGCGTTACGCCCTGGAATGACGTTATCTTGCTCGGATCTGCTTTCTTGCCGAACAGTCCCGATGTGACCTGCTCAGGTTCCTTGACTCCCATGTCTGACTCATCAGACCTAGACCTTAGTCCGTGGCTGATAGAGAACTTATGGTGGTCGAGACCCGTTGCGTTGAGGAGCACCTTGTGGTGGAGACCCTTTATGCCGGCCTTAGTGTCTTCCCATGATGAGTTGTGCAAAAGCTGCTCGCCTGGAGTCGGCTCATCGTTATGATAGTGAACTGGCTCAAAGTCGACCTGATGGTGCTCGCCGTTGTCGTGCTTGATTACCGCAGAGACCTCGGTGCCGTGCTTCCTTGTACCGATTACAGTATACTTACCGAACTTGCGTCCAGGAGTCAGGTGTGTAACTAGCTTGTCCTTGTGCTCAGCTGGGAACTGTGCGTCGATGTCGCCGACGATCGGCTTGTGCTTCTTGAACTCATCATCAGGGATACTGGAGTCCATGAACTGACGAGTCGAGCCAGCAAACATTGAACCTGAATTAAGTGCCTTCTTACCTTTACCAAAGAGGTCTGCTCCGTGCTCCTTACTAAAGGAGTCGTGCATGGCTCCGAGAGCGTCCTTGATATCGCCTGCCTGCTTTGACCTGTCCTTGACCTTGAACGGAGCCGCAGCTACCTCGCCGTCGACGGTCTTGACCTTGATGTTGCCGCCTTCTTTGAGTATGAAGTTCTTGAAAGTGATCATTGCTTCGGGGTCCTTTCTTTGAACTTCTTCGCGTTCTCAGGGTCAGCCTTGTACTCCCTGAATGCGTCAGACGTTACTTTGAATCTTGGTGCTGTCGAGTTCTTAGGTGGGTGGACTACGATACCCTCGGATCCTGAACCCCACTTAGGAGAGAATCCTTGAGACTTGATGTGTGTGTCGACTTTGTCGGAGACCCTCTTCTTGATCTCCATCAGCTTCTCGTTCTCGGCTTCCTTAGCAGCCTTGTTCTTAGGGGTAGTCCTAGAAGAGAGGAGCTCCCTGTTCACGCTGCCGAGGTCCTTGGCTTCCTTGGCGACATCGATCTCGCTTGGCTTGAAGCCCTTGATGTTGTCGTCGTCGAAGTTGAGTCCGGGAGTAGACAACTCGTTCTTAAACTTCTCGACATCGTGTCCTTGGTTCTCTGGGAGCTTGGTATGGATGACGAACTTTCCGGTGCTGCCCATGTGGCTGGGGTCGTAAGACGTTCCGACGAACTTGATCTCGCCAGGAGTCTCAGAAGGTCGGGAGAGTCTCTTGGAGAATAGCTCACCGCGGACCTTGGTCTCACCGCCGGACTCTTCAGCCCTCTGCTTAAGATGGTCGGTAAGGTTCTTGTTGCCCTGCATCTGAGCATGTGCCTCGCCGAACGCGTTAGCGGCGGTCAGGTCGAGAGGCTTACCAGTCTGTTCAGCTCGTCTCTTGGCTCTATCGATATAGTCGGCGGGCTCCCTCATCCTCTCGTCACCGGAACCCGAACTCTGTGTATAGAATCCATGCTCGTCGTGGCCCATCATCATGGTAGATCCGTCAGTCTTCTCAGTCGCCTGATCTATCTTGACTTTTCCACCGTGAACCAGATCGCTTATCTGGTTATGGTCCATAGTAGTGATGTGAGGAAGACCCTGTCTTATGCCTTCGGTGATAAAGCTCTTAAAAGACTTCATGCTTAATCCTATTAGCTCATAGCCGCGATATGATATTTATCTAATAAAAAAGGGAAGCCCTTTCGAGCTTCCCTTGCTTTAACAACGCGGACAGGAGGAACCCCACCTACCTAGACGGCGACCTGTCAATTCCAATCCTTACGGCTTGCCACTTGTGCTGCAGACACAAACACGTCGAGATGATCAAAAAATATAATCATGAAGTTATTTATACGAGTCTCTCGTATTTTCTAGCTCATCTACATTAATTTTTTTCAAAATAAAGAAGGGAGTCCACCCGTCAAACCCACCACCCATGTTTAAGAACCTAGCGTAGTTCTTAGCATCTTTGTGGTTAGGAAAGTCAGATAGTATGCATTCTGTCCTCTTCTCGACTACTGAGAACTTTCGGTCGTTCCACTTGACTACTTCGCAGTTCATTTGAATCCCTCAAACTTTGACTTGTCGAACTTCTTACCCTTCTTACCGCGCTCATTGTCTTCATCCCCGAACTTCGATGAGTCGAAGACTGGACCGTCGAGTAAGTCTTCCTGCGCTGAGTCCTCTACGTCGTAGAGTCTCATCTTTGACCTGTCAATACCGACTACGAACTTTCGGTTCTTAGCAGGGTCGTTGTACCTGTTCTTGAGCTGCTTGACCAGAAGCTGACTCAGGTCGGCCAGCTTCTCGTTTGAGACTAGGGCGAACATGAAGTCGGCAGTGGCTGGAAGACCGAACGACTCTGACGTGTCGGTAAGCTCGACGTCACTCGAGGCAAAGCCGGAACGAGTAGTCTGGGTAGCGGTGACGATCGGGACGTTGAACTCGACGGCTAGGCCGCGAAGCTCCTCGGCGATTGCCTTTACGTAGGTGTAGGAGTTGACGTTGGCACTGAGCTTGAGACGAGACGACAGACAGATGTTCAGGTAGTCGATATAGATGATGTCCGGCGTGAAGTTCTTCTTGATCTTGAGCTCGTTGAGAAGGTGTCTGAAGTTGGCAGAGCCGGCACCGGCAGTCGGGTACTCCTTGATGATAAGCTTGCCGACAGTCTTGGCCCTTACCTTTGCCACCTTCTTGTCATATAAGTCCTTGGGAAGCAGCGAGAGCTCGTCCATCGTCACATCGAGAAGGTTAGCATCGACGCGCTTTGCTATCTCCTTCTCAGCCATTTCCATAGTGATGTAGAGCACTCGCTGTCCCTTGGTTAGGTTGCCGGCGGCACAGTGACACATAAACAAAGACTTACCCACGCCTGTACCGGCTAGAGCAACGTTAAGTGTTTTGTTCGGCAACCCTCCGTTCGTTATCGTGTTGAAGTACTCGAGATCGAACGGAACCCTGTTTAGTTTCTGGTGATAGAAGTCAAATCGCTCTGTGGCGTCCTCGATGAAGTCGTGACCGATGTTCGTATCGAAGCTTACGCCGAGTGCGTCGCTGAGGAGCTGAGGGATGGTCCCCGGCGACAGCTTACCCGTCTTGTCGTCGATGATCTGGATAGACGCCATGATCGCGTTGTAGACTGCCTTGTCTTTGCAGAACTTCTCGGTCTGGTCTACGAGCCAGTCGACGTTGGTCTCGCCTCTGACATCGAGTGACTCGACAGTCTCCTTGATTGACTTGTATTGGTTCTCACCGACTCCCGACCTGTTCGAGAGCTCGATGAGCAGCGCTTCCTTGGAAGGAAAGCCGTTGTACTTGTTGACGTACTCGTTGATGACGTCGAATACTACTCGATCGCCGTGATCGAGAAAGTACTCAGACTTAAGGAACGGGATTACCTTCCGTCCGAACCCCTCCGTCGCCAGCAGGTTCGCGAAGATCACCTTCTCTATCGACATTCAGAATCCCCAGTGTAAAGTTCTCAGCTACGTCGCGAGCCCACCAGATGCTCTTGTCTGGACATGGCTGGACACCAATCAGTTTATCATCTTCAAAGAAGAGGCAGACGTAGACGTCGCCGTCTACTCTGACCTCACCCTTGCGCCTTCTATCTAGACTGTAGAAGACCTCATTCGTCAGTCTCATTGATCTCTCCGGTCTCTGGGTCATACTTGACCGGCTCGTCACCGGAGCCGTAGCGGAACTCCTTGTTGGCCGCAGCCTCGAGCATCGCCATCACTTCCTTGGTAAAGTACTTCTCGGGATTGTCGTTGATCGTCTTACCAAAGACCTTAGAGCCGTCTGGCATCTCGAAGCGAGTGCTGACCTTCTTGAACACGCCATGACGCTCGGCCAACTCGAGCAGACCGTACCAGCGGTCGAGACCGTCCTTGTAGGTAAGGAGGACGTCGACCATCTTGTTCTCCTTGGAGAGACGAGACTTGTACATCTTGACGTGGACGATGTTGCCGATGACCTCGTTGCCGTCCTTCTCCTTGCGCTTCGAGAGCATGGCGATCGTGGAGGCAGAGTACTTGAGACCAGAGCCGCCGGCCATCTCGTTGGTCGGGAACATAGAACCCATGGCAGCGTAGACGTGGTTGGTGACGAGCATAGGGACGCCGACCTTGGCGAGTCGGAGAGTCAAGACGCGGAAGGCTGCCTTGATGATCTGTGCCTTCGTCATGTCGCGGGTCTCCTTGCCCTCGGCAGTGTCTTCCATTTCCTTGGTAGACGACAGCTGGCCGAGCGAGTCAAGGATGAACATCATAGGCGGACGCTCCTTCTCCTTGACCTTCTCATAGGAGTCGATCATCTTGAGAGCGTGGTGACGGAACTTCTGGACAGTGTCGACCTCGGCGATGACGACTCGCTGCGTGTCGATGCCGCGCTCCTCCATCATGTTCTTGGTGACCGCTGCCTCGGTGTCGTAGTAGACTACACCGGCATTGGGGTTCTGGTCAAGGAACGACTTAACGATGCCGAGGACGAAGAACGTCTTACCGGTAGCTGACTCACCCGCAAAGGCAGTGATCTTGTTGTTTGGGATGCCGCCATAGAGACTTCCAGACAAGACAGCGTTCATGATGTAGCTGCCTGTGTCGATGGTTCCGCTGAACTCGGCTGAGCCCTTGCCGTCGGCCATGATCGAGGTATCGTCGTCCTTGATCTGCTCAACGAAGTTACGAAAGAAATTACTCATGGCTTCTCCTTGTCTATGAACTGCGTAATGTTGTTATTATCGATCTTTAATATATTATCACGTTTTGGCTTATTTGTCAACTGCTTCTTTTTAGGTCTCACTTCTTCTTCGACTTGATTGCGAGCTAGCCCGCTGTTCGCTGCGATGAGAAGGACTACCGCGAGAGGGTCGAACACGATCACCAAGAGAAGAATGACACCTCTGATGGCTCTCTCGAGATTTTCGCTGCCAGCATCGGTAAATAGTAGCTGAGCGATGTACTTGATTGGTCCGACTTCAGCTTCCATCTTCTTGAGACTAGACTCAAGCGGTATCTTTTCTTCTTTAAGCTTTGATAGCGTATCGACATGTGCGTTCTTTTGTTTAGTGAGATCATCTCGAAGCTTCCTCTGTCTGTCTGCCGCGTTCAGAGACGACTGGGCCTGCCCCTTGTCTGTCATCTTAGTTACTGCGTTGTCGATCTGTGATATCTGCAGATCGATGTCCTTGATTGTCTGAGTCTCGACATCGATCTTATTATTGATGACGAGTACTTTATCGGCGTTGCCGGTAGTTATGTTTATCTGTTGATCGATGTGTGCCTTGGATAGGAACCCAAAGATACCCATGCTCGTGATGAGCATCAAGACGACTACTGCCAGTGTAAGGTATGACTTGAGAAAGAGCGGCGCAGTCTTCCAGTTACGGTACAGCCAAGACGCAGAGACGAGCTTACCTGCCTCGAGTACGCAGCCCATGACCACAACTGGCCAGAAAGAAGCCGAGAAGATAGTAGTCAACCCGATGATTGAGTAGTATCCCGAGACAGCTGACACCGAGAGGGCTATCGACAGAGCGATGTAGTCGATCATTTCTCATCCACGAAGTCGTTGATCTTCTTGATAAATGCTTGAATCTTGGCTGCGCGATCCGGCCAGAGGATGTACTCCTTAGACGGATCCTTTGATAGGTTGTTGAGAAGAGGCATGATCATGTCACGCAGCGTGTGGATCTTATCCTTAGCTTCCTTCGAGGTCTTCTCGACTACTCGAGACTGCTCCTCGACTTTCTTCTTAAGAGTCTCTTCGTGTGCTTTAAGTTCAGTCTCAGATACTAGTGAGAATCCAAAGTCGTCGTCAATGTTCATCTTGTCTTTCCTTATCCAAAGAAGTCTTCAAGAGTCGACTTCTTCTCGGTCGACCAGCCGATAACCTCGAGAATAGACCTTATAGGCTCAAGGAAGCCCTTATCAAACTGCATGTCGCGGTCGAGATACTTGTTGAGATCAAACTCGTCGGGCATCTCGTCCGGAACTGCGATCACGTGCTCATGGACTATGTTTGGGATCTTGAGGTATGCGAACTTTACCTTGTCACCGTCCGAGATCGGCATGTACTTGTTGCCGAATTTCTGGACGAACTTATTATATATCAAGGCTCCCTTGACCTGAATCGGAGTAGCCTTCTTATAGATGGTCAGGCTGTCGCGATACTTGTTCATGTTCTTAATACCGCGAGGGAACGCGATCTCCTCAAACGGGAGAGTCTCAAACTCTTCCCTGAACTTCGCGATGAAGTCGATGACTGACTCCTCGTCCTCATTCATGATCTTGGTGATGCCGGTCTCGAGTGCCGAGCGACACGACGCCGGAGTAGAAGACCTTACGGACGCGATACCCATCACCTTCAGCTTTGGCTTCTCATAGCGCACGCCCTCGATGTCCCAAGCGTTCAGCATGTACATCTTCTTCGCGATCCAGATCCCCTTGTCGGCGATCGTCTCACGCTTCATCTTCATCTTCTGCTGACGAGCGTTCATGTAGTCGGCGAGGTCTTGATACGTCTTGTCCATGAACGGCTGGATCTTTACCTCGATGAACTTGTCGAGGGCGTCGACGATCTTAAGCTTGTCGGTCTCGCCTGGAAATACCGAGTTGACCAGCGGCTCAAGGTTGACGTAGATCGAGTCGGTGTCGGAGGCGATGACGAAGTCGAAGTTATCAGTCTTGAGCAGCTTGTTTAGGAACTCGTTCATCCGCTTCTCGATCCAGCGAATAGACAGCTGACCAGAAGTGGTGATGGCCTCGGCGTGATCGAAGTTGAACCAGCGGAAGTACGCGTTGCCGAGTGCGCCGTAAGCCGAGTTTAGCTGGATCTTCTTGGCGAGCTGAAGGTTGTGGTATCGAGCAATGTCGTTCTCGTCTTTGCGAGAGTGAGTCTCCTCGTACCTCTTCTTCGCCTCGATCATCATCTTCTTGTACTTGGCGCGATCGTCGTACATCTTCTGCATCAGCTCGGGAAGGAACCCAAGCTTGTCCCTGCGGTACACGCAGCCGTTTGCGGCGTACGACCACTCCTCGTTGTACTCATAGTCTGTCGACCGCTCGAGCAGAGAGTCGATGCTTGGAAAAGAGTCGAGCTTCTCGACGAACGTCTCGGGAGAGATGTTGTACTGCATGATCAGGTGCGGGTAGAGTGAGTTCAAGTCGAAAGACGCGACCCACTTATGCATACCGAGCTGAGGTTCCTTGACGTGACCGCCGACGAGGTTGAAGTCGTCGTCACCCTTCTCGAACTGAGGGATTACGGTCTTCTTGCCCATAAGGTAGTTGTGGATGATGACGTCCCAAGGGCGCACCGTAGTCAAGACGTCGACGTAGTTCACCTTGGCGTCGTAGGCCATGGCAAACACCTGCTTGATAAGACCAAGCTTCTCCTCGAGTCGATCGACCAAGACGACGTCGTGGATGTTGTAGTCAATGAAGAGCTCGTAGTTCTTCTCATAGAGGTCGTTGAGTGACCCGTACTCTGAGTAGTCTAGCTTCCTCTCACCGAGCTCGACGTTGGCGATGTGGTCGAGCTTGTAGGACGCTTGGTTCTTAAACGAGAACTTCTTGTACAGCTGGAGGTAGTCGAGAACGGCGATGCCGACCATGTCGTACACATGGTCTACTCTACCTTCGAGGTCTTTGCTGGCATTAGAAGAAGACTTACCGCGAACGATCTCACGTTCGTGTACTCGACCCCAAGGCGACAGCATCTTGGCGCTCTTCTCACCTAGCACGACTCGGATTCGGTTGTAGATGTAAGGGATGTCGAACATCTCGACGTTCCAGCCGGTCACGACGTCGGGAGCCCAGTCCTCATGTGTCCAAACGACGAGGAACTTATTGAGCAGGTCTTTCTCGTCTTTACACATTCTGTAGACGACGTCGTTCGACTTTGACTTATAGAAGCGAGTACCTAAGACGATCTTCTTACCGTTCTTAGATATCGAGATCGCAGTGATGGCCTTGTCGGCTTCCTTGATGTTCGGGAATCCACCGCTCGAGTCGGTCTCGATGTCGAGGCTTACTACCGAGATCTGACTCGGGTCGTACTCAAGCTCGCCCGGATACTCATCGTTGAGAAAGACGTACTGGAAGTTGGTGAGTCCATAGACTCGCTTACCCATAGTGTCCTTGTATAGCTCGACGTACTCCTTGGCCTCGCGCATGGACTTGAATGGGATCTTCTCGGCGGGCTTTCCGTCGAGGGTAGAATACTCGGACTTGCGTCCGGTTACCTCAAACAGGTACGGCTCATATTCGATCGTCTCTAGAACGCGCTTCCCATTAGAGTAGCCGCGAAGGTAGATCGAGTCTCGCATGATATGGACGTGTGTATAGAAATTCATAGTGTTAATATACCATGTTTTGAGATATTTGTCAACCAAAAAGAAAAGAGGGGGAAGATCCCCCCTCTGATTATTTACCGTTGATTATCACTAGTTCGTCTACCGTGTATGGCCACATGTTAGACCTCCCTAGCGATTCTATAGATGTCTGACCTGTTGACACCGATGTCTGATAGCTCTTTGTCGTTTAGAGACGATAGCTCATAGATAGTCCTTCGTACTCGCTCCTGGCGCTTAAGCCAAGAACGAACGTTCTTTATGATGTCTGACATTTATCTTACCTTATCTTCGTCTGTGTACGGCTGCTTTGCGCGAGGAGTCTTCACGTTTGAAGTTTCCTCGTCGGTGATGTCGATCTTCTTAGGCTTCTTATCCTCGGGGATAATGTGTTCAAGCCAGATCTTAAGCAGGCCATTTACGAGTGCCGCGTTGTTAATGACGACGTTGTCAGCGAGGGTGAAGGTACGAGTGAATGGGCGGTCGGAGATGCCCTTGTGGAGGAAGGTCTGCTCAATACCGTCGGCTACGAGATTATCGATGGTAGTCTTTCCGTTGACGGTGAGCTTGTTATCTTCAAGAGTCATCTCGAGATCGTTCTTACCGAATCCGGCTACTGCCATCTCGATAACGTACGTGTTCTCTTCTGTCTTCTTGAGATTGAAAGGGGGATATGCAGTGTTGACTGCGGTGTTGGCGAGCTGGTTGACGGCGTCGTTCCAGCGCTCCGTGAACTTGTCACTCCCGACAAAGAACTTGTTGAACTTGTCGAGCTCAGCAAAGGTGTGATCAAAAAGCTTATTCATATTAGACCTCCTGTAAGGCAAGGTTGATGTATCATGGGTCCCAAATGGCAACCCATGATATTATTTAGTCATCTTTTCTAAAAAGTCAATAGACTCAGTTCAATTTTTTATTGAACGTTTCCTTGGCGACGCAGAACACGTACTTGCTGTCTAAGTCAAGCAGGAACATAGGAGTCATGTCTGCCTCCCTGTACTCGTCCGCGACACCCAGCATCTTAGTGAAGGCGCTGTTTCCTCCGAGGAACTCAGCTGCCTGCAAGACGATCTCCTCGTCGATGATCTGGATGTTGCTTACGCGAACCATTTCCTCAGTCCCAAAGACCACGATAGTACTTTCCGAACAAGCGAAGACCGTTGGCGATCCTGTCGTTGTACTCTTTGTATTTATCGGGATTGAACTTTCCGCGCTCGCGGGCTTCTTCTTCGGTCTCGATGTATTTGTCGCCGACTTTTACACGACTGACTTCTTCGTCTGGCTGGTACTTGTCGTAGTAGGTCTCTTCACCGTCGTCCCACTCTCTAGAGATCTGAGAGAAGGCCCAGATCATCTCGTCCATGACCCAGTCCCAGCGCTCCGACGCCTTAGTGTCAGAGTGACCGAAGTCAACCTCGTCTCCCTTGCCGATAGTGGGAGCGTCTTCGGGATCGGTGAACTGGAAGCCGTGGTTGGTGACCTTGAGCTGCTTGAGCATCGGCACGATGATCAGGGCGAGGGTGTGGTCCATGCTCCAAGTATCATAGGGGTCGATGCGGACCTTCTCACGACGACCGCGCCAAGTGATGAACTTGTTGATCGTAGCGTCTAGGACGACCTGCCAAGCGTCGAGGACCTTCTCGATGATGAAGTCATACGCGTCGGTGTCTTCGTCTTCAATCAGCAAGATGTGTTCGCCGTAGCGCCACTCGAGCCACTTCCTATAGACACGATATGTGCTCCATGTAGAGACGTACGGTCCAATATCAACCTTCATCAGTCGTCTCCTCTTGAGGATTAAACTCGTCTTCCTCGATCGCCTTCTTCAGCGCGTAGATGATGCCGTAGCGGGCAAAGATCTTCATCTCTTCTTCGGTGAAGTCGAATTGAAACACGCCGCTTCCGTCTTCGTTCTTAATGATCTCAACTACTTCCATTTGTTTCTCCTATAAATATCCGGTCTGACACGGAGGTTATCATGTTAAAGTTCTTATTAGGCTTCATTAACTTTGGTAAGATACAGCTGTATCTAGCCATAGGTACTTTTCTGATCGGTATGCTCACGATAGGGTACATCGGTTGGAAGCACCAGATCGAGGCAGCAGCTCTCTCCGACTATAACCGGAAACAGCTGGAACAGGTAATCCAAGACCAGCAAGACTTTCAGAACAAGATGAGGACCATCGAGGATACTCAGAAGTCTCTGTCTGACAGTCTAGCTCGACAGAACGAAGTCATCACGAAGAAGTTCAACTCAATCGACTCGTTCTTGTCTTCACCCGAAGCTCAGAAGTCTAATAGACCAGCATCTGAAGTCCTTAAGAAGACTATCAAGAAGCTGGCTGGAGAATAAAATGAAGAAGCTCTTCTTAATTCCAGCGTTCCTGCTACTGGCTGCCTGTCAGTCGACTGGAACTCAAGTAATCACTACTCAGAAGTTCACGGTAGTCGAGCCGCCAGCTAGCATGTATAACTGCCCAGTCATGGCGAGCTACCCTAAGGTAGAGACCCTGACCGACGTAGAAGTCGCTAGGATCATCGTCACGCTGCAGAGAAACAACAGAACCTGCAGGGTAAGCATCGAGTCGATCAAGACCTACATAGACAGCGCTAAGAAGACCGTCAATCAGTAGTCGTAGCAGGTCTTTTCGTTTGCTGCGTACTCCTCAGCTATCCTGAAGGCCTCGTACTCCGAGAAGCAGTTCAAGTCTTCCTCGTCGACGTACGTGCCCATGTCGTACTCGTACTCATTTTTTTCTACGTTCTCGACGTAGTACGTGACAGCAGTGTCGCGCTCGGTGATCTGGATCTGAACGTCTACGATCTTCTTCTGCTTAACGTGTGGGTGATACGAGGTCTTGATGTGCTCGTACTCAAGACCGTCGACTACCGTAGTCAAGCGCTCGTGGTCTTCCTTAACGCGAGGGACGAAGAACGTAGTACCGATGTTATACTTGTAATGTGCCTGCATTATAAATTCTCCAAGATCGGCTTACCGATCAGCTGTTCTCCAGACAAGACTTTAGCCTGAATACGCATTGCAAACTTAGTCGCCGACGATACGTCGGGGAACTTGCACTCCTTAGTCACGATGACTCCATAGAGGCTGTGCTTAGGAGTAGTAAACTTGACGTCCCACTTGACCGCGTACTTGTATCCAGACATATTGACCTCCACGTTTGATCATATTATCATTATATATCAACGAGAATTAAATGTCAACCCTAGATGTCGCGGATCGTCGCAAAATAGTGTCTGACTAGGTTCTCCTCGACGTGCATTCCGAGATATATGTCGTCGTAGTCGACGTGTCTGTTAGGTCCGGGGTACGCGAGCTTGATCGTCCACTCTTCTTGGTCGCGAGAGTTGGGTTCTAGGAACCAAGCGACGATGTTTCCGTGATGATCTGTCGAGAACTCAAGAAACTTCGAGTTAGAGGGCACGACAATGGTCGTCTTCCCAGCTGCGCTGTATGGCTCTATCTTGATTATGTGTTTTACGACGTTCATTCGGCCTCTCTAGGTCAAAAAATGCGTGAAAACACGACTTTTGTCGCAAAATCACGCACTTTTCATCCTAAAAAGCGTCAGAAAGTCATCTTCTACCTATTTATCGTGCTTAGAATGAGCGGAACATGTGTGACGATACCTAGATTCACCCTCTGGAGCGGTTTCGGGCCACCCGCTAGAGGCAGTCATAAAGCATCCAGGCTCGTCACACATCCCAAGAAGAGGTTTTAGCTCTTCTATCCGCTTATCTCTCACGACTTCTCTGACTTCTTCGTCTCTCGTGAGGTCGAACTCGTTAGAGATAGTCATCCCGCCCGCCATGTAGAGAGGAACGTAGGCATCAGGCTCAAATCCAAGGCGATCGTAGATCAAGTATCGAAAAGAACCACCCTCTCGAGCCTGATCTACGACGTTCTTGAACACCCAAGCGGTGACCGCGAGCCTAGTCTGGTAGTCGCAGGCCTCTACGAGCTTGAGATCCGCCTCGTCTACTTCGTCGCTCATATGGCGTGGCCGTCTACCAGCTCGAGGTGACGACCGTCCGTGACGTATCCCATGGCGTTGAGCAGGTCTTGAAACTTACGGAGCATGACGCTCATGTGCGCGTCAGTGGCGTCGAAGGTGATGGTCACGCGGTTACTGGGAAAGTCGGGATCGTCGCTGCGAGAAGTGGCGATCATGGTTACGGTGGTCTCGTATTCTTCTTCAAACATAGTATATCTCCTGACTTAGTCGTTGATCTTTACGTCGGCTACTTCCTTGGCTCGACGACGCCACTCGTCTCGCTGAAACTTGACCATCTCGGGCGCTACTTCTAGTTCTTCCGTAGAGATGGAGAACATGACGCTGTAGAGTCTACGGTGCTCTCTTTCCAAGAACTTGCAGTACTCGGAGTCAGACCAGACTGCCGTCTGAGTCTTACTTATCCAGAGGTCGCGGTCGGCTCGAGTGACTCGAAGCTCGTTCACGATCTCTCTGATGTCGTCGTCCAGCGGACCCTCACACTGCTCTGCCCACGATTCTAGTCGATCTGTAATGTCCATCTGTTCTTCCTCTGTTACCACATAGGTGTGCGGAAATTTTTTGGAGCCCTTACTCCATGTAGTCCAAGACTTCCTTGAGGTCCCTAATGGGGATGGCCCCGGCGCTCACTGTCTTTCCGGCGACCGACACCGTGGTCACCAGACAGACCTGCTTCTTACCGTGCCCCGTGATCGAGACCCTCTCTATATGATGAGAGACAGTCAAGTCGGCCAGCATGTCCAGTACGGCGTACTTCGCCTGCTTATACGCGATGTCCTTGACCTCACTCTTCTCCATCACGGAGGCCCTCCCTGATCTTCTGTGTCAGACGGTAGATCTCGTCCTCCTTGTCGGAGATGGTCTGCTTGAGGTCCATGAGAGACCGCTCGAGGTACCTGTTACGAGAGACCAGCTCCGCAACCTCCTCCCTCAGTGCCAGAACGTCGACGTACTCCTCAGTCATTCCGTCATCACTCGCTTCCACTGACCGCCCTTAGACTTGAGCCAGAGCCTGCCGTCGTCGCCCACAGCCATCGCCACGGACTTGCTGGGGTCGACAGGCATGTTGAGGTTAGAGGCGGGACCGTTGCTGAGGTACATGAGGTCGTTCTGATTCTTCTCCTTGACGGTACCCATCAGTGTGAGGTTCACCGCGTGCTTCGGGGGAGCGCCGGAAGCCTCCTCCTTGGCGAAGGCAGAGACCGCCATCAGGGGAGAGAGGGCGAACATTCCAAATAGGGAGCGGCGGTTCACTTGCAGATCTCCGTGATCTCGGCTACGGGACGCCCTGCCTGACCAAGCGAGAGTCGACAGTCCATCTTGCGCCACTCGGAGACGCCGATCCCACCGAAGATCAGCGCGGCGACCACCGTCATCATGATGAAGTACCACTTAAAGTCCATCACTCAGCTCCTTGATTAGGTCACGGACGAACTGTCGCCAGTGCTCCTTCTGATCCTCGTTGTAGTGCGTTGCCCACTTGCCGCCGTTGTTGCCTAGGGCTAGTCGGATGGCGAACTTCTCAATCATTTCTTGTGACACTGTATCGTCCTCCAGCGCTGTGGTACTCTTCGAGTGCATGCTCGCAGCGCTTCTTCCAGTCGTCCCGCTGCAGCACGGCCTTCTCGTAGCTCAGCTCAATGCTGTCGCTGCAGATGAACCTCACCACTTTCTTGAAGGCATTTAGACTCTCGATCTCGTCCTCGTAGATCATGGACACCACCGCTTTGAGAGGGAGCTCCTCATAATGGTCACTCATCACTCTGACTCCCGCCAAGCGATCACGTTCCTGGGGTCGTCGGGGTAGTCCCTCACGGGGACTCGAGTGCGCTCCATCTTAGTCACCACCTCGCCGCTCGCGAGCATGACGTCGATGAGACTGCCGTTGACGGCGAAGAATGCGGGGCTGTTATGGTCTGTCGAGTGGGTCATCGGGCGCCACAGACGGGGCTTCTTGTCGGGGAGCGCGTCTACCTTTTCGGAGATCTTCTTGAGGAGGGCCTCGATCTCGTCGAGCTGCCTACGAACTTCATTGTCCACTTTCTTGACCTTCCTCAGTACGGTGCGCATCAGGCTAGACATGCTAGAGACGACTTCTACTTTTCCGTTGATGACCTGCCAGTCCAGCACGTTGTCGATCACCGACATCGGAACGGGCAAGCCGTCGCCGTTCAACTCATTAAAGACGTCCTTACGCGTGAACGTCCGATCATCTCGCAGCATGTCGATCCAGTGTACTACCCGCCGCGCCTCTTCAATTCCAGTGTCCATCCTATAAGAATCCTTCTTCATGTAGTACTTACCCGTCGGGCCACTCTGATATATGCTGCCCCTCTCGACCTCCCGATCAAGGATATAGTCGACGAGACTAAAGCTGATAGGAGACAGGTGGTTGATTACGGTATCCCGCGTAAAGTGTTCGCCGTCATCCCGTTTAGCAATCCAGTCTAGTATTCTCTGTTCGTCGTACGTGCTGTGCATCATTACTCTACTCCCTTGATAGTTAGTGTGGCTTCTCTGAGGCGGTATCCATTGTCATGCCAAGCTTGAACTCTCCTGGAGTAGTCATCTTCGTATGGTTGTACCTGAGCGTGTCTAGCCCATGCTTCCGTTGCTGTTAAAGCAAAAGTATTATAAGACATGCGTGGTATAATTGTCTCTCTGTCCTTCTCATCCCAAAGATTGAGAGGAGGCACAATCACGAAGCCATCAATGTGCATCACTTCAACTCATATAATTCTTGCTTGAGGCGCTTGTGGAACGTGTCCTCGCCGTCGTCGCCAGACACCAGCCAGTCGATACGCTGGGCAAACACATAAGCAATCTTCAACGCACGTATGGCCTCACCGAACTCCACCATAGTCCCAGGGCTGTACCTTACATCTCCATCAAAGAGACGCTCGATGTCCTCGATTATGTATAGGATCCTATTCTGATTGTAGTCGAAGTGCCCGCCGCTCATCACCCGCCTCCATTGCTAATATAGCCATAGTACACCACATCAGACTATTTGTCAACCGGCTCGTACATCTCCTCGAAGATGTCTCGCTTGTTGAACCAGTACTCGCCCTTGGGACCCCTGATGAGGTAGTCTCCGTCATGAGCAGCCATCATTCCCTCAAGTGAGAGTATGATAAGACACCTGTAGCCTCTCATTATTCTATCAGCCTTCAGCGCCTCGTGCACCCAGTCAGGGATGTTCCCCTGGTGCTCGATCTCCAGCGTGTCGATCTGCCACGCGTCGACTGGGATGGGCTTCTTGATGTACTTCATCACTCTTCTCCTAGCTAAAATTCACGTAACCCTTGGTGAACAGAACCATGTACGTGAGACCCTCACCTGTGCCGTAATAAGTGTTAGTGACCGTGTACATCACTTCTTCTCCATCACATCACGTGCACGCTCGATACAATAATCCCGAGCAAATACCTTACCACCTGACCCGCCCTGATCGATCTGCGATAGGATCTCACGGATGACGGACTCGAGCTCCTTGATCCTGTCGCCATAGACTACATCGTGCATAGCTATTACTGCACGAAGCTCGTGTATGTCCTCTCTTGCACCCATCACTTATCTCCAACCTGCTGCAGGTGGTGTCTCTGAGAAGCCTAACTGTTTCATGAACTGACCGATGTCAGCCATCATCTCGCGTGTCAGGAACTCGCAGGTGCAATCTTGCTTGTCGCAGAACATTCCAATGGCTGAGGTGCGGGTATATTCCTCACCGTGTTCACAGCGCAACCTGATGTTGCCCTTGCCATCGTCCTCAATCGTGTAACCGTCCATCACTCACTTCTCCATCCAATGATCATCTCTATGACTCCAGCGAGACCCCACAGGCTAAAGAACACGCCGAGGCCTACCAGCCAACTAGTGGCGTACCCAAGGAGTGTGCACCCGCCGAAGATCATGATCAGGGTGACCAGCGCGTGGGCTCTAATCTGAAACCTAGTCATGACGTCACATCTTTCTGTTTGATGTTACCCCATTGATCCTGCAGGACGTAGCGCGTGCCGTGTGGGGTAGTATTAGCACCCCAGACCAGAGGGTATGTGTTTATAATAGTCCACTGGCTGCGAGTGAACAGCAGGTCCCATAACCAACGCAGCATCACTTCTTCTCCTTCAACTCAGCAAACACGATGGGGATCACTCGAGCAAACACGATGGGGATCACTCGAGCATAATCCATATAACGCTCTGGCTCATCGAACAGGATCACTGGTTCCTCTTCATCATATCCGTAGCAGATCCACGCAAGAGTCATCACGCCACACTCCAATCGTAGTCGTCCTGCGTCATCACCGACTCCATGCCGTCGTACTCGTCGATGCGGTACAGAGTACCCTCAGGGAGGTCCATGATATCCAGGCGCGCGTATAGACCATTAGTCTCTTCACCCAGCTCCTCGACCACCTGCACCAGCAGGGGATCTGAGCGATTCAGATCCCTATCATACCAACACTCACCACCGGGTGTATACCAATTACTCCACGGTGAATCTTCATGTTTCTTGTAGGTGAGACCTAGCCCAGCCAGATCCGAGTAGCGCTGTACAGCCTTCTCAGACAGGCTGAACCCGCCGTAGCTGCCGTTGTATACGATCTTAGTCATTAGTTATCCCTCACCAGTCTGTACATGAAAAACAAGAATGAAGTGCCGCCGAGTACCGCGCATACGACCTCGATAGCCACCATTAAGTTGGGTCCGATCTCGATCATCACGCGAGCTCCATGCTAGTGTCGTACCACTCCATGCCCCAGTCGCGGGCCTCGTCAGTGGCGCCCGTCTGGATGCACACGTGTCCGAAGACGAGCAGCCCGTCCTCAGAGTAGACCTCGAAGGGCTCTGGGAAGTCGTGAGTCCGTCCCATGCCCGTAGACGCGACGCCGTCGAACTGGATGACGCCGATCGTGCCGCTGTCGACGAAGTAGCCCTCACCGTCCTGATCGAGGTACTCACCGTCGCCGTACGCGGTGTTGAGATAGACGTACTTGCGACCATCGTGAAGGGTCCTAACCCTGCCCGGCTGATAATCAGCGAACAGCTCATCCGCATCTTCTTGATCGAGGTAGCAGAGGTCGCCTATGAGATAGCGGCCGGCGGGTAGCGTGACTGAAGTTGACATCAATTGGCTCCTGTTATATTATATTAAGATAGTACCATAGAGGGGAATAAATGTCAATCCACCGGGAACGTCTTGTCCAGGAGGTACTGCAGTGTGCGGTAGGGCTCGCTGTCCAGAGCGCCGACGTGGGCCCAGAGCCGCATGACGACCTCCATACCCATCATGACTTGATCTCGACCGTAGCCGACGTCGACGAGCTCCACGAAGACGCGGTTCAGGGCCTGAGCGGCCACGACCGAGTCCGGATGGTCGTAGAGCTCCCACTGATCGGCCGTGTAGTCTATATAGACGCGCGGCACGTGACTGACTGTGAACCTACCCATCTCACATCACTCCCAGTTCGCGGAGGTCGAGACGCTCACCCTGCTCCTCGAAGGAGTCGAAGGAGGGGAGGGCTTCCTGCTCGTCGCCCTTGAGTCGGGCCGAGACCTTCTTCATGAGCTCGAGGTTGCGGGCGCGGATGGCCTGCTTCTCAGAGAAGTTCTTGCCGACCACCTTGAGGATCGACGACATCTTGACCGTCTTCTGCTTAGGGGCCTTGGCGACCTTCTCGGCCTTGGCCTTGAGGGGAGTCACCGAGCCGACCTCGTGGGCCAGACGGATGAACGAGGCGACGATCTCAGACGAGCCCGAGACGCCGAGGGCAGGGATGGCGATGACCGTCCAGCCCTTGTTGCGGGAGACGATGGTCCAGTCCGACAGGGCGTCCGTGATGGCAGCCAGCGGGGCGCCGGCGATGACCTTGAACGTACCGGAGTTGCAGTTGAACTCGACCTTGACCGAGCCGACCTTGACGAAGTAGATCGAGTCGGACTGCTTGACGGGGGTGAGGCCGGCGAGCTCGACCTGAGGGGCGAAGTGGGCGAAGGGGGTGGAGAGCTTCATGGGGTAGTCCTTTCCTTGATTATGATTTAATATACCACGGGTACCATTATTTGTCAACCCCCTATCGGTATACCTCCTATGACTAGAAGTCATACCTCGATCCGAAGCCAGTCCCTGTGGTAGCGGATGAGGGTGGCGACCATGGGCTCTGACAGGGGACCACCCCTGAGCAGCCCCTGGACGTAGTACTCGAGGTCGAGGTTGCGGGAGGCGCAGTAGTCCACCACGAGCTCGGCGAGGCGGTCGTACCCCATCACTTGCCCCTCAGCGAGACGTCGATGGAGACGAGCACGCCCGCGACGAGCCACTCTACCCAGATGGGGGCCAGCACCCAGAGCCACGACCAGTCGATGTACCCCACGAGCTTGAGGGTGATGAACACTAGGGCTAGGAGGCTTGTGAACGTGAGCTTCATGCTGATTCCTTTGTCACTGCTGATAGATCTATTATACACGAGTCTGGGTAGATGTCAACCGATATCTGAGTTCCACCGGTCGTCGATGTCGAGGATTATCCAGTTGCAGGAGCTCGGGGTGGCCCCATTAGTCTTGTCGTGGTAGATGACCATGCCGTAGTTGTACTCGGGCCCGTGCCACGGGGTGAAGGGGATGAAGGTGCAGCGGTAGCGGTTCATATGGAGTCCTTTCTTGATCATGATTTAATATACCATCACCGCCAATAAATGTCAACCCTCCTACGGTATACCTCCTATGACAAAATGTCATACCTCAGGGGTTGACAAATATCCCGATCCATGGTAGGATGTATCATGATCAAAAAGGAAACACCAATGTCTAAGACCGCGATGTCCGCCATGGACCACATCTACGCCGACCCTACCCTCCTCGTCTCCTACCGGATCGGGGCCATCAAGACCCGCCTGACCGCCCTCGACACCTACTCCCGTCCCACCGAGGCCCAGATCACCGAGATCAACTGCCTCGACGAGATGCTCACCACCCTCTTCCTCCTCCGCGACCTCCTCACGAAAGGCAACTGACATGGCCAAGCTCCTCATCGTCCTCGGCATCCTCGCCTCCGTCTACCTCGTCCTCCGCGACGACGGCTCCATGGCCCAGTGCGAGGTCAGCCACTCCCACTCCGTGTGCGTCTACAGCCTCTCGCGATAGAACGCAGGGTTCTACACGGGCCAGCCATGGTACCCTACCCAGAGCAGTGCTGTGCAGGGTTTCTGGAAGTGCCTCAAAAACGGCCCAAAAAAGGCCTCGAAACCCTGGGTTTTGGGCCTCAATGCAGGGTTTTCAGGGCTGTTTTCGGCCCATTTTTGAGGCCTCTCTCCAGAACACAGTCTATCGAGATAGGGGGGTTGACATTTATTCGAATCTGTGATACTATTATCTTAATCCAAGGGGATGGGAACGTCGGCCCTGCGCGCTTCCAGAGGTATGACTTCTCGTCATGGCAGGTATGCCTGAAATGAGTTGACAGATAATTGGAACCGTGATAGATTTAATCATGATCAGGAAAGGACCAAACATGACAAACCTCGAACGCATCGCCCTCCTCAAAAACGCCATCGACATCCTCGACGCCGCGGACTCCCAAATGCAGGCTGCCTTCGTCGACACTCAAGACTCTGAGGCCATCGAGTGCTACGACCTCCACTGCGCCATCGAGGAAGTCATCTCCTCAATCGAGGAAAAGATCGTCGACCTCGAGAAATAAGGGTTGACAAATAATCTTTCTTGTGATACTATATTCTTAATTCAAAGATACCCGAAAGGGAGTAGAATGGGAACGCTGGACCTGCGCGCCTCCGGAGGTATGCAAAAAAGTCATACCACCTATGCCTAAAAGGTGGTGTACAAATAATGAGAACCGTGATAGATTTAATCATAATCAAGGAAAGGGTTACCCATGAAAGAGATCACAGTCACTCTCCGGATACCGGTCACGGAGGCCATCCTCAACGCGTTCAACAAGGCCTCCTACGAGTTCGACGACTACTTCCTCGACTCGCTCACCGGAGCCCTCGAGGACAAGCTCATGCCCGTCGTCGGCCAGATCGTACTCAGAGTGGCCGACGAGGTCGAGTCCGGCCTCAACGATATGGGTTAAGCACTGAACAAGTGCCTTGACATTTAATCCAAATATGGTATAATGATTCTATCAACAGTAAGGAAACACTGCATGACTCGCACCTCCGCCTACCGGTTCACCACGACCGACCTCTCTGACACTCGCATCGCCGACCTGAAAGTCAAGGCCAAGCTCATGGGCCTCGAGCAGAAGGCCGAGGAGATCGTGGCCGAGTCGAAGGGTAAGCCCAAGATGTACACCAAGCGGTTCCGTGTAGTAGTGCGGGCTCGTCTCGGCAAGGACTCTCCCTTTGCTTCACTCTACCGCCGCGGTGGTCTGTACTACCGCTGGTCTTCTCAGTGCATCCGCAAAGAGCACGGCTCTCGGTTCGACGTGTACTTAGCAGAAGTGCGCACGTACAACTGACTAGATCTGGCGCGATTACTGGTCTCTCTTTAGGTCTCAGTGCAGGTTACTGTTCTGGCCGCTATATAGGTGTGCTCTCTGGTGGCCTAGTTGGCTCTGGGCTGCCGGAGGCATAGTCATACTAGTATTACAAACTTTGGCCTTTTTTAATAAATAGGTCAGGAGGATCAGTGTTCTGATCTAAGAATAGGCCCAACTGTAGGCCATTCTATTGGTCTACATGCTGGTCTAATGGCTGGTATCGATGCTGGTCTATACTCTGGTCATTGTATTGGTATCTTTATAGGTGCCGTTTGTTTCTTTATAGGGAAAGACTATATGCGTAAGAGGGAAGATAAGCCTAGGAAGCATCGAAAGCACGACGAGGCTACTACTTTCTATACTAATAAGCGTGGTATGGAGAACCGTATCGTATCCTTTAGAATGAACGAGATCTTGTACGAGAGGCTGTATGACTACGCGGTGTCTATTGGTAAGGATCCTTCTGCTTGTATTCGTGAAGCTGTCGGAGTATATCTTCGGGAGAGGTACAGTGCAGGTCGTGAGCCGGGTAGCGTTCCGGGTCGATTGTCAGCTCCGCCGGTAGGTCATACTCGTAGGTCGGAAGACCTGATGGGTTGGACTGCTGTCAGTAGGAAGCTTCTCGATGAGTAGTCTGGTCTCTATACTGGAGCTGGTCGTGCTGGGTGGTCTGGTCTACTTGCTGGTCGTGGGGTAGGTCATGGGTCTGCTCTCTATAATGGTGTTCATACTGGTATCGTTCTTGATAATAGGGAGCTGAGTCGTGTGGCTGGCCCTCCATCTGGTCGTCGTGTTGGTCGTGTTGCTGGTGTATTGGTCGAGATGAAGAAGAAGAAAGTGATTAGGTCTAGGGATACGTTCACGGAGGCTCAGGGTCATGCCTACCTTGCCATGCTCATCCGCAAGTACAACGTCAAGCCCCTGACCCTGCCTACCTACATGGGGAAGCCCAGCCCCGTCGGTTACTGGGTGTTTACCTACGAGGAAGAGATCAATGAGCCATGACTTCTCGTCATGGCAGGTATGCCTTGGATGAGTTGACAAAAAATCGTTTCCATGATAGGATAACATCATGATCAGGAAGGAACGAGTCATGCGCTGCCCATATGCCAAGGCCCTCGCCGAGTCCAAGTACCGTCAACGAGTCGTCAAGCCCCGCAGGGGCAAGGGCTCCTATGACCGCAAGAAGGCTCGGCAGAAGGGTTGACAATAATTCGTTCTCATGATAAGATCATATCATAATCAGAGAAGGGATACCGACATGACCACCAAGTACGAGATCACCCTGAGCCAGCGGGATCCAGAGAGTGCCGACGAGTGGACTGAGACATACGACACCCGTGAGGCTCTCGACTCTCGAGTCGCCGACCTTCAGGCCAAGATCAAGAAGTACGCCCACGACCGCTCCTACGAGCTCGTCATCCACGGCATCAAGGCCGTCGAGGTATGACTTCTCGTCATGGCAGGTATGCCTTGGATGAGTTGACAAAAATTCTTTCTCATGATAATATAATATCATAATCAAGGAAGGGCTACCGACATGACATACTACATCCTCACGTTCCACAAGGTCGGCACCGACCGGTCGTTCGGGCGCATGATCGGTAACCCGATGGTGTTCGACTCGTGGGCTGGTGCCCACGACTACGGCCGTCACCACGTCGACTACACCAAGACCGACTTCCAGATCCACGAGACCGTCCTCTTCTCCTCACCAAAGACGGTTGACATTTAATCCTACCTGTGGTAATATCTTCTTATGATGACAACTAAGGAAAACACCATGACCGACTTCAATACCGTTCTCTCCTTCGTCACCCTCGACGCCACTCAAGACCAACTCGAGAATCTCATGGAGGCGATGAAGTTCCGCCGCGAGAAGCTTTCTAAGCTTGCAAAGTACTCCTTCAAGGCCGGCATGCCCGTCGTCTTTACTCACAAGGGCGTCACCTACAACGGTACTCTGAAGTCTGTCAAGGTCAAGAAAGCCGTGGTCGAGTGTCTCATGCCGAACACCCGAGCATACAACTCCAGAATGCAGCCGGTCCCTGCGACTGTACTGTACAACGTTCCCCTCAACATGCTGAAGGCTGCTTGATCATGTCAACACGCTCGATGATTGCTTTCGACAACGGCTCGAACATCACCGCCATCTACTGCCACTTCGATGGATACATCGAGGGCGTAGGTGTCACTCTCAAGAACTACTGGGACACGATCGAGAAGGTCGAGTCCCTGATGGAACTCGGCGACCTCTCGTCTCTCGGGACTCAGATCGGTGAGAAGCAGGACTTCAATAAGCCGACCAACAAGGAGTGGTGTCTGGCCTACGGACGTGACCGTGGAGAGGGTGGTGTGGATGCAAAGGACTTCCACTCACTCCACTACGCGGAGGGCGCCCACAAGGGTGTGGACTACTTCTACGTATTCGACGGTCTCGAGTGGAAGTTCAAGCGGGCCGGATACAAGGGTGGCTACTCATCCCTCGCCGAACGTCTCGACGAAATTAAGGGTTGACAATAATTCGATCCCATGGTATATTTAATCATGATCAGGAAAGGACCCGACATGGCTAAGTACAACGACCTCACTATCGAGCAGATCCGAGCCGCTCTGGACCACATGGAGGCCAACTATGGGTTCGCCATGGACTGTCAAGCCTATGGGCTGGCGGCTGCCCTCAAGGACAAGATCGACGGCCTCATGGAGGCTCTGACGAGCCGCATCCGTGCCATGGATCCCTACGCGTCCGAGGCCGACATCCGCTTCTTCGAGGGTTTAGCCTATTGACAATAATTCGTTCTTGTGATAAGATTATATCATAATCAAGGAAGGGATAACGCAATGACAGTCAATGAAGCAGTCGACCTCGCCGAGCGTCTCGAGTCTCTCGTCCGCCGCTCACACACGTACTTCTACGACGCGGATGACCTCCGCTACGAGATCCGCAAGATCGCGAGCGAGTACCGCAACCTCGCTGACGAGCTCGACCTCGAGATGTCGGCTTTCGCTGATGAGCAGTACCTCGACAAGATGGTGGTCGCCGCATAAAGTGGTTGACAATAATTCGTTCTTGTGATAAGATCTTAATATAGTCAATCAGGAGTCTATCTCATGCCACGTGGTGTCTACGCTCGCAAGTCCCAGTCCAAGTCGGTTCCTTCCTTCACCAACGTCGTCAAGTTCGAGTCTGACGAACAGATCTCAAAGCGCATCGGTGAGCGGTTCGAGGTCCTGTCGACCTTCACCGAGGCCTGTGCCATGGGCTCATGCCGCTCCATGATCGTCTCGGGCCCTGCCGGTCTCGGCAAGTCCCACACGGTCGAGCAGGTCCTCAACGAGATCGACCCGACCGGTGAGCGCTACACCTTCGTCAAGGGCTTCGTTCGTGCCACCGGCCTCTACAAGCTCCTGTACCAGCACTCCAACGAGGGTCAGGTGTTGGTGCTCGACGACGCCGACTCGGTGTTCTTCGACGACATCAGCCTCAACCTGCTCAAGGCGGTATGCGACACCACCGGTGTCCGTCGTGTCGGCTGGCGCGCTGAGGGTTCCCTGATCGACGAGGATACCGGTGAGCGCATGCCTCGGTCGTTCACCTTCAACGGCACGGTGGTGTTCATCACCAACCTCGACTTCGATGCCCTGATCGACAAGGGTCACAAGCTTGCCCCTCACCTTCAGGCCCTCGTGTCTCGGTCGCACTACATCGACTTGGCCATGAAGACCAAGCGTGACTATCTGGTCCGCATCAAGCAGGTCATCGACGCAGGTCTCCTGTCAGGTCTCGACGCTGGTCAGCGGGCTGACGTCGTCGCCTTCATCGAGGAAGAGCAGGACCGCCTCCGCGAGCTCTCGCTCCGGATGGTCATCAAGATCGCCGACGTCCGCAAGATGGGCGCCGCCAACTTCCGCAAGGTGGCCCGAGTCACCTGCTGCAAGAACTGAGGAGAGAGAAGATGAGTGAAGAGTACAAAGACGGGTACCGCGACGGGTTCAAGGACGGGTATCTCGAGGGCTGGGGTATAAAGCCACAGCTCCCTCCAGTTCCCTTCCCGAGCATCCCTGCCTATCCGACCAGCCCTGAGATGCAGGCCTGCTGTCGGGTATGCGGCAAGTCGTTCACTGACTCAATGGGTCGTACTATTGCTTTAAGCATGGTGTGTAACCACTCACGGTGTCCTAGCAAATTCACTTTCTGAGTATAAATAAAAATGAGTCGGAGCTAAAGAGCCGACTAGCTAGATCGCTGCACTCCCTAGCGGCTGTCTGGGACCTGGGCCCGCCCAGCTTGTTCGGGGAGTGCTGCGTGACTGCGTGGGGGTCACGCTTAAGACAACGGGAGTCTCCTGAGACGAGCGTAGCCCACGCCAAATTAGATAGGTGGTGAAGATGAAGAAGTTCTTATTGGTTACTACATTGGTGTCTACTCTGGTCACCTCTCAGGCCGCCCATGCAGGTGGCAACCCTTGGCCGTTCGTAGGTGGTCTGTTTGCAGGTGCCATCCTCAACGAGGCCATCAATCACCCTCGGTACGATCACTACGATCACTACCAGCGCTACAACAACTATCAGCGGTACGACTACCCGATGGACGAAGACGGTCCAATAGTCATCTGCTTCAAGCGTCCCGTATACGAGGACGGCTATCAGGTAGGTTGGCGTCGGGTCTGCCAACAGAATTGAGTTCACTGCGGGGTAGTGGAAAAGTGCCACGCTAGCCTCATAAGCTAGAGAACTGGAGCGTCACCAGCGACCGCAACCAAATTTACTGGAGACTTTGATATGAAGATCGGTTTCACCTGCAGTACGTTCGACCTGTTACATGCCGGACACGTGGCCATGCTGCGTGAGTGCAAAGAGAACTGTGACTGGCTGATCGTAGGTCTCCAGACCGATCCCACCATAGATCGACCCGACACGAAGAACAAGCCGGCACAGAGCGTGTACGAGCGGTTCGTCCAGCTTCATGGCTGTAAGTTCGTCGACGAGATCGTCCCCTACTCTACCGAGAAGGACTTGATGGACATGCTGGCCACCATACCGATGCACGTCAGGTTCGTCGGTGAGGAGTACCGGCACGTCGAGTTCACCGGCTTCCAGTACTGCGTAGAGAACGGTATCGAGATCTTCTACAACCAGCGCAGGCATGGTTGGTCTACCACTGAGCTGCGTAAGCGTGCAAAGCTATGATCAAGTATCGAGCCGTCTTCATCTCCGATGTCCATCTCGGCACCAAGATGAGTCGGCCTGATCTTCTTCTTCAGTTCTTGAAGACGTTTGAGTGTGACCAGCTCTACCTAGTCGGTGACATCATCGACGGCTGGGCACTCTCTCGGAACTTCTTCTGGCCACAGGAGAACAACGACGTAGTACAGAAGATCTTGAGACGGGCTAGAAAGAACACGCACATCACGTTCATTCCCGGAAACCACGATGAGTTCCTTCGCTCGTTCTGCGACAACCACTTCGGCAACGTCTCTCTTCTCAAGAACGGCGTGTACGTGTCTGGTACCGGTAAGAAGTACATAGTGATGCACGGCGACGAGTTCGACGCGGTCATAACCAACGCTAAGTGGCTCAGCCACCTAGGCAGCTGGGCATACGACCAGTCCATCGCCGTCAACGTCTTCTTAACTAGGATAAGGAACATCTTTGGCCTACCGTACTGGTCCCTCTCGAAGTGGCTGAAGTATAAGGTCAAGGAAGCGGTCAACTTCATCGGCAGCTACGAGGAGAACCTCTCATCATATGCAAAGGCTAAGTCAGCTGATGGTATCATATGTGGTCATATACACCATCCAAACATTCGTAAGGTTGGTGAGATTGACTACATGAACTGCGGCGACTGGGTCGAGAGCTGCACGGCTCTAGTAGAACACATGGATGGTACTTGGGAGATCATCCACTGGAAATAAATAGAACACGGAGTGCATGTCTAGCCGGGGATGCTAGCACCGCCTTGAAAGCGGTTGGAGCCGTAAGGCCAGGGGTTCGATTCCGCCATCACTCCGCCACTCTTTCACGGTCACGTAGCTCAGCAGGATAGAGCACGAATTTCCTAAATTCGGGGTCGCATGTTCGAGTCATGCCGTGATCACCAACGATGGTCCGATGGCGCAGCGGTAGCGCAGCTCCTTTACACGGAGAAGGTCGGGGGTTCGATCCCCTCTCGGACTACCACTTTTTAGTTGACAAATAATCCAACCTGTGGTATGATATATCATAATGAGGATTTAGCCATGTCAATGCATCTAGCACCAGTATACTTCACGACCACCGGCTCGACCAAGCGCAAGCCGTCCAAGAGCAAGAAGCTCGCTGAGTCTACCGCTAAGCACGATCAGTGGCTGCGCGACCGCGGCCTGCATCCCGAGCAGCGTAACTTGCAGCGAGCATTCAAGGGCAAGCACACCATCGCTCTGCCTGACCTGCGCGTCGAGACCAAGTACGAGCTGTCCAACGGCGTCGGCAACGGCTTCAAGCGCGGCATCATGGAGAACCTGCACAAGGAGAAGCCCGAGGTACAGAAGGCCATCCTTGAGAAGGCTCAGCGTACCACGGTCGCGTACAACAAGGGACCTACCATGTACTTCAGTCCTGAGTCGGATAAGACTGGGCTGGGGTCACGTTCACGGAGGGGATGATAGACTACGTAAAGATACAGGCGTGTGACCCTATGGGCATCTGGCGTACGTACAGCGACACACCAGCGGGTAACTCACAGCGCATCCGTCAGCTCATGCAAGAGCTCAAGACCTCTAAGAAGTGGCAGGTGCGAGCAGTAGATAAAAATGGAAACATCGTCGACTTTTTAAGTTGATGTCGTATAAATAAAAGTATGAACACAACAGTTAAACACCCTCTTCCGTATAGCATGCCGAGCGCGTTCTGCGTCATTGCCCAGACATGGGATAATGGTCGCGAACCAACGCGAGGGCGATCTTGAATCTTTGACTCAGAAGAGTAAGTTCAAGGGGCGCCCACAGTAAAGAGTGAGGCGCCCCTTCTCTTTTCAGTTGACAAATAATTCAGACTATGGTACTATCTTAATATAATCTGAATGGCTGATTGACATCGTTAAACGAAAGACAACTTCGGTTGTCTCTCCACGGATACACGACTGCGGTGCTATGGCTTATAAGCTCTGCAACGAGCAGCGTAGGCACTGTTGCAGGTGCGGTGTATCCTTGCAGAGACAATTGTTGTCTCTCCACGGATACTACACGGGGTATCGTGCATGGACGCATGCACTACGGATGATAGGGCCATCTTGCCATCCTGAGACAACCCGATCAATGGCTAAGGAAGGGAAGCACCCGACTCCGAAATTCGATTCTATGTAGTATCTTTGCAGAGACAATAGGATTTGGACGGTACTGGCCAGCGCGCTGGTATCTGTGTCCTCTGGCAGGGACACGAACGAGGGATGCCAGTCCCACTAGTAGCCAAACAACTAATCGTGGCAGCGTGGCACTGCCGGTGAAGCACCTACGGAGATGGTAGGAATGCGGTTGATCATCGATCATCAAACAGAACAAATGCCAACTAACTCGATCACTTAGCTCAGTTGGTAGAGCGGCAAGCTTTTAACTTGCATGTGCTGGGTTCGAGTCCCAGAGTGATCACCAATAGACAACGCATCCTTAGCTTAGCGGTAGAGCGCTACGTTGACATCGTAGAGGTCGTAGGTTCAATCCCTGCAGGATGCACCAAGTTTGTATGAGACGATTCGAGTACTCGACTGCCAATTCGTTGAGCCCAGAATCGAAAGGTGGAAAAGACTCTGGTCTACTATCCTCGTCGTGCCACCTTAACATCATACGACGATATTTATGAACAAGCGGCGTTCTTCTAACGGCATAGGAATCCTCCCTTTCAAGGAGAACAATATCGGTTCGAGTCCGATACGCCGCGCCAGTATAATCCGAGTGTAGCGCAGTCTGGTAGCGCATCTGGTTTGGGACCAGAGGGTCGGGAGTTCGAATCTCTCCACTCGGACCAATATCCGCTCCCATCATCTAGCGGCCTAGGATACCCGCCTCTCACGCGGATCACACCGGTTCAAATCCGGTTGGGAGCGCCAATCTTTCTAGTTGACAAGTAATCTAAACTATGGTAGTATTAGATAGTGGGAAGAGCCCACGAGTTTAATCGTAATGGAGAACATACTAATGACGACTTCTGCAACACAGCGCGTACTCGAAGCATTCAAGTCCGGTGAAGAGCTTACATCGAAGCAGATCGCTTCTCGCTTCAACGTAGCCAACCCGACCGCGACTGTCTCGACACTTCGTATGCAGGGTTATCCGATCTATCTCAACAAGTCAGGCAAGACGTCACGCTATCGTCTCGGCTCGGCTTCGCGTAAGGTCATCGCAGCAGGCTACAAGGCACTGGCTGCCGGTCTCGTCTGAGCTACTCAGAGGGGATCATAAATAATCTTTGATCCCCTAGCTCAGTTGGTTAGAGCAGCTGACTCTTAATCAGCGGGTCCTTGGTTCGAGTCCAAGGGGGATCACCAATACAGCGGACTCATCGGCGCTCCATGTGCTGCTTCCGCTTCCGCGACCGACGAAATGTGAGATGGGCTGTCGGTCCGGGGTTTGAGGGTCATCCTGACACAACAAAACCCTCGCTTTCATCTCGGTCTATAAATAAGTCGACCGACGCAGAGGATCGATGATGAAGTCTTTTAGAGAATTTACTAAGACCGGAAATAAAAAGGTAGTCGACGAGGACGACGACGAGGACGACCTAGCCACCACTACAGGTAAGGTAGTAGGTGGAGCTGCAGGTGCCGCAGCTGGTGCCGCTCTAGGTTCACTGGGTGGTCCTGCCGCTCCGGTTACCGAGCCGATAGCTGTCGGTCTCGGCGCCACCTACGGCGCTAGACTTGGTAAGCAGGCAGTTGGAGCCGTAAAGAAGTGGCTCGGCTACGACGACAAGAAGCCGAGTCAGTAAGATAAGATTTATTCCGGGACGGTCACAAGGTGGGACAGCAGACTGTTAATCTGTTCATCAGGTTGGTTCGATTCCAACTCCCGGAGCCATTATTCACCGCCTACGCCTCTCGACGAAGCGCAACATCAGGAACCTGAATCAACAGGTGATCTCCATTGACGAATGGAAGTACGGTGGCTATTCATGGGGAAGTGTGCAGGAATGGCTACTGCGAGGTCTGCAAAACCTTGGAATGTGGGTTCGAATCCCATCTTCCCCTCCAACTAATCGCTGGAACATTCGAGACACGGACCTCTGAAGTCCTACCTAGCTAGTAACGGAGTTAGCTACCGTGAAGACATGAGGTTAGACGAATGTTTCGGCGGCGCCATTGAGGAGTAATTAGAATGACTAAAATAGCTTCCATTACTGGAGATAAAGATGTAAACTTGTTAATTCATCAAACTCTTATGCTCTTATGCAATAAGTATTATAAAGAAGTTTATAAGAACCTTTCTATTTTAGAAACTAAAAATGTTTTCTTTAATGTAGATAATCAAAAAGATTATCAGGAATGGTTAAAGAATAAAGGTCCGTGAATCAGCTGGTGTGGATACTCGTCTGTCTAACGAGTTAGAGGGGTTCGAAACCCCTACGGGTCGCCAATACAATGGGTGAGTTGATGCTACGGCGTGTGCATCCCCGGACTGTAAATCCGGTCCTTATAGGTAAACACTGTTGGTTCGAATCCAACCTCACCCACCATATTATGCCGGATTAGCTCTTATAGTTAAATGGTATAACAGTTGCCTTGTAAGCATCAGTTCTTAGTTCGATTCTAAGTGGGAGCACCAGTACTATTAAATGTAAAGCATTATAAATATAGTAAATGCTTTACAAGGAAACACAATGCACTGTCTAAACTGTAACAACGAGCTTATTCCAACTAAAGGAAGAAAGAACTTACGCGGTAAAAAATACTGCAATAATTCATGTCAGCATGAATATCAGTCTAAAAATAAAATGCAAAGTTTTTTAGATGGTAAAAACAGTGGTCAACTTTTCCAAATTAGAGGATGGTCTAGACGTTTATTGATCGATAAAAAAGGTTATAAATGTGAAAGTTGTAAAATAGAGTCTTGGCTCGAGAAAGATATAACTTTAGAAGTCCATCATATTGATGGAAATGCATCCAATAACATATTAGAGAATTTAGAGTTCTTGTGTCCTAACTGTCATTCTCAAACGGACACATTTAGAGCTAAAAATAAAAACAGTGCTAGGAAGCGGTAGGTCGTCAGTTCAATCCCGACATCCGGCACCATATTGTAGTGAAAGGGTGGCGTCCACCGTTCAGACCTCTATGCCCTATGCTGGCCAGCATCTATCGGGAGTGATTAGAGAAAAGAGCCGCTACATTGAGTCGCTGTCAGTACTGTGGGAAGTGCAGATGGTCAACACTAGGACACCGTTCGAATCGGACCAGCGACAACCTCGGGAGAGCTGTCTGGAAACAGTAGCTGCAGCTTGAAGGTTCGAGTCCTTCTCTCCCGCCCAGTTCATTGTCCTATAGCTCAATGGGAGAGCACGCGACTGATAATCGCGAGACCTTGGATCGTAACCAAGTAGGACAACCATGCTGTCTAAGTGTTAAAGGTTGCACACGAGTTTGTGGCACTCGTAGAACTGGATCGATACCAGTAGACAGTACCAACGACGCAGGTAGGTCGGCAAGGTGTCGAGGAGTCCTCATAAGGCTTTTAAGGTTGGTTCGACTCCAACTTCCTGCACCAATATATAAACTAGTGACGACAACGCTAGACGAGGATTAATCATGAAGGCCTACATCTTATACATTGACAAGGGTGACTCCAAGAAGTACGCTCTCGACACGCTGGCCTCCTGCAAGGAGCACGGTGTCGACGCCGAGCTCTTCGAGGGAGTGCACGGACTACTCAACGCCGACATCACGAAGAAGTACGGGTACACCATGGGTCGTCCCGGAACCTTCGACGACGATCGTCAGTACCATAGAGAGTTCTGCTGCTCACTCGGTCACATGTTTATCTGGATGAAGATCATTCAAGAGAACCAGCCGGCCGTGGTACTCGAGCACGACGCGGTGGTCAAGGCACCACTCGACGGCATCAAGGTCAACGACGGCGAGATCCTATGGCTCGGCCCGCGCGTATGGAACCGAGACGACTACTCAGTACCTAACGAGAGGGTATCTTTCAAGAAGGTAGACCACTTCGAGGGTACACACGCCTATGCCATCACGCCGATGACGGCTAGGAAGATGCTCGGCGCTATATTCTACACCAACCACATCACCATGAACGTGGACGGTCTTATGGGAGTCAACAACTCCTTCGGCATGAACCTCATGGCAGTCGACCCACCGCTGGTCGTCGCCGAGGTCGGTGACAGGGATACGTATGCTCAGGCCCCCGAGAAGGGGAACGCCGAGACGAACTGGGAGAACCTTCCTGGATTCTTGAGAGGCCTGAGACATGGTGTCAAGCCGTTCAAGACTACCAGCGAGGCGGTGAAGAAGCAGTCACCGGTGTTCTCCTACAAAGCTTAAATCGGTCAGGGAAAGTGGTAATCCGCAGGTCTCCAAAACCTTGAGAACTCAGTTCGATTCTGAGGACCGGTGCCAGCATCTTAAACAGAGAACTATATGAACAAGAAGATCGCGCTATTCATAGACCATCCATACTGCTCGATCCACGGCGTCAACGGCATACTGAACGTGCTTCAACCGTACTACCAGTTTAAGATCTTTACTAGACAAGATATTCTCTATGATGACTGGTTCGACGACGTCGAGATGATAGCGGTTCCTGGAGGTCTAGGCGACGCATCTAAGTTTAGCATGATCATGAGGTGGCATATACCCGTGATAAGAGACTTCATCTTAAACAGAGGAGGTCGCTATCTCGGCATATGCATGGGCGCCTACTGGGCTGGAAAAGAATACCTAGACATCTTAGACAATCGCGACTGCGTACAGTACCTTGCACGTCCTAAGACGGATACGAGAAGGCCGCACGCCAAGCATCTAGAAGTCACGTGGAAAGACGAGAAAGAGAAGATGTTCTGGTACGACGGCTGCAGCATCGTCGGCAGCGGCCGGTTCGACGTGGTCGCTAGATATGGAAACGGTGACGTGATGGCCGGCTATCAAGACAGGATAGGTCTCATAGGTTCCCACCCTGAAGCTCAGAAGCACTGGTACACCGAGTACAGCTGGATGAAGAAGGTATGGAACGGAGACATAGAGAAGAAGAACCACGGTCTATTGCTAGACTTTGTAGAGGAACTAATGAAGAGATAAGCTTGAGTAGCTCAGTTGGTAGAGCATCGGTCTGAAGAACCGAGTGTGGGCGGTTCGATCCCGTCTCCAAGCACCATAACGGACACGTAGCTCAACTGAACAGAGCGCCGCGCTACGAACGCGGAGGTTAGGGGTTTGAGTCCTCTCGTGTCCTCCATATATAAGACAGGAGGCACTGATGAAGAAGATCGACGTCAACGAAGTAAAGGAGTTCCTTGAAACTCTCGGACCGGAGACGAAGATCTACATCGGCTGCGACTCCGAGAGATTTCCCATCAAGGGTCAATGGCACGCCGACTACACGTTAGTCGTAGTGGTACACATGGACGGCAAGAGGGGATGCAAGATATTCGGTGAGATCCAGCGCGAGCGCGACTACGACACCGTCAAGGGTAAGCCTAGGCTGCGTCTCATGAACGAGGTCTACAAGATCGCTGAGCTCTACCTGAGACTCGGCGAGGTACTTGAAGATCGATACGTCGAGGTCCATCTCGACATCAACCCTGACGAACACCACGGCTCATCGTGCGTAATCAACGAGGCCGTAGGGTACATCAGGGGTATGTGCAACGTGGTTCCCATGGTAAAGCCTAACGCCTTCGCCGCTTCGTATGCGGCTGACAGGCTCAAGGAATACATGGTAGCTTAATAAATATTTTAAGCTTGAGCCATAAGGAGTAGAACATAATGTTGACGTTTAAGAACTACATAGACAAAGGTTATTTCATAGATCATAATGGTCATGTAGTTCCAAGTAAGCCGATATCTATCGTTCATAAGAAAGATAAAAGATCCGGAATAAAAGAAGATGCGAGACCAGAGACGTCTCATCTTCATACTCTTCCTGGACAGAGCGTCGAAGGTAGTCGTCTAGATCACTTCATGAAGAAGTCTGATGAGATTCACGCGTCTCATGGTGAACTGGAAAAAAAAGACCAGAATGCCATACATAAGTACAGCGCATACAATAGAAATGGTAATGCTAACGCTTCTGCAAGAATAAACACAACTCTTATATCAAATCATGAGCAAGGGCTACCCGCGACTTCTGGTTTAAGCACACATGACGCAGCTATTCATAAAAGAATATCGGGTCTTGCATCTACACCCATGGGCAGAGAAGCCCACGTCTATTCTGGAATGCGCTTTGTCGGCGAAAAAGCTGCCAAAGAATCAAAGATTCTCTATTCCCCATCACACATATCTACTTCTCACGACGTAGACATTGCAAGAAATTTTGCAAAGCGAAAGGGAATACAGAGTCGTGGATACGATATAATGCACGTACACTTAAAGCCGAAAGACAAAGCTTTTCACGTAGGTAACCGTTCCCTGTACCAAGGAGAACACGAGACGATTATACCTGCTGGAACTAAGCTCACGTATAGTCATACGACTCACCATCACGATGATAACGGTGAGCATTACAGGGTGCACCACTATACTGTTGATTCACAAGAGTAAGTAAAGTTTTGCGGGTGTAGCTCAGTGGTAGAGCTTCAGTTTTCCAAACTGACTGTCGAGGGTTCGATCCCCTTCGCCCGCTCCAGTTACTGTTCGTTGACCGAGAGGGGTCCTGCGTATTCCTCTACTATCGGGCCAGTGTGGACTAGCTCGACTTCGCTCGGCCAACGAATCGCATGAAGCCTCTCTTTACCGACACGAGTAACGTCGACCATGTCGCTCTGGTTACCACCGAGTATGTGGTAGGACTCATCGTCTTCACCGACGTAGAACCCTACGTGCCCACCACCAGATCTCTTGAACACCATGACGGCGCCGAACGACGGCTCGTTAAGGCGAGTTCCCCAGTCAGCATAGGCTAGTGCGCTGAGAGGGTTGCTCGGTACCGACGCATCGGCAGCCTCAAGACAGTGAGCGACGAACAGTCCACACCATGGGATCGAGTCGGCAGTATAGTACTTGGAAGCGAAGCCTCCGACCATCTTTGCCCAATGAATGATCTCAGGGTTGTTTGCGTTTCCTGGAAACTCCTTGGTACCTACCAAGCTCTTTGCGGTATTCATCCATACTAGAGACATAATTATCCTCCTGTTCTCTATAGATATATATGTTTAATGCGGACGTAACTCAGGGGTAGAGTTTTTGCTTGCCAAGCAAAATGTCGTGGGTTCGAATCCCATCGTCCGCTCCAATCTTTGGAGTGTTTGTCATGAAGAGACTACTGTACGTAGTACACCGCTACGCACCATTTCCCGGAGGCTCTGAGAACTACGTCAGGGACATGGCCGAGGAATCAGTAAAGAGAGGCCACGAGGTCTGGGTCTTTACTGGTACCCACAAGGGCAACAACATCAACGGCGTCAACGTGACGAGCGACTCAAGCATCTTGGGTACTCCGTTCGACCTGATCATCGTACACGGCGGGGACGTCGGAGTACAGGACTTCGTCCTCAGACAGGCACAGCACATCCCTTCCCCTATCCTGTTCATGCTCATCTTACCTTCCAACAGCGACCTGTACAAGCGCGCCTCTAAGAACGTCGCGTTCGTGGGATGCTCTACCGAGGAGGACTGGGAATGGGCCGACGTCAACTGTCAAGGCAGGGGCGTGCAGGTCCGTCACGGCATCGACATGAAGAAAGCAATCGGTGTCGACGGCTTCAAGAAGAAGTTCGGCATCGACACGGAGTACATGTTCCTGTCGTGCGGTGGATACTGGCAGAACAAGGCCATGAAGGAGCTTGTCGACCTGTTCAACCAGCTAGGTCGCACCGACGTCACCATGGTAACCACCGGCTACTCACTCGACCCGAGCCTGATACCACAAGACTCTAGGTACGTCAAGAACCTAATACTCGACGACCGCCAAGACGTACTCAACGCACTGAAGGAAGCCGACCTATACGTCATGCACTCCTTCAAGGAAGGGTTTGGTCTAGTACTGCTCGAAGCGATGGTCAACTTAACACCTTGGGCCGCTAGGTACAACGCGGGCGCTCGACTCATGCGTGACTACGGCTTCACCTACAAGGAAGACCAACAGCTGCTGCAGTTCATGCGCGACTACAGGACACCAAAGAACTACGACGTCCTGATACCTCGCAAGCGATACGCCATGGAGAACCACCTTATAAGTAACACTGTGGACGATATTATGAGGTTGATAGATGACAAATAAGCTGCTAATACTGGACCTCGATGGGACGCTCATCGAGTCACGCGACATCCACTTTGAAGCGCTCAACGACGCACTCAGGGAAGTCGGAGAAGAGTACGTCATATCGAGGGACGAACACCTCAGCACGTACGACGGACTAAACACTACCAAGAAGCTAGAGATGCTCTCGACTAGGAAGGGTCTCGACCGCAGGTACTTCGACCAGATCTGGAAGAAGAAGCAGGAGGCTACGTTCTACCACCTGTCTAGACTCGGTCCCAACTACGCCGCTCAGTCCATCATCACCACCGCAAAGGGGCGTGGGTGGAAGGTAGCGGTAGCCAGCAACTCTATCCGTGAGACCATCCGCATCGCACTCAACGCGATCGGCGTCCTCCCGATGGTTGACTATATAATGAGTAACGAGGACGTCAAGTATGCCAAGCCGTTCCCCGAGATGTACTGGCGCTGCATGATAGCGCTGAACGCCCTGCCGAAGAACACCCTCATCGTCGAGGACTCTCACATCGGTCGCAGGGGCGCTCTCGACTCCGGCGGTCACTTGCTTCCCGTAGAAGACTCATATGATCTCAGCGTAGAGAAGGTGATTAACAAGATGAACGAACTCGAGAGTGAATTTACTGAAGTCAAAGTGCCGTGGCGCGATTCAAAGCTCAACGTGCTCATCCCGATGGCCGGTGCGGGTTCTAGGTTCGCAGCTGCCGGCTACACGTTCCCCAAGCCGCTCATCGAGGTGCACGGCAAGCCGATGATCCAAGTGGTCGTCGACAACCTGAACATGCAGGCCAACTACGTCTTCATCGTCCAGCGAGAGCACTACGAGAAGTACAACCTCAAGTACGTACTCGGACTCATCGCTCCCAACTGCAAGATCGTTCAGGTCGACGGGTTGACCGAGGGTGCAGCTTGTACTACTCTCCTCGCCAAAGAGTTCATCGACAACGACGAGCACCTAGTCATCGCCAACAGCGACCAGTTCATCGAGTGGGACTCTAACGAGGCGATGTACGCCTTCGGTGCCGACAATATCGACGCCGGTATCTTGACCTTCAAGTCTACCCATCCCAAGTGGTCGTATGCCAGCCTAGATGAGAACGGGTTCGTCTCTGAGGTAGCTGAGAAGAAAGTCATCTCAGACCACGCGACCGTAGGCGTGTACTACTGGAACAAGGGATCCGACTACGTCAAGTACGCAGAGCAGATGATAGCCAAGGACATCCGAGTCAACAACGAGTTCTACGTCTGTCCAGTGTTCAACGAGGCTATTCAGGACGGCAAGCGAGTCCGCATCAAGGAAGTAAAGAAGATGTGGGGCATCGGCACTCCCGAAGACCTCGGCTACTTCCTGGAGCACCACAAATGAGGACGGCTATCTTATTGTCAGGAAACGTCCGAACATGGGACCAGACCAAAGACAGCTTTCTTGGAATGTTTTCCCACCTCAAGCCCGACGTATTCCTATCTACTTACAACAGACGATACAACTACCACCCACACATACAGGGTAAGTTCGGATACCAAGACGACGAGATACTAGACAGCGACCGCATCTATGATCTGTTCTCGGGAATAGACCTTCAGGGTGTCCTGATCGACGACAACTCAGAGAACTACAAGGTACCCGACAACGTCGACCCTCGTCATCGCGATCACGAGAGCACCTACTATCAGTACCTAAAGTTCCGTCAGGCTGTCCAGCTCATGGAGGCACACGAGAAGCTTCAGGGGTTCAGGTACGACTTCGTCATCAAGTCGAGGTGTGACTTGGTCTACTCGACCACGCCGATCATGGTCAACCCGAGCTCAGTGACGATCGACTCGGCTAACACGTACCCCAACGACTGGATCTTCATGTCGAGTCGCGACAACATCGTCGGCATGTCTGAGTTCATAATGGACGAGTTCTATTCGCCTAAGTATGACGACAGCCACGAGACACCTCCTCACCGACTGCTCCTCAACTCAATGAAGCATCTCGGTCTCGACATAGTGCAGGAGAAGCTCGTCGACTACGTCCTTCGCAGGGACGACAAGAAACAATATTACTGAGAGAAGCTATGAGAACTGTATTTGAAGTTGGAATGAACCAAGGTACCGACACTCCTGGATACCTTACACAGTCAGACATGGTGCTTTACGGATTTGAGCCTACGATCGAGCTGGTAAAGACCCTCAACGAGAAGTTCGGCTGGGACGAGCGAGTAAAGATCGTCCCGCTCGCGGTAGACGTCGAGAACAGGTTTACTACCTTCAACGTCGCTGGATGGCAGGACTGGGGATGCAGCTCGCTCAACGAGTTCACCGACGGAGTGAAGGAGAGGTGGAACGGGTTTGACTTCCACTTTACTGGCAAGCAGTCGGTCATGACTATCCGTCTCGACAACTTCATCGAGATGCACGGCATCACCAACATTGACTACCTGCACGTCGACGCACAGGGCAGCGACTTCAACGTTCTCAAGAGCCTCGGAAGATACATAGACATCGTGCAGGCAGGACAGGTAGAGGTATCCTACAACGTACCGCTCTACAAAGGCGTTGATAACTCATATGACAGCGTCTCTAAGTGGCTGACCGAGATGGGCTTCGTCTACGACGTAGAGTACGACCATCCAGAGTTCAAGACAGAAGCCAACATCAAGTTTCGGAGACCGCAATGAAGCTAATCGCACACAGAGGACTCTTCAACGGTCCAGACATTTTGTTAGAGAACCATCCCGACCAGATCCAGCGAGCACTGGACTGGGGCTACGACGTCGAGATCGACCTTCACGTCAAGGATGGCAAGCCGTTTCTCGGTCACTGGGAACCACAGTACGAGGTAGACCTAGACTTCCTCAATAACGAGAAGTTTTGGGTACACTGCAAGACCGTCGAGTCTCTCGACTGGGCCATCGACTACCTACCGCTAGAGCCTCACATGTTCTTTCATCAGGACGACGACTGCACGCTGATCGAGGAGACGTTCATCTGGACCTACCCTAACCCTAAGCTGATCCTAACCAAGAACAGCATAGCGGTCCTGCCCGAGCACACGTTCGGTCTCGACAACATGGTACAGGCTACTCAGCGCTGCTACGGCGTCTGCAGCGACTACGTATCGTACTGGTCAAACGATGGACTTCGATAACCCTGACTTCAAAGCAAAGTTCTGGGAATGGTTTGACAGGCTGCCTAAGCTTGAGAGAAAGAAGTTTCAAGAGTACCCGTCAGACATGGCGGAGCTATTCTTCTACAATAAGTACTACTCACGGGGGATTGATGCTAGTGGGAACATGCCTGCCTTGCACGCAGGACTCAGCGGTTCGATTCCGCTATCCTCCACATTGAAAGACTCTGCTGTATAAATAGTTCGTAAACCCTATTGCAGCAGAGTCTTTCTTATGAAATATCTCATATATAAAATCACCAATTTAGTCAATAGAAAATACTATATTGGAAAACATCAGACTAAAGACTTAAATGATGGATATATGGGTTCTGGTAAACTCTTAAAAATAGCTATCAAGAAGTATGGGATTGAGAACTTCAAAAAAGAAATACTTCATATCTTTGATAATGAAGAAGATATGAATAATGCAGAAAAAGAACTAGTCGTCATTTCTGAAGAAACGTATAATCTTTGTGAAGGAGGTCGAGTAGGATTTAGCTATATAAATCGTACCAGAAACCATCATGAACATAATCAAAAAATAGCTGACAAGCGTGACTATTCAAAAACAGATACTTCTTACGTCACAACAGAATGGATAGAAGAGAAAAGAGTTTCAGCAAAACAACATTGGAAAAACGGTACATATACTTTCATTCCAGATACAACTGGTATGAAACATACTGATGATGTAAAAAAGAGAATGAGTGAAGCACATTCTGGAAGTAAAAATTCTCAATATGGAACGTGTTGGGTTACAGACGGTTCAAATTCCAAAAAGATAAAGAACGAAGAATTAAAAGAATATCTAGACAATGGGTTTGTTAAAGGCAGACGTATTAAGCGACCGTAGTCCAACTGGTAGAGACACTAGCTTGAGGTGCTAGGCGTTGGAGGTTCGAGTCCTCTCGGTCGCACCATATATAGATTAGAGCTGACATAGCACAGTGGTAGTGCACATCATTGGTAATGATGAGGTCGACAGTTCGATCCTGTCTGTCAGCACCATTGGGGATTAGTTCAGTTGGTAGAACGCCAGACTCTGAATCTGGATGTCCGAGGTTCGAGCCCTTGATCCCCAGCCAATAAATACACCATAAACGGAGAACTTCTTTATGGCGTACAACTTTGTCCCTAAGTCTGCTGAAGAGATAGGTAAAGCCAATCTTAGGACCTTCACGGCTCTCAACGCCCTCTACGTCTTCTTGACAGCTAAGGTTCCAGCGGTCAAAGACCCCATGGCCATAGACAGAAACTCACCTAACAAGGTCAAAGTCTTGAGGTCTTTCTCGAGCAAGGTGACTCTAGCTGAGATGAGATCGCACGCTCCCGGACTCTCTATTGACTTCGGAAACGGCAGCAGAGGAAATGCCGGTGCAGGTAACAGGGGCATTGGGTTCGAGGGAGAGATAGTAAGGGACCTAGTCTTATTTGACCAAGAAGGTCTCAGCGCCAAGTTTGAGAACCCTCAGTTTGTATCCGACTTCGTCTCCATGTATGGTCTCAACAGCTCGCCGACTCTAAAGATACTGACAGGCGGTGTCAAAGCAGAAGGCGCACTAAATCAGCGTCGACCTCTTACCTTCATGGGAAGTCAGCCGTACATCGGTGGACCTCCGGGAGACATAGGTCAGACGGTGACCGACGTCACTGTCACCACCACTTCAAAGAAGATATTCATCAGTGCCAAGTTTGGCGGCACGGTTACGTTCTTCAACATCGGCGTCGCGAGCATACTAACACAGGACGAGATAAAGTCTGGCTCTATAAAGAACGTCAACGGTCTTACTTTCTTAAATATGTTTGGGATCGACAATGTCAAGTTCTGCTCGGTGTTCAACGCGTACGGAGGAGTAAGTAACGAGCAGATGGTCGACGTCACTCAACACATAGATAAGAGAATCCTATCAAACTTTCTCAAGTCAGGTATCGGCTACGGCTTCCATCTCGTGCATAAGACCGGAAAGGTAGTCCACCAGTTTCCCGTAACGTCTAAGTTTCTCGATGAAGCGACGACGATCAACAGCGTGAAAGTCAGGTACCCAATCGGTACCGCTAAGCGTGTCGACATCTACGTAGATACACCCAAGATGTCACTCAAGATAAACATCAGAAATAAGCAAGGAGGAGTCTTCCCCTCGCACATCATGGCTGATTATAGTATGAAATACCATTGACAACAACTGCAATATATAGTATAGTAAATATAATGCCCCATTAGCCCAACTGGTTAGAGGTGCTAGACTTAGAATCTAGAGGTTCTCAGTTCGAATCTGAGATGGGGCACCAATTCAACAAGGAGAGACTAAATGAAGAAACTCATCATCGCGCTCGCAGCGCTTACCGTGGCTTCGTCGGCTTATGCAACGGACCTCCCACTAAAGAAGAAGCACGTCGCTAAGCACCCTGCAGCAGTAGCTGCTCAGGTCGCCCCCGTCGCTGCTCCAGCTCCATCGGCACCTACGACATCTGTGTCTGCAGACGTCGGCGTCGAGGTAGATGCAGGTACTAACGACCGTAACAAGACTGCATACACACTCGGTGTCGAGCACCAGCTCGGCGGCGGCGCGTTCATCGCTGGTCAGGTACAGCGTCAGGACACCGTAGCTTCAGGTGAGAAGGACTCGGTCGAGGGCTCGATCGGCTACAAGCTTCCAGTCACCTCTTCGGTCGACCTCAAGGGTTCGGTCGGCGTGGGTGAACGCTGGGTTCCAGGCGACGAGTACAGCTACTACGTCGGCCGTCTCGGCGCAGACGTCAAGCTCTCGTCTAACCTTACTTGGAACGCAGTACAGTACCGCTACCGCGACTCCTTCGATTCGTCGAAAGGATTTGAGTCGCACCAGATCGGTACCGGCGTGACCTACAAGATCTCTGACGCACACTCGGTGTACGCCAAGGTCTATCGCAGCTATGACAAGGACTTCGGCGCTACGGACGACGGCGTCCTCGTAGGCTACAAGTTCTCGTTCTGATAACCTAAGGAGCGTGGGCAGGACGGTAATGCAGCGGTTTGCTAAACCGTACTACCCGCAAGGGTAGAATAGGTTCAACTCCTATACGCTCCGCCAATTACGGGGGTCCATATATAAAAGTATGGACCCCCTTGCTTTATGGAGAACACGATGACTGACTTGATAATCGGCGCTGTCGATAACTATGAATATGACCAGATGAAGATGTGGATCAACTCCGTAAACAGGTGTGGGTTCACTGGCAGGAAGGTGTTGGTGGTCTACAGGGCCAGCGACGATACGATTGCCAAGATCAAAGAGAACGGCTTTGAGGTGGTGCGTGCCAGTATAGAAGGGCAGGCAGTTCACGTCCAGCGCTTTGCTCAGATCGCCGAGATCTTATATGGGATGGAAGACGTCGAGCGCGTAGTGTTCACGGACGTCAGGGACGTGGTCTTCCAGACAGATCCTATGAAGTGGCTCAGCGTCTTCAACAGAGACCTAGTAGTCGGAGCCGAGAACTTCAAGTACCGAGACGAGCCGTGGAGCAAGAACAACATGCTCCAGATGTTTGGTCGCGACAGCCTCAACCGCATGCTCGACACTCCTGTCTACTGCTGTGGAGTCATAGGAGGTAAGAGGGACGCCGTGGCCGACCTTCTCTGGGCCTCCTACATGCTGTGCAAGGCTCCAATCCTCCAGTACGGACCCAACGGTATCGCTGACCAGTCTGCGATGAACCTAGTGCTGTCTCTCGATGCCTTCATCAGCAAGACTTCGTTCCAAGATACCAATACAGGCTTCGTATGCCACCTAGGAACGTCTACCCACGCCATCAGGGAAGGCTCGGGTGAGATAGGCCAGCACTTCGTCAGGGGCTACATCACCGAGAAGAGCGTCAGGGACAACATGGTGTGTCCAGACCCAGAGCTCGACGAGCTAGGCTTAGTGGTAGGGCAAGCAGGGTCGCCGTTCTCTATCGTACACCAGTACGACCGCGCCAGCAAGTTCAGAGAGGCTATGGAGAGCAAGTTTAGATGATAGTTCGCAGGGCGACGAGGGAGGACTATCCCAAGATACTCGAGATAGAGTACTCCAGCTTCTCCACCGACTTCATTACCGAGGAACTGCTGGACGAGAGCCCAGAGACCTACGTGCTAGAAGTCGATGGAGAAGTCGTCGCCTATGCGGTTTGGTATTTTAATTATGATAATATTTCTGGAAACTGCTACCTATACAGTCTGGCAGTGAATAAATATAGTAGACGTAAGGGATATTCACGACTGCTACTTGATAAATTCATTTCCACTGAGAATTCGATCTACTCCCTCCACGTCTCATCAGACAACCAATCGGCCATATCTCTTTATGAGTCATGCGGATTTAAGATCGTTGAGACGGTAGACAACTTTTACGAGGACGGGAGGTCAGCATTGTATATGCTGAAGGAACATGAAGACCAAGATAAACCACTTCTTCGGGAGACAAGACACGTTCGATCTCCAGCTGGTTAAACTCAGCTTGGAGCTTGGCGACACGCCTGAGAGCGTGGCGCTCGATAACGGTTGGTCTATCTACGACGGAAAGTGGTTGCAGTCCCGTCTGACCCGCATCAGGGTCGACGCTTTCGTCAAGAATCCAAAGCCTATCAAGGGACACACTGTCGAATACATACTCACCATGGAGAAGACTCCAGAGGTGGATCGTGTCTATGCGGCGTTCCTTGAGGCAAGAGGCTTCACACCACACTTCGACCTCTACTGCGACCTCGACAGGGCATCCCTAGTCGCCATCAAGAAAGACGGCGTCATGGTAGCGTTTACCAAGTTCATCGAGTACGACGGCGGAGTAGAGAGCCAGTTCACAGCTTGGGACTACGCTGAGCCTAAGCTGTCGCTCGGACGCAAGATAGTAGACTTCGAGATCCAGTTCGCCAAAGACCTCGGATGTGAGCACATCTACTTCGGTCCTGGATACGACGAGAGCTCCCTGTATAAGGCTGGCTTTCCAGGATTTGAGTGGTGGGACGGGGATACATGGAGCACGGACAAGGATAAATATCTAGATCTATGCAGATCAGACGCGTCCGTCAATACCCTAGAGGAGCTCAACGAGCTTTTCAAGAAGGAGTAATCATGAAGCTTCCAAGAAAGCTGTCCTTTAGTGAGTTCAAGTACCTCACAGACCCGAAGTTCAAGAGACTGTTCAATAGACCATACAGGGTAGTCAAGACGTTCGACGTACCGTATGTCGGGGGATACTCAAGAGACGGAAGCACGGTCTACTTCGACAGACACGCCAACTTCAAGATGCCGAACGGCAAGGACATACAGAAGTTCATCGAGATGCACGAGAAAGTTGAGAAGGCTTTAATCGACGGTTTCGGACTAAAGTACCAAGAAGCCCACCTCATCGCGACTGCAGTAGAGCACGACGCGGTAGTACAGGCAGGGATCAACTGGGAAAAGTACAGCAGGTTCATCGACAGGTACATCAAGCTAGAAGGTCACGAGAAGCTCACGAGCGTGCCGAAAGACCTAGACCTAAAGCCATACAAAGACGAGAGAGACAACCGTCTGGTCATCACTCTCGGTAAGATGGAAAAAGCTAGAACATAAAAAAGGAGGGGATGTTCCCCTCCTTTTCTCTTTATATGTGCTACATTTGACTGAGCACCATCCTACAATACTGGGACTTGGTAGGCTTATGATTTATGCCAGCATTGTAGACTGTGGAAGCGCCGCAGAGGTTGCCGTCTGCTACCTTTAAAGCTTCACTGAGATACCTCATACTGTACTCGAGGTTGATCTCAGGCATTGCGAGCTCTTGGCACTTACCGGTGAATCCCACATCTCGTGCCGTTGAGCACTTGATTTGACCGAGTCCATATTCACCATGAGAGCCTCTCAATTTAGGGTCATAGTTAGACTCTACTTTGACCACTGCGTGCGCGAATCTCTCAGGCACACCATGGTCAGCCGCCTTTCTCGATACCATTTCTTGGATTGATTCTTGGGCGTGGGCCCTTCCAATTGACACCATCGGTACGTAGTCGTTGTCGATGGTCATCGTCGGCATCGATAGCAATGCAGCGGCTGCAATTGCTGCTATCTTCATTTATTCTCCTTAGGGTTGGGGCATCGGTTCTGCCAATACCTTACTTCGCACCAAAGGATACAGTGCGATTTACTATTTATGATGATAAGAATTAGAAGCCTTCCTCTCGGGCCTCTACGCGATCCGTCGGACTCTCATCGGAGACCTCAGGTGTGTCGACGATGAAGAACGTGATGTCCTCGTCGACGTCTTCTCTAGGCTGTAGTAGCCTACGAGCTTTACCGAGAGACTTACATATCTCTCTAAGAGTCTTCTGGACTACGGCGTCGTTGTGGCCCATCTCGAGGTCCGTCAGCGCGCCTTCTAGGTTGTAGTCCAATGAGTACTCGATATGGTACTTAGAGCCGTCTGCTCCGATCTGAACCTTAGGCTTAGGGAACAAGATCTCCGTAAGATCTGCGAGCTTCTGTTCCGCCGGTGTCTTCTTCTTATATCCAAATATCTTAAACATTACCACTTCCCTGCTGGGCAGATTGAGAACTTAAGCCAGCTCTTCAGAGGCATAAAGCAGCCGCAGAGGCTGCACGTCTTGAACGTGCTGTTATAGTTCTCACATGATCTACATAGTTCTAATCGCTGTTCGCGATATGGCTTATTCACGCTCTCGGTGTTTACCGGAGGTTCTTCATAGTCCGGAGGACTCTGCATGATATAGACTCCACTATTAAACTTTCTTTCTACCGATGTTATATTTAGCTACCAGCTCCCACTCATTCTTTTCCTTGTGAGGTAGGATCTTGATCTGACTCATAGGGGCACGAGGGTCTGCTATGACGTCGGGGTCGACTACCTTGGCTAGGTCCCACTGCTCTAGGAGTGACACGATGACGTTCCTCCTGCCCTTGTCCTCGTCTGAGAAGTTAGTAGGCTTACCGTCGAGCGCGAAGAGCTCTTTGAAGTGGACGATGTAGTACTTACCCTGCTTGTGTAGGATATGACAAGACTGATAGAGCTTCTTTTCCTTACGTGAAGCGACGCCGATCCTGGTCAGAGTCTCTTTAATCTTCAGGAAGTCTTCTTCTTCTCCTATCTTAATCTCGACCAGAGTATCGACGAGGTTCATTTAATACCACCCTTTTCTTGTTTTTGTTTTATCTCATCAAGCTGCTCTCTGGTAAGTATCCTTAGGGCAACCTCGGTGTTCCGAGTGTTGTATCCGAAGTACTCTTGAACGAGCTTAAAGTCAACGTCCCGCTGCGGTTTGTGCCACTTTGAGAAGCGTTTGCCTTTTCTGATGGTATTTATTAGATAGTCGAATTGAAGACGGCCATCTAGATGGTGGTTTACGTTCATTTCCTGGGCGTAGGCGATACAGTCGACGAAGTATGAGAGTCCACGGTTCACCATGAAAGATGGGTAGGATCCCTCGGATACGTCTTCAGTGAGCAGATTCTCCTTGGTCTGGCCGACGGCTTTGATTACATCAAACGGGTTCATGCGAATTGGAGCTCCATCATGAGCTCGGTCAGGCAGGCCATGAGGTTGATCTCATGGTCGGCGGCGAAGGCAGCCTGATACTGGTATTTAGCCAAGATAAGGATGAGCTCGGGAACCGACTGAGCCTTGAGGATGGTGCTTGACGCGTCGTACAGGCCACGGAATACAGTGATCTGGTCTACGTCGGAGTTCTCACCGACCCACTTACGGATGTTACTGAACTCCTTATTCTTCATCATGAGAACGAGGTCCTTGATGGATACCTCGATCATGTTGTTGAGGATGCCGGAGTCAATGCGACCGGTGGCCGAGTAGCGCTGAAGCTCGTTGAGTACGCGACGCCAGTCGGGGAAGTGCTTCTTGATCACCTCTGCGACTACCGCTTGGTCGAACTCGATGCCCTCCTTCTCGAGGATGCCGGTGACGCGCTTGAAGAACTGACCGGCAAGCTTAGGGATGTCTGCCTTAACGATCTTGAAGTCTATGACAGAACAACGAGAATGGAGAGGCTCAATAATACGATTGCGAAAGTTACATGTAAGGATGAAGCCACAATTCCGTGAGAACTCTTCCATAAAGTTACGCAGAGCAGGCTGAGTGCTATTGGCATTAAGATAGTCAGCTTCGTCAAGAATAACATACTTGCGACCTCCAGACAGTGAGACAGACGAGGCAAAGTTAAGGATCTCGTTTCGAAGGGTATCGATGTTGCCATTCATAGACCCGTTGATTACGATGTAGTCACACTCGAGCTCTTCAAGCATGGCTCGAGCCACGGTGGTCTTGCCGACGCCCGCGCTACCAGATAGGATTAAGTTGGGGATGTTGCGCTGATCTACGAACTGCTGGAAAGTAGTCTTGAGCTCGGCAGGAAGGATGGTGTCAGCGATCGCGTGTGGTCGATACTTCTCGACCCAGAGAAAGTCCTTGTCCATAATGTACTCCATGATATAAAGGGGATGCCGAGAGTGGTATTATACACCACTCTCGGCACATTGTCAACCCATGGTCGAGGCGTTGGCCT